ATATCAAGATGGTGGAGAATATGGTATGCCTCTGGGTACCGGAGTCTCTCAGAACTTTATTGGTAACAGAGATGAATTCAAAGTAGGTGGTATACCTGAATTACCATTAAGAGATAATCAAGTCAACTATGATGCATATGTAAACAGGTTTGAGCCTAAGACAAGAATGCAAGATGGTGGAGAACAAGATGCAATGAGTGCTATGATGAAAGCAAGACTTGCTTATGCTAATGAATTTGGTAATCCTGCAGCTCAAAGAATGATTAATCTTCCTGATAATCCATATCAATTTGATGATGGAAATACAGGTACTCATTACATGGCAAGTATGGATAACTATGCTGTACCACAAATACAAGATATAAATGGTCAGTTGATGTTAGGAGACTATGGTCCAGAATCAAATGAAGCCATAAGATTTGATACAGATGATGATGCTAATTATTTTGCAGAACATTATAAAGATGTTTCTCCAGGTTTTATAGAAGCAGAGCTTACAGATGATGAAATAGAAGAGTATAGAAAAGGTGGATACATAGTAGAAGATATTTCTATACCTTCATTAAACCAATATGATAAAGGTGGTAGATTTAAAAGAAGAAAAAAGAAACAAGAGGAACAAGAACAGCTAGAGTACAGACCACCTGTAGAAGTTAATGATGAAATGTATGAGTCAGTAACTCCTTTTCCGGAAGCACCAGAAGAATTTAAACAAGGTGTAGGTAACATTAAAGAGATTGAAAAAAAAGCACAAGCTCCGGACTGGTTAAAGTTTTCTAATGAGTATGAAAAGAAAAACTCTAAGCAAGCATTCATTGATGAAAAGAAAAAAGAATATCTTAAAGGAACTAATCAAGGATTGCTTAAAGCTCAGGGTTATAATATGGAAAACTTTCCAGAAGATGTAGAAAGAAACTTTGAGAAAGCATATGACTATAAAAAGAATAGTTTTATAGTTAAGAAACTTGGCAAGAAAGAAAAGTTTTCTCCAAACAGAAGAGGTGAATGGGTTGATGAGTTAAGTAAAAAAGAAAAAGAAATTGTAGCTAACTCTAAGTATGAAAGCAAACTACAACCAAGTTATTGGTCTAGAACTTTAGCAGGACTGCAAGAACTTTACGGAGATGTTTATGCACCCGGTGTATCTAGCAGAATACCTATAGCAGGCTTAACTAAAAAAGAACAAAAAGACATTCAAAATTCTAAGCTAGGAGCATTTGAAACATTAGCAGGATGGGATGCTCTAGGTGCTGTTGCGGCAAATGCATTAGAAAAATCTGGTAACTCTGGTTATGGTGCAAGTTATAGACAATCTCCAGGAATATTATCAGGAGAAAAAATGGCAGGTGTTACAGATGAACATGCTATGACATTAAATCTTTTGAATTATACTTTACCATACGATATAGCTGCAGCTGCACCATCAATAATTAAAGGAGTAGGTAATGTAGCTAATGTAACTAAAACAGTAGGTAAAAATCTTATACAAGCTTCCCCTCTAAAAAAGGCATACAAATATAATCCATGGGCATTTAAAGCTGATAAAGAAGCGGCATACAGAATGCTTGGTGGTAAAGAAGGATATTTAGATGCAGTTGAGTCAGGTCTTTTAAGACCCAATCAGAAAACTGGAAGATATGATGCTACATTTTATAATGTAGGAGAACCTTTAGATAGATATAAAGCAGGGTATGATACACAGTATATGGCTGAAGTACCTTTATCAAATGAGAAAATATATCCAAGATATGAAGGTGCTGATGATTATAGGATATCAGAAGAAATAGGTGCTGAAGCATTTGACACTAGAGTTCCTAAAGGACATGTGGGTATATATGAACCTGGTGTAAATTTATATAAAGAACATTGGTTACAAGGATATAAGAAAGTTAAACCACCTAAAGCAACTAAAAAATTAGAAGTTGTTCCTAGTGAAGAAGAATTAATAGATCTTTGGAGAATACAAGAAAAAGGTGACAGACCAATGGCGGAACTTGCTGCAGAAGGTAAATTGGGACCAATGTTTAAAAATGAAAAAGCTATTCAACATTTTAAAGATAGAGAAAAATATTTTGGACAATGGTTTACAAAAGACAAAGCAGATTTAGATTGGTACAAAACAGATAGAGAGTTTAAAGATCCAGAAATCATAAACCTAAAAGTTCCTAAAAGCAAACTTGAAGAGTTTCAAAATTATGATAAAACATTAAGCAGGGCTTCAGATAGAGAGTTTGTAATTCCTCAGGAAGAACAAGGTTTATACAAAGTAAGTGAAACACCGAAAGAATTACCTGGTTCAAGTAATAAATCTTTTATGGGTAAAGTAAAAGATTATTTTGATAGACCTCCGGGACCATTAATGCTTGGTATGTCTAAAGGAGCTGTGTTTACTAAAGAAATAAAAAACCCAGATTACTTCCTAGACTTAATGAAGATAAACAAGTACAGTGCAAAAAATAAAAAATATTTTGAAGATCTTATAGCTACTGTTAAGAGACAAGGCAATGTAGCAAGTGAAAGACAATATGATGAGTTGCAAAGACTTAAGACCGGAGACATGAACTATGGTAAGAAAGGTTTTGCCAAAGGAGGTATTGTATCTGAGTTATCTAATAAAGAAATAAAAGATCTTGTAGCACAAGGTTATATAGTAAAAGATGTAGACTAAACTTTATAAGTTTAGCCATTAATTTAAAATTTAGTATATTTAATATATATCTTAGCACATGAAGAAAAAAGTAAGAATATATAAGTCTCCAGATGGAAACGGAAAGTATATCAATAAGACTGCACAGTTCTTAGAAAGAATGGACTATGGTGGTCAACCAAGTGTTGATGAATTAGGTTATCCAGGAGCTGTCCAAGAAACACAAGCGGATCCTGCAGATGAGTTAACTCAAGTAGTTCTTAAAGACATAAATGATAACTTACCATATGAAGCATCAGTAGCAAAACTTGTTAATGCTTATGACTTAGATCCGGCTGTGGCAAATCAGTTTGTTCAACAAATATATGCTACTGTAGAATCTCAAGTTGATAAAGAAAAATCTGATGAAACAGAAGCGGAAGAAGAAGCAGAACCAAAAGAAGTAGAAGAAATAGGTAATGAAATAGTAAGAGAGAAAAAATCTATGAGTAAAATCAGAGGTAATGCTGATCTTGCTATGGAGGATAGTGGTGAAGATGATGAAGGTTTAGGTGATGAAGACATGCTGAAGTATGGAGGTATGCCAAGAAAAGATGACGGAGGAGAAGCTGATTATGTTGAAGCAATGAATAATGACCAAACTAGTTGGCCAGCATCTGAAACTCCTATAGTCATGCCAGATGTATCTGAGTATATACCCTTTGATATGAGTGATTACTTAAGTAATGATGCAGCAGCAATAGCTTGGTCAGAACCTACAGATGAAGATATGTCAGTTTCAGAAGATGAATCTGATTATACTGAACCTGTAGTTAATCCTGAAGAATTCAGAATGGGTGGTTTTAAAACTAAGAAGGGATATGTTAACTCTATTCTTAAATTAGTTAAGAAAGCAAATGGTGGTGACACTGAAGAACAAGACATAAAAGCATCTGATGCAGATCCAAGAGGTGATGACTTAAGAAAGAATAGACTTGATGCTTTTGTAGGTGCTGTAAAAAGAGAAGGTAATGCATCAATTGCAAAACAAAAAGCTGAAGAACAGTTTGAAGAAATGCAAGCCATGCATAACCAAATGATGCAGAATCCAAATCTTCAAAACTTTATACCTGAAGATTATGGTCAAGACTATATGCAGTTTGGTGGTCAGAGAAGAGCTATGCGTCAACTTAATAGAGCTATGAGAAGAATGCCGGTATTTCCTGGTATGTATGGACCTGTTACTAAATTTGATGTAAGAAGATCTGGTATATTTGGTAGACCAAAAGAATACTCTATTGAGTTTGGTCAAAGTCCATTAATGCAATTAGCCGGTAATCCATTTTTATCTCAAGCATATGGTTATGGATACAGTAAGAAAAAAACTAAAACCCCGGGTAGATTAATTACAGAAACTGTAAGAAACACAGTTAATAATAAATCTACTAAAGATGTAGCTAATGCAACAGGTTCTGAAGCTGCTAGTAAGTCAGTTAACTGGGATATGGATAATAATACCATTCCTGATGTGATTCAGAAAAATCCTATTCAACCAAAAAAAACTATATTTGATAGTTGGGTAACTGATCCAAATGCAACAGCTCCGCAACAATTGGCACCAGGTAGCGGTGTATTATTAAATAATTCCATTACACCAAATACTACAGCTTTTACAAAGGTAAAAGGACAAACTATGCCTCCTGTATATGATGCATCCCGTATAGCATTCATGAACAAAAATAAAAAGCAACAAGGAGGATTAGTAAACAATCCTATGCCTGATCAGTTTGGTAATCTTCAACAGTTTGTATATGGTGGTCTAGATCAATCTGACATAGATGATGTATATTCAAAAGATGTAACAGATCCTTATTTCCAATATGGCGGTTTAACCAAATATGTAGGAGATGAAGAAGGAAGTGAAACAGATGAAAATACAGATCAATATGAAGACTATAGAAAAAGAGTAGGTGATAAACTAGGTATGTCTTTAAGAGATGATCTATCTGCTAAAGAACTATTTGAAATGGGTAATAAAGCAGGTGTAGGTTTTGGTAATACTCCTGCTACTACACAAAAGAAAACTACAACTACACAGACTCAACAATATAATCCGTATGCTTCAGCTTATGGGTATAAACCTCAAAGTTTATTTCAAACATATTTTCCAGCAAACTTTCCTCAGAGACATCAGTATTTAAAAAAGACTAAAGGAGCCTATAATAAAAATACTGGAGAGATGTTTAAAGGTATACCAGGATTTAATCCGTATGCTCAAGTTCAAAACATTACAGGAAAAGGAAGAAGATTTAGTGTAACATACAATACTAATCCTACTGGAAAACCTGAAGATAGAAAGTTAGCATTTGCAACACCAGGGTCTCAACAGGAACAACAAAAGCAACAAGGTATTGCTAATAAATCTACACAACCTAAAGCAGGCTTTTCAAATACAGCAGGTTTATCTAATAAAGCTCAAAGACAGATCCGTCAAGGTGAAAGAGAGATGATGAGAAATGAAAGAAAAGTTGCTAGAAATCCTGAAGGTAAAGTTCCATTTATGTTAAATGCTCCTGGAAAAGTAAATCAAGCAGGACCAACACAAAAACAATATGGTGGTGTTATGGAACCATATTTACCTATAGCATTATACGGAACAGAGTCTCCGGTATCTATGGCTGATAGTCCTGTTAATAATGATCTTAGAATGCCTACTAAAAGTTCTAAAGATGTTGGTCAACAGATGATGATGGACAGTAGAAAGAAACTAGAAGGAGAAGCTAACTATATGCCTGATGAATACACTGAAGATTATAAAGTTAAAAGTAAATGGCTTGGTGATAGACAAGGAGCCCTACTAAGTGCAAATGCTAAAATAGAAGGATTAGCAGGTGGTATAAATAGATTCAGAAATAGAAATGCTGAAGCTATGATGTATGCTAATACTACAGCTGATAATAACTATACTTCTGATCCTAGTACAGATTCTGGTGATTATGATATTAATACAGGTCTTTATAGACCAGATAAACAAGGTCAAACATGGGGAAGCAGATCTGCACAATATGGAGGAACAAGTAATTATTCTGAAGGTGATGAAGTTGAAATGACTGAAGAAGAATTAGAACAATTCCTAGCAAATGGTGGAGAAGTAGAATACTTAAATTATTAACCAATGAGAGTTAAAATAAAAAGATTACCGCAAGCAAGAACTGGATACCAAGTTCAAGGAGCTTTAGTAAATGATGTACCTGCAATGGGTGGGGTTGACTATAATGCATATATAGGACAAGAAAGACCTAAAGTTGGAAACACTATCAGTAAAGTACCAAGAAGCAAAGCTAATCTAGAAGCTGAAGGTGGGGAAACTGTAATAGGAAATATTGATGGAAGTGGTATGCCGTCATTCTATACTATTACAGGACCAAGACATTCTGATGGTGGTGTACCACTTAATCTTCCGGATGACAGTTTCATCTATAGTGACACACAGTCAATGAAGATAACTGACCCTACTATTCTTAAGATGTTTAATAAACCAGTTAAGAAAGGCGGATACACTCCGGCAGAGTTATCAAAACCATATGACCTAAATAAATTTAGAAAGATACTTCAAGATCCTGAGTCAGATGAAATAGCAAGAAACACAGCTGAGTTAATGATTAAGAACTATACTATTAAGTTAGGAGCATTAGCATTAGCACAGGAAGCTAAGAAAGGATTCCCTCAAGGAATTCCTGAAGTTGCAAAACCATATATGGATGCTAATAATATTAGCCCAGAACAGATTATGCCTGAACTTGCTGCACAAAAACAACAAGCACAAGAACAAGCTCCAGAAGATGCAGGTCAAGAACCTAACATAGAACCACAGGCTGAAGAAGATATGGCTGTGATGAATCCTGGAATGTCTGCTGATCAAATGGGTATGCCTCAACAAGATATGATGATGCAGATGGGTGGTATGTTAGAACAAGACTATATGTTTCCATACCATCCTACTGAAATGGCTTATGGTGGATATCTTCCTAAAGCTCCAGACGGAGTTACTGTAGAAGGTATTGGAGCTTCTAAAGTTACTAAGGCTCCAACAGATGAAGGATGGAAACAAGGTAAAGTGGCAGGTGCCGGATCAAAAGCACAAGGTTATTATAGAAGTAGTAGAGGGCAAGGAGAAAAAGTATCATGGCATTCTGGTAAAGGTAATGCATCAGAAGCATCAGTAGCATCAGGTGTTTGTAAAAAAATCGCTAAATCTGGAGATATTGAAGATGCTATATTAGGAGCATTTCCTGCTTATCTTAAAGGAAAAAGAAAAGGTGATCCTGGTTATGAAGAAGCAATGCAAGCAGCTGTTGCAAGATTATCTGCTAATCCTTTGTATGCAGATTGTATTAAAAAAGCAAATGAAAAATTTGAAAAGAAAGAAGCGGTATATCTAGAACCAGAAGACACAGGCATTGATGAGTGTGAATGTACTGATGAAGCTACAATGGAAAAATACACTGTAGGAAAAGATGAAAACGGTAACTGTCTTCCATGTACTTCTACAAAGAAAAGATGTGAATGTCCTGATGGATCTGATCCTGGTATGGATGAGGATGGTAATTGTAATGATTGTGAAACTGAAGAAGAAGAAGGTGCTATCACAACACCACCAAAACCAGAAGCTCAATGGTGGTTACAAGATACTGTAAATACTATGGGTGCATTTGGTGAACTAATGGGTACTAAAAAATATATGCCTTGGGAAGCAAGAGTTGATCTTGAAGAACCAAGACCTACATTCTTAGATCCTAGTAGAGAGCTAGCTAAACAATCTGAGGACGCTAACATTGCTGCACAAGCTAGTGCCCAATTTGCCGGACCACAAGCTTTAGGTGCTAGACTTTCTGCAATACAAGGACAAGGAGCTGCTGCTGCTGCAAATACCTTATCTAACATTAACAATCAGAATGTCAATATTGCTAATCAGTTTGAAGCTAATCAAGTTGGTATAAGAAACCAAGAAAATATGCTTAATCAAGCAATGAATGCTAGAGTGTATGATAAAAACACTATTGCTAATCAACAGTTTGATAATGCTATCAGACAAGGTAGAGCTAACTTAAGACAAGCATATAACACAGCCGTTACTAATAAGTGGAAGACAGATGCATTGAATCAGTTATATCCTAACTATCAAACTCTTGCTGGCCCTGGAGGTAAAGTAATTTATACTCCAACTGAGAAACAACTTACTCCTGAAAAACCAGGAGCAACTGAAGCAGAATACTACAAAGATTTGTTAGCAGCTGGATTGAAAGAAGATGTAGCAGGTAAATTAGTAATAGATAAGTTTAAGTCTAAAAAAGGCGGAAATGTTCAAAGAGGTTACATATATACTGATTGGCCAATCTTCCTATAAACTTTATATGTTTATTAAACTTAAAAAATTTTAATAGTTTTACAATATAGATAAAAAACATTATGGCTACGTATCTACAAGGAGTCACAGATTATATACCACAGTTTCAACCCTTTCAACCGGATCTGAACTTTTATGCTAATGTAATGCAGACAAAGCAGACTCAGTATGATACAAACTGGAAGGCTTTAAACAAAATGTATAGTCAGTATTATTATGCTGACTTAACAAGAGATGGTAATATAAAAAAGAAAGATGAGTATTTAAATAACATTGAGTTTAACCTTAAGAGAGTATCTCAATTAGATTTGTCACTTGAACAAAATGTTGCTCAAGCTACACAAGTATTCAAGCCTTTTTATGAAGATAAAGGTTTGATGAAAGACATGGCTTGGACTAAAAACTATAACAACCAACTTAACCGTGCTGAGATATTCAGAAATTCAAATGAAACTGAACAAAGAACACAATATTGGGAAGAGGGCGTTAGAGGAATGAACTATCTAAGAGATGAGTTTAAAGAAGCAACAGATGAAGATGCAATGGGTTTTCAAAATGCTGAGTATGTACCTAATGTAGATGTATTAGGTAAAGCAGAAAAGATTGCTAAAGACTCAGGTTTATCTATTGAAAAAGTAGATTTTAGTGATGGTGGTAAGTTTATTGTTAAAACCAAAAATGGTGAAGCACTTACTGAACCTTTACAAAAGTTATTTGAAGCTAGATTAGGTAGTGATCCGTCTATTCAATCTAAATATAAAATGCAAGCATATGTAGATAGAAAAGACTATGCTTATTCTAATGCTGCACAGTTTGGCGGAGACAAGAATGCTGCAGAAATGAAGTATCTTGAGAACAGTTTTAATGTGCTCAAAGCACAGAGTGATGCAAGATATAAACAACTTCAAGTTAACTCTTCTGTTTATGATAATCAAATAAAAGATATTCAAAAACAAATTGATAATGGTACTGCATCTCCTACAGCAAAGATGATGCTAGAGCAGTACAAAATGAATAAGGATATCAATGATAAAGTTTTGGCAAGAGCTGAGAATGAAAACAAAATGCTCAATGATGGTAAAAATAAAACTCCTTTAACTTCAACAGGGTTTACAAATCCTTATGGAGATCTTAAGTCATTAAGATATAAAGTAGATAATGGTATGGCATCATTACTTATGCAGAAAGATCTTGATGAAGCAGCTAATATCTATGCATATAGAGATATGGAAATAGATGTAGAAGCTAATCCATATAAGATCTTAGAAGAAAAGCAAAGAAATAGCATGCAGCTTATAGCAGCAAGAGAAGCTGCATCAATGAGATTAGCTGAATTCAAAAGCAATCTTCAAAAACAAAAAGACTATGAAGATAATATCATAGAAAATGGTGCCGGCTACAGAGATGAAAAAGGTAACATACAGTTGTATGAAGATCAAAACATAGTAACCACTGAAGAAGAAAAGTCAGGAGGTGTTACTGGTTCTATTAACTTTAAAAATAAGAGCCGTGATATTTCTCAAATGACTAAGCAAGAGTTTCTTGATCCTTACTTCCAATCAACATTTGCTGTATTAGATCAAGCTATTGCTGATAAAAAAATGAGCAAACAAGAGGCTGGTAAAATACTTGGGTATAATAAAAATCAAGGTATATCTCTTGATGACTTTATTAAGAAGTATAACACATATGGTGACTCTTGGTTAAGAAAACAAGTAGGGTCTAAAGGAGTTAGAGAAATCAGAAACAAAATGAATGAATGGATAGGTAATAACAGAGATCTAGATTTATTTACACAGAATGGTGAGAAGACGGCTCTATACAAAACTTATAGAGAGGCTAATATGAAGATGAATGACTATATGTTATATATTAAATCAGATGAAAAATGGAAAAAAGAAACTTCTAAGTCTGTAATTACTGATCTTACTAGACAAGGTTATGATAAAGCTAAGTATTTGTATGATGATAACGGCAATAAGAGAACTGAAAAAGAATACATAAGAGCTCTTCTTGATAATAAAGCAATTTCAAAAGATGAAATGGCAGAGTATATTGCTCAAGAAAAAATTCAAAAAGGAGAAGCTGGGTATAAAGCAGCTGTAGAATTAATTGGAATGAATGATTATTGGACTGCAAAAGGTGCACAGTTCCTTGATGTATTAGACAGAGTAAATAAATTTTTAAAACCAATTGCGGCACCTAAACAATATATAGCTGAAAAAATATACGGAGTAGCTACTACACCATCAGTTAATTTTGATTATGATGAATTAGTAAAAGCTGCAGGTAAAGCTTATTCAACTGAAAAAGTTATTAAAACACCACCTCCAAGAATCCCTGGAGGACCAACTGGATCTGGTACAGGTTTATTTGCAACAGGCTCATCAAGAATAACAGTTAATCCAAAAGTACATGGTGTTGGTTATGCACATTTTGCTGATGTAAGTAATGACTTAAAAACTTTTGGAATGGATAACATGGACAGAGTATCATTTTATGGTATCTCTAAAGATATGTATGATAAGTCTGGAAATAAACATAATGATGTTGGTAAAGCGGCATTAGATAAAATCCGTGAGGATATGCAGAAGAAAAAATCTTCTCTTGGAGCTTTTGAACTTAAAGTGTCTCCTATTGCTGGAGGTTCTGATAGAATGGCTGCAGTAAGAATAATACCAAATCTTGAATGGATTAAAGCTAATACAGCTAAGTTAAATTCAAAAGGAGGTATATCTGAACCTGGATTGTTTACACCAAATGAAGCAGCAGCAATTGCTAAACATGGTATTACATATTTTATGAATAATAAAAAGATGAATAGTAATATGTATAAGCAATCTTATCAATCACCAATGGAAAGTTATGTTGAAACATTTGGTAAGTATGAATTAAATAGTATTGGTGGGGATCCAATGAAATCTTTTAAAGTAGAAAAGAATACATTAGGAACCGGTGACTATATTACTACTGTTACCTATCCTTTATTTAATCCTGATACAGGTAAGTTAGAAAAACAAGTATATAGAAATAATGTAGGATTTACTGGTCAAAATCTAGAAAATTTAAGAGATGGAATGATCTATAACTTTATGGATGATGCGGATATACAGAATACATTACAGTATAATAACTTTGAAAACCTAGGTCAATAATGGCAGAAGAAACACCTTTTAGTCCTTTAGATTCTTTAGGACCAGAATACGGAGGCATTAATGCTCCTAGATTAGATGCACAAGGTTTATCACCATTTGAAGGTGATATGCTTACGGATCCAAAAATTAATTTTCCAAAGCCGGAGAATTACTTTCCTGTGTTACCACAGGTTACAAACTTGGATAGACCTAATAGTTCTATTGAAAGAAATGTTGTAAGGACTCCTGCAAACAATCCTAGTATAAAACCTAAAAAAGTTTCTGGAGCTCAGAATAAAGCAAGTATAACAAAATCTTTAGATGCTTTCTTTCAAGCTAATCAGAATAAAGACAACTATGCTAAAATCTATTCATACAATGCCGGACCAGATGGTAATGCATTTTATAAAAGATATGCAGCATATGGTCAAGAAACATTTGACAAGATTGGTTTTCACCCATTAAGAGATAATGAATCAAACTTTAATGCTCAGACATCTAGATGGGATGACTTTTCTAGAATGATGACACATTCATTTATTCCTTTATTTTCTAGAGGTTTTGTATCAGGACCAAAGAGTTTATGGAAAATGGCTCATGGAGACTTTACAAGTTCAGACAGAGAAGATGCAAGAGTATATGAAGAAGCAGCCGGAATAGGTCAATCATCTAAAGGTGGTGTATTTGGATTTGCAAATAATACTATGATGAACTTTGGGTATACAGCAGGTATTATAACTGAAGCTGTTGCTGAAGAAATTGCTGGTGCATTACTTGCTGCCCCTACAGGTGGTGCAAGTTTATTTGCAACTACTGCTAATATAGCAACTAAAGTTCCTAGAGCTTTAAGCTTAACACAAAGAGCAGTTAAAGGATATGATGCTGTAAAGACTACTCTTAAAAGTTTTGACAGTATAAATGCTGCAAGAAAGTTTTGGAATGCTGCAGCTTCTAATAAAACAGTATCTGCAATAGGTAGAGGTCTTAATCCTTTAGAGAATAGTTTTGAAGCATTTAAAGCTATTAAAGGCACTGACAATATAACTGACTTAGCAGCACTTTCAAAAACTGCTGGTGGTTTTTATAGAGATATTAGAAAGATAAACATGGCTTTATCTGAAGCTAGACTTGAAGCTGGTATGGTTGAGAATAAAGTATATGATAAACTTTATCATGAAGCATACATGGCAAAAGGTGAACCACCATCAAACAAAGAACAAGCTGAATTAGAAAAACAAGCTAAGGATGCTTCATTGGAAACTTTGTTAGCTAATACAGCTCTCATATATGCATCTAACTCAATTACATTTAATAACATCACATCACCAAGAGGAGGTTTAAGAAACTTTATTAAATCTACTACTGATGATATATATGAAATAGCTGCAAGAGAAGGTCAGAAAGACTTTGGTAAACTTGGTAAAGTTATATATGATAAAACAGCTAGACAGTTTGAGTTACAAAAGTCTAATCTAAAAACTTGGGCAAAAGGTTGGAGAAAAGATCCTATACATAAATCAATTGGTAGTACAATAGGATATTTTAAAGCTAACTTTACAGAAGGTATTCAAGAGAACTTCCAGGAAGTAATTGCTCAGGCAAATGAAAGATACTATATAGATAGTTACAAAAGCCCTACTCTACAAACACAGTTGTATTCTAAAGGAGTAATTAAAGCTAATCTAAAACCTAAAGCTGATTACTATGCACAAGGTTTAAAAGATCAGTTTAATTCACAAGGTCTTGAAACATTTGCATCTGGTTTCTTTATGGGAACATTAGCATCTCCATTAAATGCAGCTATTCCTTTTTTAAGTTCCACATATAATAGAACTTTTGATAAAGAAGGTTTTGCTAAATGGAAAAAAGATCAAACAGCAATTGCAGAAAATCTTGTTAAAGATTTGAATGATGTTAAGATGAAAGACTTTATGTCTGATAGAGTTATGAATACAGGAGCTCAAGATTTGATTAGCAAGATTAGAATAAATGCTAGTAAGAAAGGAGGTCTAGATGCTGAGACAGAATCATTTGTAAATGCAGTAAATACCATGAGAAGAACCGGTACATCTGGTATCTTTATGGATACTCTTAAATCATTTAAACAATATGATGACAAAGAGTTTGCAGATGCAATGAAAATTACTGAAGAACAAGTTCCTAAGTATAGAGGTAGAGTTGATAAAGCTATTGCTAGATTAAATAACATCAATAATATTTTTGAGAATGGTGAAAGAAAACACCCTAATCCTGTAAGCTTAGATAATTTAGGTGAAGAAGGAACACCTGAGTATGATGCTAAACTAGCTTTATATAAAGGTTGGAATGATTCTCTCCGGAATTATGCATTTTTCAATGAAGCATATAATGATGTTAAAGGAAGAAGAGCTAGTATCCAAAATAAGTATAATACTAATCCAAACTTTCAAAGTTTAAGCAGCACTGATAAATCTTTATTGTTTCAACCTGAAAGAATAATTGATGAGGTAAGACTGTTAAACACACAATTAGCATTAGAAAAAGATGGAGAAAACAATGCTAAAAAAGTAAATGAATTAGAAAGCAGAATCCAACTTCTTTCTGAATTTGCAAAAGCTCACAAAGGATTTGATGAATACTTTAACAGAGCTGATGAAGATAAAGTAAAGATTGTAAAAGAAGAGCTTCAGAAAAAGACAGGTAAAGAACCAACTGCAGAAGAAATAGCAGAAGAGTTAGACAAAAGAGTTGGGTCACTGGATAATGAAGAACTTAAAATGTTCCATTTACTTAATCTTAAGAATGCTCATAATAATTATTTAAAAACTCTTTCTAAAGATAAAGGTGATTACATATTTGATGAGCAAGCTGATGAAGCATTTGAACAACTTGTAGATTACTATAAACTTGGGCAAGAAGGAAAAGCTCTAGCTACGTATGTAGATATCATGAACAACCCAGCGGAGTTCATGGAGTCTGCAAGAAGAAATGCTGAAGTAGCAAGAAAGTTCTATGACAGAAGAATAAAATACTTTGAAGATCTTGTTGCATCTGAGATGGGTAAAGTAAGAGATAATGCTCTATTGAATAAACTAGCTGATAATCAGTTGTATTTGAACAGAGAGGACATGGAGAATTATCTTGGAGACAAGAACATCCCACCTTCTGAAATATATGACGGTAAAACTAAACAGATATACCCAGAAGGTAGTGAAGAATATAAGAAAATCTATGCAGAATACTTTGAGAAAAGAGCTGAGTTAAAGTCTCAACTAAAGCCTAAAAAGACTAATGTTGTTAAGAAAGACTATGAAGATAAGATCAATGAGTTAAAGCAAAAAATGCAAGATGAGATTGATGCTTTACCAAAAGAAACTGTTAAAGAATATGGTGAAGACATTAAGAGAAAAGGTAAAAACAAATCTGTTAAAATTCAAGAGATTGCTGAGCAACTCCAACCGGAAGAGTATGTAGAAGTTGACTATAAAGATGCTATTGAACCAATGGTGTTTTATAAAGATGCTGCTGGTGAATTAAGATATGATAATGCTGAAGGTGATATAGTAGAAATACCTACAATCAAAACTAAATTTACAGAAGCTAAGAAGTTTACATATACTGAAAAAGCTGATGAAGCTGAGGTAAAAAAGATTCAGGATAGATATGAAGCAAGAATAGCAGAAGTAATGGATGCATATAATGCAGACATGCAAGATATAGAAACAGAAGAACCGTATGAAGAAGTAACACAGGACTCAGACTTAACAGAGTATGCGGACTTTAGAAACATGCTATATTCTGAATTCTTAAAATATGTAGACACATTACCGCAAGAAGAGCAGGATGCTATCTATGCAGATGATAATGTTACAGATGCAGAGTTTGAGAAATGGTATAGGCTTCCGGAAAATAAAAAATACTTTGACCAGTACAATAAAGAAAACAAACCTACCGGTCCAAAGAACAATGTAGTATTTACATTTGAAGGAACAGATATAGATACTAAAGATCTAAGTCTACCTGAAATAATAAAATACCGGGATAACATTAATAATAAGATCAACAATATAAACAGTCAGTTAGAAACTGAGCAAGAGTTTCCGGATGATGAAGACCCGGATGTTATAGCAGATCTTAAAAAGCAGAAAAGAGCTTTAATGACAGATGTTAGAAATCTTAATGCTGTGATTAGCCGTAGACAATTTGAAGGTTTTCCTGCTGAAATAAAAGAAGCAGTTCAGAAGATTCAGATTCTTATTGAGAAACAAAAAGGTGTAGAAGAAAACTATTTACTTACTGAAGATGACCCGGTAACTGGTCTTAAAAAAGGAGAGACGGCTTATAGAATTAACAAGCTTATCCATAGAAGGGTAACTAATGCTATACAAGAAGTATTAGGTAAAGACTATGAATACCAAGGTAAGACACAAGTTGAGTCTGCATTTAATAATACTATTGGTGTTAATGGTTTAAATCAAGATTCTATAAATGATTTTATATCACAGCTAAATGCACTACTAGAAATTAATAAACTTCCGGGTGCTAATGCTTTGTTTCTTGAAAAACTTACAGATCAATTAAGAGCTTTAGATGGTCTTACTCCTGAGCAAATTAAACTTGAAAAACAAAAAGATGTTTTACTTGACAAGTTAGATGCAAAAGACAGAGATATTATTAAAGCTGAAGAAAATAACCTACCTGAAAGAGTAAACAATCTAGTAGCTCAAAAGAATGAAATACTTAAAGAACTAGCAGCTGTTGAGAAACAAATCAAAGGTGCTACAGCTCCTACAACTACTTCTACAACTACACCTGATATAAAAGCTAAAATAGCTGATATAGAAAAAAGAAGAAAAGAATCTATAATTTCATTTATTAAAAGTAGACCTAGAGTAAAACTTTCATCAAATGATGAAATTATTAAAGCTAAAGAAGAGTTAAGTAAACAAACTACTGAAATTAACGATCAATATGATGCAGAGTATTTAGAAGCTGTTAAAAAAGGAGAAATACCTAAAGAAATGGCTATGAGTGCTATTTCAAGTGCAGATGGTTTAAACAGAAAAGCTTATAAAGAACTAGCTGCTTTAGGACAACAACCTGCTCAACCTGTTCAAGAAACTACAGCTAAAGAAGAAACTACTAGTCATAACACTACAAAAGATATTGTTCTAAAGATGTTTGCTGAAGAAACATATCAAGATAGTAGAGATGCTGGTAACTTCTTAGATGATGCCAAAGATTATTTAGAGTCTGGTATTAAACCAAAGTTTGATGAGAGTAAAATATCTCAAGATGCCTATGATAACTTATTTGGTCCCGCAGGTTTCTTAACTGGTATAAAACAAAGAGTAGATGCCGGTGAGTTTTACTTAATTGGTAGAGGTCTTGTTGTTTATGATTCTGATATTACTAGACCTGACGGAACCAAAGACAGGATAGCAGGGGAGATTGACTTATTATTAGCTACTAAAGATGGTATAATGATAGTGGATATCAAGTCTGGTGAGATGAGAAAGTGGACTAACTTTAACCAACTTAGTAAGGCTGAAGATAAAAGAAACTATTCTAAAAGAGAAGAGTATACATTACAGCAAGGAGCTTATGCTACTATGTTAGAAAAAATGATAGACTATCCAGTATCAGGAATTGCTCTACTTGCTATTGAAAGAAGCTCAGACAAACAGACTAATGCAATGGTATCAGCAGGGAAACCTTCTGGAATGAGTATCTATTATGATCAAACATACCAAAAGAATCCTGATGGTACTTATAAGAGAAATCAATTTGGTGAACTAATATCTAAAGCTGCCCAAACTAAATTTTCAGATTGGATGGTTCCTTTGTATAGAGAAACTGTACAGGATAAGTTAGATATATTGTTTCCTCCCGGAGCTGTTAAATTTATGCCTGGTCTTAAAGAAAAAGCAATTAAAGAGTTTAATAATTATCTAGTGGACTTACAAAGTATTACAAATGAAGATACTAAACAAAACAAAACTGCATTAAATGAGATTGAGCAGAAAATAAATAACTTTGCTCAAAACAATAATCTTGACATTCCTGAAAATCTAAAAGAAGCTCTTAAAGAAAAGAAACTTGCTCTTGGTCAGGTAGTTGGTAAAAAGTTTATAGATAAAACTATTACTAAGTATGAAGGTCTAGCTGCTCAAAGTAAATCTGAAGTAGATAAACTTGCTGCTAAACTTTCTACAATTAAATCTGATGTATCATTTGATAATATTAATCTAGCTCCTTCTAGTGCATTTATACAAGAACAGTTAAAACAAGATGAAGACTTTGCTGATAGATATGCAGTTCATGAAAGATTTAAAAATTCAACAGGGCAACCGACTATAGGTCAGCTTACTGCTGCTGATACACTACATAAATCAGGAATTCTTACAGATGAAGAATATCAACCAATAGAAGATGGTGAATCTAATAAAGAAGAAGTATCTAAAATGATACATGAAGCTGTAAAAAGAATTCAGTATCTAAAAGCTAACAGTGAAACAAATGAAGAGTTAAATAAGTTTAAAGAATATCAGTCTCAGATTATCAAACTTATAACTACTGATAAAGTAAATCAATCTAACATAGGTATTGCTAATGCTCTTAAACTTGCTAATGCTAAAATTGCTGAAGGTGATGTTAAGATGGCATTGGATCTTGTAAATGCTGAAGTGTTTAAACTGGAATCTCAATTGAAATATACTACAAAAGAGTTTGTTCAAAATAAAATCCAAGAGAAAATTGATGATTTAAATAAAGTTACTGAAGCCATAATAACTACTACAGGTTATGTAGAAGAAGTCTTTGTCCCTGAGCAAGAAGTAGTAGAAGGAGAGCTTGAAGAGTTTGACAATGAAGACCAATTAGATAAAATTATTGTCAAAAAAGGCATGGATCTTTACAGAGATAATGCTAAATTTACTGTCCAAACTGTCCATAGAAATAATACTGTTACTCTTAGAGATAGTTCAGGTAATAAACTTACAGTTACTATGGAAGAACTAAATAAAAACTACAAGACTGAATCTGATTTATTAGGTCCTGAAGTTGCTCCAGAAGAAATAACTCTTACACCAGAAGAACAAGAATTTGTAAACCAATCTGAAGATAATGTAGATGCATTATTAGATAAAGATGAAGTAACAGATGCTCTAATGAATCAAGCGGATAAAATCAAATCTTCAGATGAAGCTGAGGATGCCTTATTAGATGACTTAAATTGTGAATAATCATGAGTATAACATGTGCCCTTTCTGATTCTCAGATTGAAAAACTATTTAAACTAACATATAAAAGAATGAAAGATTCATTAGACTCAGATACTGAGTTTGATGCTGAAGATTTCATGAAAGATTTGTTTAATAAAATTGCTGGTAAACAAGATGCAGAAACTGCAGCTAAGTTTATTCAGCATGTTCCGGCCATGGTTTATGCATTGTCTGCTAAATCTGCTTTTAAAAACTTAGATTTTAAAGATACATTAAATGAGTCTGCTATTAAAAAATTAAGTAGACAGTTTAAATCAGATACAGGGATCAGTGATGTTGTTAGTAGATATCAAGTAAAGCCAGATGTTTTACCCGGTAAGGTTGAAAGAGAAGCTGATAATGCTAATAAGATAGAGCTTAATCAAATTCCAATACCAGAAGAACCAGTAACTGTAATTGAGTCAGATAGATTTAAAACATTAAGTCCTTGGGGAGGAACTCTTCAGAATTATATTAAGATTAATCCTAATAAAAAATCTGATGGTTCTGTAGTAATTGAAGAAATTAATCCAGAGAAAGCTCATATTATAAAGACTTTTGAAAACATAAAACAAATACAAGCCATGAGTGACCTCACTGATGGTATTATTTATGAAGGTAAAAAGTTAATGTTCCGTGCAGAAAATTTAGATTTATTTGCCAGAGGTGAAAACCTAGACATGCTTGATAAAGAAACTAGAGATGAGATAGCTGCTTCTAGAACAATTATCAATAATAAATCTAAAGTTGATCCTGCAATTGCACAAGTAAATCAAAGAGTTATACTTGTTCTTACTGATGAGTTTGGTAATAATATCTATGTAGATAATGAAGGTAAGATAACTGATAAAGAGACTGGAAAGTTAGTATACCAGTTCATGAGAACTGTAAGAAAACAAGGTAATAAATATACTGTAAAAGACATCTATAATCAAGAAGATCAAGTTCTTTCTCCAGAAGAGTTTGCAAGAATGACTTACAATCCAGAAATAGATGGAACAAAGAGAGAGTACTTTGATAAAGTTGTAGCAGAGCAACAAAAGCAGATGAAAGAGTTGTATGACCTACAACAGAAAGCATTAAAGAATGAAGCAAAGTTATTACCGGTTACAGGTATTACTACAGGTATATCATCTAATTTAAGTTCAACAAGAATTTTATTAAATGAACTTACAAAGTTTCCTGGTATAACTGCTGATGTTTATAGCACAATTGAAACTGCACCAAGAGATACAGCTACACTAAGAAAAGGTGAAGCCACAATTGAGATTAACGGAAACACTTTTGCAATTGACAGACCAAGAATAACAAAAGATATTGCAGATGAAGTGGCTTCAGTATTAACTAATCCTAATATTCCTTTAGCAGCTAAAAAAGGTTTTGTAGATCAGTTTTTACCAAGTTCCTTAGATATCCAAGGTTCTGCCAAAAAGTATAAATTTAGTTTTGATAAAGATTTAAAATACTTATACTTTAATGAGTATAAAGATTTTAAATTTAAAAACCCTGTAGATGAGAAAGGAAAATTATTAACAGATACTAATTTAAAAAAACTATCTGCTGAAGAAGTTAAAAACATTAAAGATAGAATAGTAAATGTTTTAATGAATGGTGGAATTAAGAATAATATAGAAGGTCAATCAAATGCTGTATTCATGTCATATGATAGCAGCAAGTTTAATAAAAACTACCAAAGACTATCTGAAGATGGTTCAAGATTCATTGATAAATCATATAATGAATTCTTAAGTACTTTACCAGCTGAAATAAAAATTATAAATGCAGACCCCGGATTCTATAACTATTCAGTTAGTTACACTACTCCTGATAGCACATTAGGTAAAGTAATTGAATCTAACACAAGACAATTAAGCTTTGATGAAGAGTTAGCATTAGAGGCTGAGAAACTTAAAAATGATCCGGCTACTATAGAATCTAATAGAATTATAAATCAAGCTAATAGTGAAGCTTGGAGACTTCTTGTTGAGTCAGATCCAACCGTTAAAGTAAAACCTGTATCAGAACCAGTATTAATTGTATCATATTTAAGAAATCAGATTGCTACAAATCCAACATATACAAAAGAGTTTGTTACAAAAGTATTTGATAACATACTTGGAGCTTATTGGAGACAAATTGGAGATGCTCAATCTAAACTTATTAATGATGAGATTAACAAAAGATTTCCAGAACCTATTAATTCTAAGGAACTTACTAATGCAGAAACATTACAAATCTTAACTGAACCAGGTGCACCAGCTCCTGAAAGTACAGATTCTGCAGTAAGTGAAATATTTAAATCAAATGGTAAGATAGACTTAGATTCTATACCAGGTTCATTTGATAGAAAAGGATTTGACAAAGAAAGAATAAATCCTCTTAAAGTTTTACGGGCTAAGAAGTGGTGGAACAGTGAAGAGATTAAACCTTTAAGAGACCTTATCTCATTTGAGCATGCAGCTAATCTTGTTAACTCAGATGTGTTTGCAACATTTATAGTTAATGCTGCATATATAGCTGATACAAATGATAAAATGGGTACTATTAAAGTGAATAAGCTTAATGGTTCATTTTACCAAAATCTTACTGCATACCATGAGGCGTGGCATGTTTTCTCTCAGTTGTTCTTAACTAAGGAACAAAAGATTGATCTATATACAGAGCTTCAAAATTATACTGATGCTAATGGTAATCAACCTTATGCAAATAAAAAGTTTAGAGAACTAGAAGAAATGCTAGCTGAAGACTTTAGAAATTATGTTAAGTCCGGTAAAGCAAAAGAAAATGCTCCAAAAAGAAATACAATCTTTAGACAAATACTAAACTTCTTAAAACAACTATTTGGCAAGTACCTTAATAAGTTTAAGAAAAAAGATATTCAGTTAGATAGCCTGAATTCTCCAATGGCTAAAGAGTTATTTGATAACTTATTCCTTGGTAGATTTAATAGTTATCAAGCTTCTGTAGACAATGTAGTATTATATGATTTAGATAGAGGAGTAAGACAGGTAAATAATCCAAAAGAAGATGCTTTAAGTCCTCAAGATGGTAATCAAATGGTTAAGACCATAGATAGTATCTTCTCTGAAAAAATTGATGATATCTATGACACCAGAGTTATTGAAGCTAGAAAACAGATTGCTGAGACAGCACTTAAAGAAGGAATAAAAGTAACTCCTGAGTATATAGAAAAACAGTTACATACAAAAGGTCTTAAGTCTGCAAGTGTATTAATGCTTACTGATACTGCAAAGAGAGCTTGGTTATATGGTGAAACAAAGAACAGCCTTCAGGAAATACTTAAAAGTGAAACAGCTAAGTTAGAAAAAGTTAAAGGTCAAAAAGACTTTAATAAGTATGCTACATTAAAGGAAATTTCTGATAATGCAGTAGCTGTAATGAAGAATAAGAAAGGAGAAGACAAGTACTTCTTCTTAGCATCTCAGATTGATGACTTCAGTAAACTAGACCCATCTTTAAAACGTGGTGAAAGAGTTAGAGGAGAAGACTATAAAGGCAGTATTAAAATCCTTGGTGATTTCTACAAGCATAAAGAAATAACTAAAGATGGAAGACCTGTTGATATTGTTATCATTTCTAAAATACAAGATGCTGAATTACAGTTTCAGAATTATAAAAATGCAGAGAAACAAAAAGCATATACAGAAGTTATATTAAATAAGAATGCTAAAAATATTCTTGTTGATGACAAACAACAATTAGTTAGAGATAACATAAGAATCTTACAAAATACATTAGCTAACTGGGGTGATGAAAAAAGTGGTATGGTTAAGTACCATATGGAAAACACTGATTATGAAATTGGTAAAAATAAGTTTGACATAGAAGTACAAAGCCAATCAAAACAAGAGATTGACCAGGACGGTAATGTTATAGATGAAACTGAAGTTACTGAAGGTGCAACAACAGATCCAGAAGTTAAACCAGGTACTCAGTCACTTCAGCAAATGATGAGTAAAGAAACTACTTATCTTATCAAAAGTTTATTTAAAGTCAACCCTGATGGTACTACACCAACAGATAGATTTGGAGTTAAAGAAAGAGCAGACTTTAATAAAGTATTTACTATTCTAGCCAAGACTATAGGCGGAGAAAGAGATAGATACAAAGCATATGCAAAGCTAGCTGAGGAATCTGAAAAGTTTCCTGAGCTTAAGCAGTTATATGAAAAGAAATATCCAGACCCGAACAATATTACAAATACACATGAGATGGATATCAGTGTAAGGTTCTGGCAAGACTTTGGTAAATTCAGAGTTAAGTACATGCAGTTGTTTGCATTTAATGATTCTGACAGTAATACTATAGACTTTAGAGTTAAAGAATCTTCTATTGCTATTGACAATACTCTAAATAGATGGATGGCTTTATTCAAAAGTACACAAGCTACTTCATATATTAATAAAGGTAAAGACAATGTTTCTACATTAAACTTAGCTAATCTAGTAAAAGACTTTGGTACTAAAGGTGAGTTAGCAAAAAAAGATGCAATAGACTTTGCTAGAGCAATGGCTATTGACTTAGATAACAATGACAATATTAAAAAGGAACTAGCGGACAACTTTGACTACTATGGTCTAGCTTATATATTTGATATTGTTAAAGGTTTCAATGAGATAAATAACTTAAAAGAAGGTGATCCAGAATTAACAGCTGAAAGAGTTAAGTATCTTGACATGTTTAAGAAGAATCCAATTGATGTTCTTAAAAATATTATTCCTGTTGGTGTATTATCTACTCTTAAAGGTTCAGTAAAAGAACTTACACAGTTAAAGAGACTTGCTGAATTACAATCTAAGTATGGTTTTGACTCAGCTACAACTGGTGTTATCCGTGCCAACGGTAATACAGGATACCAAGAAATGAATTGGAGTTCTGCTGCATCTTATGTATATGCATTAAATGAAGTTACAGAGATGCATCAGCTATGGACGGATCCAAGATATAATTATATGTCTTACCTGAATCCAGCTATTAATCCTCACACACTTCAACTAAGCATTATTAAAAGTTTGTTTGATGCTAATGGTAAGAAGATACCAGGTAAAAGTGTTTTATTAATGGCAGTAGATGGCACATCTATGTCTAATAAAAAGACAGTTACCAAAAATGGAAGACAAGTTGAGATAGAAGAAGCAGAAGGTAATACTACTACTGAACTAGATCCGCAGTCTAAGTTTTTACAGGAGTTACATACAATGCTTTTAGGTGGTGTAGCTGAATTCCCAAGACACTCTGAAAAGAAATTCTCATATGGTATTAAAGTTGTTGGAGGTATAGAAGGAAGTTCAGTAGGTTATCTTTTACAAGGCACAGATAAAAATCTTTATGTAGACATGGATATGTTTACTAAAACAGATGAAAAAGGTAGACTTAATGGTGAAATCTATGCTATTGGTAATAACATACTTCCATATATCCAGGGTGAGTTTGATAGAATTAAAAAATTCAGAGGAGCAAACAAAGAAGAATACTTAAAAATTACTGGGTATAACAAATTAGTTGATGATGGTAATGGTAATGATGCACCTGCCGGCTCAGTATTTTCTGCATTTGATTCTGTACTTAGACAAGAAACAAAAGATGCATTATATAAATTAGCTGATGAACAAATAGATGTTCCTTTAGTAGATTACTTAAGAGGTAAGCCATTAAGAAAAATGATGGCAGATGATATCATAGACTACTTTAATGAAAAAACTAATGAGTTAGACACTCTGTATTTCCAGAAAATGCCATTCTTGTCTAAGTCTATTTTTGAAAAACTTGGATATAAAGCTGATGAATTAACTAGTAATAAAATCAATAGTCTAAAATTAGATAAGACATTAACTGATAGGATACTAAAAGCATATTTGTATAATGACTTTATTCATAAGTATGAGTCAGCAATGCTTGTATATGGTGATCATGCACAGTGGGGTCATGATAAAGAAGACTGGACCAAACGTATACCTGGCTTAACTTCAGATGGTACCGGGTTCCTTTTTGATAAAGGAATGAAAAGCTTCATTAAAGATAACTTCAACAAAGTTACATATGCAAGCTTAAACATGCCTAATATACCTGCAGATAAAAAGTTTATATATGGTGAGAACTTAAACACAGCAGTTATAAAAGATGCTGTGAGAGATTCATTATATCTAGATGATATGGTCAAAGCATGGAAAGAAGAATATGCCGGAACCTATGATTCTAAAACTATAGATGAGCTTATTAAAAAAGACATTAAGCCATTCATGGGAATGAAAGAAGGTGATGGTATGGCCTATATGACTTTTGATGCATATAGAACTTTACACAAAACTGGAGGAAAAGGATGGACATTAGCTCAAGAAAGTCTTTACCAAAGAATTATCAAAGGAGAAAAAGTAAATCCTAAGACTGTAAAAGATTACTTCCCTGTATATAAGTTACATTACTTTGGGGCTATACAAAACAGTATTGCACCGGTAAGAGCAATGCATAAATTTGCTGTGATACCTTTAATCCCGGGAGTTAATGCACAAGAAGGTTCAGAGTTAGATATATTACATAAAAAAATGTTAAAAGAGAACATTCAATATGTAGCATTTGACTCATGTTCTAAAGGAGCTAACTTAACATCTGATGGTAAAGTAGATAATATCTTTACTAGTAAAGATGATAAAGCTATTAAAGAGGATGCTGAATTTACAGTGAATCCTATTTACATGGCAAACTTAAAAGAGGTAACAGTTATTAATGAACACTTTAAGGGCTCTCTTCCTATTGCTACACAGACCAGAGGTATCTTACTTGATAACCTATATAAAGAAGGTAAATTAATCAATGAGAAAAACAAACCAGTACTTGATGAGTATTTATCTGCAGTAAAAGATTACTCAGAAATATTAAAAGAAGAATTACTAAGTGAGATTGGTTTTGAGTTTATAGATGGTAGAGCTGTTGGTAACTTAAAACAGTTTGTTGAAGTTATCAGAGATGAATTAAAAAACAGAGATACTCCTGAACACCTTATCAGATTGCTCAACACTGCTAATGACAGAGAGCTAGCAATGGATTTATCATTACATCCAGAAGCTGATACAGTTGAAAAGCTTATCATGAGCTTTTTACAGAATGGGTTAATTAAACAAAAAACTAATGGAGAACCATTAGTACAAACTCCAACTACCTTTACTAATGGTATTTGGGATTCTCAATATACTGCTTTAACTGATCTTGAAGAAATTAAAAAGTGGATGGGTTCAAACACTCTACCATTCTATTTAAGAAATGCAGGAGAAAGAAGTACTGAGATGAAAGTTGCTGTTGCACTGCAAGGTGAGTTTATTAAACTCTTAAATGACAAGCATACAGATGGAGAAAAAATCTCTACTATTGATAGACTTAATGAAGTTATCAAAGATCCTAAATGGTTAGAGGCTAACAAGGATGCTGTAACAATGTTTGGTCCAAGGATTCCTAATGATGCTACCAATACAATTGAAGCAGCAACAGTATGGCATTTCTTACCTGAAGCATTTGGTAATAGTATAATAGTACCAACTGAGATAGTTGCAAAAGCTGGATCTGACTTTGACGGGGATAAGTTATTCATGACTTTCTCTAACATAGATAATGAAGGTAAAGTTATTTCTAAAGGAGTAGATAAATTTGAAACTCTACTTAAAGAAACTCAGGCACTTGAAAAAGCTAATAAACCTATAAAAGGGAGACCTTCTTCAAGAGCTCTTATTGCTGAGCAGAAAAAATATTTACAGAACAGATTTAAAAATGCTGCTGTAGAAATCTTGATGTTGCCGGAGAACTATGCATACTTGACTAAACCAAATGGAACTTACCTGGTAGATAAGTATGTAGCTGAGTTAGAAGAAAACAAAAAAGGTTACAATAGATATAAGAACACTCATGGTCAGGCACCTAAACTTTCTGCTGCTGATGAAAACGGTAAAAGAAAAACTGTCATAAGCCCTACTAGAGTACTTGAGGCTACTTATAACTTGTATAAGCATGATGCTAACTTATCTCTTGAGCCTTCACTAGGTATCATGGCCAAGTTAGCTAAGAGTCACCCTATATACAAATCAGTTGGTGCTTTAATGCCAGCTACATATAGAGCTTCTGCTTTTATTGAAGCATTAAACAAAACTATAGAGACAGGTTTCACATTACCTGTAGTAATGAGATTTGCTCATAACAAAACTAGGAATGCTATGGGTCAAGAAGTTATATCTTTGTCCGGAGAAAGAACTCAAAGTGGTTCCCGTATATCAGATGTAACATCACATGCTTTACAAGGTATCTTAGATAGAGCTAAAGAATCATTTCCATTTGAATTAAAACTGGTTCCAGAAGCTATGGATGTATTTAGTTACATGCTTCAGGCCGGAGTTGATGAGGAACAAATATTCTTTTTCTTAAACCAACCTCTTATTGCTGAGTACTTTGAAAAACAAAAGTTAAAAGAAAGTGCTTATTCTAAAATAGTTGGTAGTAAAGAGAAAGGTAGTCCTGCAAATAATATCATAAACAATTTGCTTAAGAACTTTGACCAGGCTAGTTTGAATCCATTATATGATAGAATTAATGTAGCTAAATTAAGATATGTTCTAAATGGTTTAAAAACTAAAGGTGAAGACCAAACATATTATTTCAAAATAAAGAAAGATTCTGGTATTAAAGAAATTACATTAAAAGACTTACTTGATAGATTAAACAGCGGTGGTTTAGCTCCTCAAAATATTGAGAGAATATCTACCATGCCTAATATGAGTAATGATTCTACAGTTTATTTTTATAGCAATGCTATAAACAGTACAGAGAACTTTGCTTTTGCAACTGAAGTATTGTCAAATGAATACTTACCAAAAGGTGATGTTCCTACAAAAACTTTAAAGGATGGTGTAAAAGATAACAAGACAATGAAAGCTCTTGCATTATTCATGAACTATCTTGAACTGGAAAGACAGTTTAAAGGTATGAATGATTTGCAACAAACATTCTCTCCGGATACCGGCAAGCTTACTACAGTACAACAGGTACTTAAAAGAATGGAAGCTTATGAAGAATTAAGAAAGAGTAAATCAATTGATCAAGACTTCTTAAACAGATTACTTAAAGAATCTATACTATCTTCATTTAACCAAGATGACTTAATTAAACAGCTTACCGAGCCTTTGTTTAATCTAAGACTTAATCCTGAGATAACTAAATATATTAGTGATGCATTTGTAGATCAATCTAAAGCTTCTAGAATTAGAAACAATCCTACATTTGGTAAAGGTATAAATGGTCAGGAAAGATTTAGTACTTTGTTTAACAACGGAGTAATAAACTACATCTATCAAAACTATTTGTCTAACTTCAGCAATGAAAAAGGAGAACTAGTAAATATCCCGGATACTTATAAAGATAACAGACCAGTTATTAAAGTAGATAATTTAGACACAGATGTTGAAATAGTAGAAGAAGGTATAGCAATTAACACCCGCAGAATTGAAACTGATTATGCAAACAAAGCATACTTAGAAACAAGTGTGGCTGAAAATAACTATGGTTCTAGAGGCCTGGATACATTTAAAATCAAAGATGATCCATTCCAGACATTAGCAAGTTATTACAGATATGTTATTGCTAGAGAGTCTAATAGAGTAAATCACCCAATTGAATCTCTTGAAAATAATAGTGAATTTATGAGACGGGTATATGCAATGGGTAATGCCAATGATGCATATGAAAGCTATATATCTGAAAGAGCACTAGGAGCTAGTTTCAACAATAAGTATATCATGGGTAAAACCAAATATAGTTATTCTGATTCTTTGTTGAATTTAATTAATGAGTTTGGTGATACACTTAAAGTTAATTATCCTATAACAGCTCAATTATCTCCGGGAACAAACACAGAAGGTGCTAAAGTTCTTCAGTTAAATAACCAGAAAGAGGCACAAGGAGAATTAGCTTCAGTATATTATAACAATCTTAGAAACTTAGCTGACCCAAGTGTAACTAAAGTTCAGAATAAAAACAAAACTGATGAAGAAAATGAAAGTGATAACCAAAGAATATCTGAGATGTTTAATTTGTTCTCACTTAATATGTTCTATCAACATGGTGTAGGTAAAACAAGATTAGGTTTTATTAAAGCATTAGATCCTGTACAATACAAAGATATTGTTGAAGGTGGATCTAAAGCATTCCTTAAGAACTACTTGAGCACTGAAATACTAGATGAGATATTCAACACAGTTGTAAGCATGGATAAGTTTAAGAACTATCTTGTTTCTCCGGAAGGATATATCCATAGTGATCTAGCAACAACAGAGACATCTAAACCAACTAATGATGGTACATTAGAAACATTTGATGATAGTGAAGGAGAAGATGAAGTTCTAGTAAGATTAATAAATCAAGAAGATGTTAATGCATTTAATGATTATGTGAAAAAATCAGGAGGTAAAAGACCTGAGAAATTCTTTACATCTAAAACTTTATACCCTGCATTCTATAACTCAGCTACTGGTAAAAGAGAAGGCATGCCTCAGACTGCTATATGGATTAAAAACCAATACGGTACATATGACATGCTAGATCAAGAGACCGGTGAGTTCTACTATGAGAATGTAAACCTTGCAACAGGTATGCAGATCACTAAGAAAGAAGATGTTCAACCTACTCAACCTACAGTATTAACAGGATTCCAAGGATATAAAGGAGGATTTCCAGAACAACAAACTATAAATGGTAAATTATATAAGAAAGGATCAGAAAATGGAGATCCTAAAGATTATGCAATGAGAGAAATTGCTGGTGGATTTATTTTAGAGTTGGATCCTAAGAGAGAAAATGATTCATCTACAGGAACTACTGCAAAAGAATACCCTAATTACAGAGAAGGTGTGATGGTAGGTTCTAAAAATTTCTATAATGACATTGTAATGTTAGCTAGAAATAATGAATTTAAAAACAAACCTTTATCTGAAGAAACTAAAGCATCTATTAAGGATGCACATGATGAAGGAGTATCTTTTGTTGTAGGAGATATGCCCGGGGTAGATAGTCAGTTTATAGATTACTTACAAGAAATAGGTGCTAAGTTTACTATATATCATACAGGTACAACACCTAGAGTTCAAGTAACTCAAGCTCCTACTCAACCGTCTGAAGTTAAAATAGAACCTACAGATAAAATTATCTGGGGACATCCAACTATTGGTAAAAGTTTCTTAAAGAAAAATCAAGATAACAGATTTATTTCTTTAGATGATGATTATGCCACTGAGATAAATACTAAAGTAAAAGAGATAGCTGATAAATACAATGTGACAACATATCAGGTTAAAGATGGAGATAATCAACAATGGAATACTGAGTATAATGAAATGATGCAAAATCTTTTTGATAAAGCTAAAGCAGTTGCTTTATCTGAAAATAAAATTCTATTTACATCCAATACTAACCTGTTAAAAAATAATGCAGCTGCTTTTGATAAAGTTATTAATCTTACTGATAAAGAGTTTCAAAAAAGAATATCTGAAAGAGGTGCTAAGTATGACACAGCAGAATGGAAAAAACAAATTGAAGATGCAGTATCTAAAATTCCTAGTAACAAAGTAATAGTTACAGATAAGTATCTTTCTGATTTATTACCTACTCAACCGTCTACTACTAGTACATCAGAATCAGTAGCAGATATTCCACAAAATAAAGTATCCGGAATAAATTCTTATGGTTCTACAGTAACAGCTAACAATGAAGCTATCAAAGCACTTGGTCCAAATCCACATTCTATTGATATGATAGAAGCAGGATTTAGAACAAGAACAACCAGAAGTGAATCTGAAATGGCTAAATATGCTATTAAAGTTGGGGATACTATAAAACACTTTGGTAAATCTGCAGATGGTTCAACTAAAACTGTTTATGCTAAGGTAACTGCTATACATCCTAAAGGTTCTGAAGGTTGGAAAGGTACTTGGAATAAAGAAGGTTGGAGAGCTGAAGATGTAAATGTTATAGATAGATTTAAAGACGGTGCTGCTGCAATAGAGTTTGAAGTAATTCAACCATCTACTCAACCTACTGAAGCTCCTGTAAGTAATACTAATAAACCTAAAGGTGAAGAAGTAGTACCTGGAATATATGTAAATCAAGCTGCTTTAAGTAAAGAAGAACAACTTGAATTGTTTGATTATTTAAAACCATATCTTGAAGAACAAGCTGATAAAAGTCTTAAAGCAACACAAGGTAGTAAAATGATTGGTCTTGGTTTAAGATGGGATTATACAAGTAATAATCCTGGAAAAACAACTGTTAACATCCCTGATCCAATAAAAAGAAATCCTAAATATGGTTATTATAACCAATCAGTTAATGGTCAACCTCTTGGACAAATTACACCAAGATTTAGAGAGTTAATGCAAAAAGCTACCGGAGTAGATATGACAAACTATGATGGTGCTATTATTAATCTTTATGAAAAAGATACCTTTATATCTTCTCATAATGATGTAGATGAAAGTAAGTCAGCTATTAAGTATCCAGTTATTGGTATTAATCTAGGTGGTAAAGGTAATTTCTCAATTGAAAGAATACCAGGAGCAGGTCAATTAAGTTTAGAAGCCGGAACAGGTTATATATTTGGTGTTGATGGTGTTAATAGAGAAGTATGGCACAGAACATTCCCGACTCCACAAGATACATTTTTACCAGAACTTACTACAAAAATTGATGGTAAAACATATCCTGCTGGTTCTTATAGGGTTACTATTACTATGAGAAGAGTTATGCCTTTAGAACCTAGTATGCCTACAGCACCGGCTAAGATTACTACACAACCAGTTTCTCAACCTACTGAAGTTAAAGAAGGAGTACAAGATATATTTAATTCTAATCCAGAATTAGCTAGTATAGGAACACCTGAACAATATTCTCAATACTTAGATACTATATTTCCTGATAGTAAAGTAAAAGATATTGTTTATAGAGGTGCTGAAAAAGGCATAGAAAAACATAGAGCATATTCGCACTGGACTTTAAGAAAAGCTATTGCAGAAAACTTTGCTAAACAAGGAGTTAACCTTAATAAAAAAGATGAATCAAAAAACACTGTTTATTTTGCGTTACTTAATATAAAAAATTTAATAAGAAGTATTGAAATAACAGATAAAGAACATAAAGAAAGAGGTTTTGATGCAGCAGCTTCATTTCCTAATCAGCAAAAACCAGATGGTACTTATTATAAGAATGAAGAAGCAAATGAATCTATACAATTAATAGACAAAAATTTAAACAATGAGATAACTGTATTTGAACCAGAACAAATTCATATACTAGGAAACAAAGAAGACTTAAAAGGATTTAAACAGTTTGTACAAGGTAAACAATCTGTTAATGTTTCTGTAAGTCCAAAACCTGAAGCTACAATTGATACAGATATAAATGTATACAAAGATCTACTTGCTAAAAACAATGGTGTTCAACCTCAGACATTTACTTCAGAGAATAGAATGTACAGACTAAATAAGTTTGGTAACTATGACTTAGTAGATAAAACTACCGGTGAAATATATATGAGAAACATTAATATGGAGACAGGTAAACAGGAAACTGAACCAGGTCTTGATTCTCCTGTGGATCCTGTAGCTAAACAAGCTGCCCTTGATAAAATCATCACTTTAAGAGCTACAATTAACATAGAAGAACAATTAGCAGTAATGGGTTATGATATTAATGATATAATCAATAATTTAGCAAATGCTAAGACTCAGGAAGACTTTAATAAAATAACTAAAATACTTGATAAATTATGTTAGGCAATTGTCCAAATAAAAATAGTGATGAATGGAGAAGACTTCTTGCCCAAGAAAATGGTAATGAAGAAAGAGCTCTAGAAGAATGGCATAGACTTAATGAAGAGAATGATGATTCTGATTTTGAAACACCTATTGAAGATGACCCAGACTTAACTGAAGATGCAGAGCCTGAAGAATTTACAGAAAAGGTTCAGAAAATAAGAGTCTTCTTAGAAGAACAGAGATATGAGTTAAGCCGGAAGAAAGTTAAAAATCAGAAAGCACAACAGGCAAAAATAAACAGATTAATAAAAGAGATTAAAGAGCTTGAAGCTGTTGAGTCAATCAACTTATTTGTAGATGATGTGTTTGATAAAGCTCTTACATATAAGAAAGAGTTTAATGATCTTCTTGTTCAGCATAGAGAAGGTAAGATTACAAACAAAGATTTCTTGGAAGGTCTTGTAATGATGAATGAGTTTGCTAATGGTTATAGCATACTTGATGAGATTGCAGAAGATGAGGTTGATGAATATTTCAGCACACCAGTAGAAAGAAAAAACTTTTCAGATTACACTCCTCAAGATAAAATAAAAGAGGCTATTAATATTAGAAAGTTTTTAAAGCTAGCATTTACAAAAGAGGTGCCGGACCTACTTGCTGAGTCTTTGATAAATTATAGAACATATACAAATAGAGAATCTATAGTTGATCAAATTAAAACATATGAGCAAAGGATAGCAGACATTAGAGCATCAAATTTATCTGATAAAACTAAACTTAAGGATATTGCAGAGGCTAAAAAAGAATTAACTAAGTGGCAGAACATGCTCTTAGATAAACAAAAGCTAGCTGGTATCCTAAGAATGGCATCTAAGGATGAAAGTGTATTTGATTTCTTGTTAAATCCTCTAATCAGTTCTGAAGATAGTGCTATGGCTTTATTTGCAAAGATGATAAAGTCTCAGTTTCAAGGAGCCCAGATGGAAGACATCATGGAAAGAGATGAGGGTGTTGCAAAACTAGAAGAATTTATAGCTAAGACTGGTAGAAGCGTAAACAATGTAGCTGAATTAAACAAAGGTCTCTATGAAGAAATCTCTGTATTAAGAAGAGACTATAGAGGTAAAGCTGTAAAAATAGATGGTGAGCTTGTATTTGATAAAAGAATGTCTTTTGTACAAAAGTTTGATCTAAATGCATACGGTCAAGCAGAGTCTCAGTTCTATAAAGATAACCCTAAACCTAGATTAGCAGAGGATCCAACTCCAGAACAAACTGCAGAACATGAAATTGCTTTAAAAGAATGGAGAAGTAAAAGAAGAAAGTGGTATCAGGCAAATAGACAACCAAAATCTCAAGAAGAAATACAAAAAATACAAAAAGCTAAAAAAGCTGATGTAGATGCTGGTATAATCACAGCAGAAGAATATGATGAATGGTTGAAAAAAGTAGAGTATGAAGATAAAAAAACAGGTAAAAAAGTATTTTACGGTGAACTTACTGAGCCTTCAAACAAATACTTAAATGAAGCTTGGTTAAAGCTATATGATAAAGAAGGCAATCCTATATCACCAGAAGGTGAGTATCATAAGTACCTTACTGATACATATCTAAGAGATCAAGAAGATATTCCTGAAGCACAAAGAATGGGATACTTTTTACCTTCTATTCCTATGGAAGATTATGAAAGAGCCTTTAGAAAAGGTGCTGGCAATCTCATAAAGAAAAATACAGTTGAAGCTTTCAAAATCCAAAGCTATGAACAAGATATATATGGTACTAGTTTAGGGGAAGGTGATGACTTAGATACAAGACCATTTGGTAGAAATTCATTAACAGGTCAAGTTATCTTACCTGTGTATTTTACACAACCAATAGATGTTAATGATGTTAGTGTGGATTTATTAGGATCTGTATTAAAGTATGGAGCTGCCTCAAGAAGATATGAAGCAATGAATGAAGTCTATGCTGAGATTAATGCATTCAAAACTATCATTGGAGAAAGAGAAACATCTGCGGTAAATTCAGCTGGTGAATCTATATTTAATATTGCTGCTAAGAAAGTAGGATTTGATCAGTATCTAAAGAACACCGGAACATCATACTCTAAAATGCATGTTGATGCTTTTATAGACATGGTAGTTAAAGGTGAATCTCAGAAAGCTGAGAAACTTATTGGATTAGAAATGTCTAAGATAGCTAATACAGGTATGGCAATATCTGCTATTACCACACTCTCTATGGATGTACTTAAAGGTACTGCAAATAACATTCAAGGTAATATACAAGTTGCTATTGAAGCTGCAGGTGGTGAGTACTTTAATAGAAAAAACTTAAGAAAAGGATTTACAAAATACTGGGCAACAGTAGGAGATAACATTGCAGACTTTGGTAGACGTAAACCAGAAAGCTGGATGGGTCAGTTAATTGATATATATGATCCTATCCAAGGTACATTTAAAGATGAGTATGGTAAGAATGTATCTGCTAATATGGCAAATAAATTTTTTAGAACAAATACCATGTTCTTCAATAATAACTTTGCTGAACATGAGATACAAGTTAAAACCTTGTTTGCATTAATGGATGCTAAGAAAGTTATAGATAAGGAAACTGGTGAAGAAATTACTTTACTACAAGCTCATGAAAAATATGGACCACAACTATTTGAGGTTACAAAAGATGAGAATGGTAAGAGAGTATACAACTACAAAATAGAAGTAGATGTTACTAATCTAGATGGTACTGTAGAAAGAAAAGACTTTGATGAAAGAGAGAGACAAAACTTTATGAATGTACTACATGCCCTTAATAAAAGAATGCATGGTGTCTATAATGATTTTGACAAAAGTACGGCTCAGAGATTTGCATTAGGTAGATTATTATTAATGTACCGTAAGCATTTAGTTCCTGGTATCAAAAGAAGATACAAAAGTGCTTCATATGATGAGGAACTTGGCGGAGCTACAGAAGGTATGTACAGAGTATTTTGGAGAACCTTAATAAAAGACACAATAAGATACAAAACTGATATCTTTAAAAAGTGGAGTACTTATTCAACATTTGAAAAAGCACAAATTAGAAAAGTAGTTGCAGAACTTACTATTATTGCAGCTCTTGCTACATTAATAATAGTATTGTCAGCTATGGCAGGAGGTGATGACGGTGAAGAGAAAAAAGAAATGCCATATGCATACCACTTTATGCTTTATCAAGCTCTGCGTATGAGAAGTGAGACAGCATCTTATTTAAAACCAAGTGACTTCTGGAGGGTTGTAAAATCTCCAACAGCTATGACAAGTGTAGTAGATAGATTTACTAAGTTTACTGATCAGTTTTTATTCACATGGGATGAAGATGATTTAGTATTTAAAAAGAAATCAGGAGTATGGGATAAAGGTGATAACAAATCATGGGCATACTTTTTAAAATTAATGGGCTTTACAGGATATAACTTAACTCCTGATAAAGCTGTAGAAGGATTTAAATCAACATTTGCAAAATAATAATTTAACTAATGGCAAAATCAGCAACAACAACAGTAAAAGCATATATCAAGGTTAAGAAATCTAGACCAGGTGTGCATAGCAAAACCAAGAATTCTAGAATGAAAGGTGCTAAGCATTATAAGAAGGCATATAGAGCCCAAGGCAGATAAGAAAAAAAAAGGGGAGCCATTATAGCTCCCCGGGTTTAATCATCTTCTTCACAACAGTCACATTCTTCTGACTCTTGTTGTCCATACTCATTATCAAACCAGTCTCTGGCTTCTTGTTTTGTTGGATAATCTTTAAGTCCTGCTTCTATAGCAGCTGCAAATCCTGCCATATAGGCTTCAATCATTGCTTTTCTGAATGCTACTGGATGCATGTTAATCTACTTTAATAAATTTACTGATATCAGGTCTGAAGTATCCCGGACCTTTTAATATCTTTCCATCTTCTCTAAGAATAGGTTTACCATCTTCACCTAGCTTGCTCATATTACTTTCTTGTATTTCATCAAATACGTCTGTTATAATATGCTGCATACCATGTTTAAGTATAGTACCGCATAATATATATAGCTTATCACCTAATGCATCTGCTATATCTACTAATGAGTTTTTGTGACATGCATCAAGATACTCATCATTCTCTTCAGCCATCAGTCTATGTCTCAGCACTACTTCATCTTTCTCAAGATTCTGTGGCCATTGACCATCTATTTGATTAAAGGCTCTATGAAATTCTGCTACTGCTTTTAATTGTTTTTCCATGTTGTAAATTTAAAAAAATAGGGGACACATTGCTGCATCCCCTATTACTATTATTAACCCTAATCATTCATGATGAAAAGGTTCTTTAGAAAAAGTCTGGAATATTTCCAGAGTCTTCTTCAGGTTCTTCAGAAACAAAATCCAAATCAAAATCTGCTGAATTATTTGTTTCTTTCTTTTCTTCTACAGGCATAATCAAATCTAGATTAGCTTCTTCTGCTTTATATTCAAAAGCATCATTCTCAAACTCAGGTGCAGGCATTTGAGGAATATCCTCATCATCTTCTGGATCTGGTTCTGGAATAACTGGAGCTTCAAATGTGTTACCTGCAGGATCAGTATAGTGTATTACTTCATCATTCACCCATGGTACTTCTTCTTCTGTAACTTCAATAGTATCTTCTTCAACAAATGAATCTTCTACAGCTTCAGTTTCCTCTAGAATGATTTCTTCTGACTGGTGCAGATCATCTGCACAGTTATCTTCTTCTTGCACCACTTGATTATCAGGCACTTGTGTAACTGGAGCAGTAGCCGGTGCAAAATTACATATGGTCCCTATAAAGTAATGTAAGATTCTTTGATCTTCCATCCAAGTTTTAGGATGTGAATGCTGTAATGAGTTAGTTACAAAGTTATAGAATGCCCACAAGCTGTCTGTGTTAGCAAATACTTGTTGTGGTTTCTTCATTTGATCTCTAATCATACTAGCCTGCTCAGTAGTAAGAATCTCATACTCTGCAAACAGGACACCCAAAAGCTGTGCTTGTCTTCTTTTGTTCAAGCTTACTCCTTCCATAGAAGCTTTATCAGCACATAACTGATTATAATACATATGTGCATTAGAAATATATTGGTCTATAGTATCTTTTACTTCAGTATCTGCAGTACCAGTATGCTTTCTAACCCAGCTACCTATATCCCCGGAGATCATTACTGATCCACTCTGATTGATATAAGCACCAACTACACATTTAAATTTCACTTGTTTGTTATAACTGTTTGTCCATGCAAACATCATAGACAACTCAGGATCCTGATTGAAGTTCAATCTATAGATACCTTGAGCTATTTGCCCGTCAGCAGTACATCTGTACTCCTCTTCTACAATTCCAAAGCCTGCAGTAGCAAGAGCTTGGTATGCATAATCCATTACAAATTGGTGGCTAATTACAGTATAACTAGCACCATGGTTTGGTAAAGGCACACTAACTAGGTGCGCCTTTGTTGTGTTCTGTATTTTCTTTGGCATTTAAAATAATTTTAATTGATTTCTATTTGGCTCTAATCCAGCTATCTCTTTCTTTATCTTATCTAGATAATAGCTTAGATTAATCTTGTAATCATCAAATGGTTTTTCTTCATGGTCAATATAAATAGTCTGCATCCATTGGCCGGATTCTATTTGAGTTTCTCTACCATCAAACAAGTTAGTCTTAATAACCTTACAGCCGGAGTTAGATACATAATATCTAATAGTATCCTGCAGTTTAGTCTTTTCATACTCACCGTTAACAATAGCATGTGAATAAAACTCCCAGTCACCTTTTATCTTTTTACCACCACAATAATCAAATATGTTTTGGTTTTGTTTTAGATAATCTTCAGGCTCAATACCATCTACAAAATATGCATGCAGAGCTTTAGGAACTATCAGGAAACTTTTATTCTTATGCAACGCCAGGTTTTCATACTCAAATCTACCTTTACATTTAGACTTACCATCTTCAGTAACTGCTATGTAGTTATTTACATCACCCAATACAAACTTAGAATACTTATCATGTTCCAGTTGTAAATTAGTAATCCTTTCCCATTCTGCACATATCTCCATATACTTATCTACTTTGTCTCTTGGAATCAGAGTTTCCAAACCATCTGTATTCTGAGCTAGCGGTACAGATCCTGGTATACCTTCAGTAAGCATTTCATAGAGTAGAGTTAGACTCAACTGACCATTAATGGTAATCCTCATGGTAAACTCTGGATCATATAGAAAACTATTCTCATCATTACTGAGTCCATAAGTTGAATTAAGAATAATCTTATATACATAATTCTTAGGATCCTTCTTAGGTATCTTCTTTCTTTCTTCAAAAAACCACTCATATAGTTCACAAAAATCTGCTTGTGGTAAATGTCCCGGAGCCCATCCATTTCTAATAGCTAGATTAGGATAGAAACTAGTAACATCTGAAGTCATAATAACCATATCTTCAGTAGACTCATACACTCTACTAGTTCTAGCACCATGGATACCACCAAGACCATAATCAGTTTTAACTCCTCTATACTGTACTGAATACTTGAATCCTCCTTTAGTTTCACCTGGATAGATAACAACTTCCCTAAATTTCTTTAACAGGTTTTGAAATGTAGCTGTCTTGAATTCTATATAAGGTAGTATGATATCATTAACAACAATCTGAGGTCTATGAGTTCTCATCTGTCTCAGTTCATATTTTTTTATACCAGTCTGTTTACTCAAGAAATGTAGAAATAACTCTTTAGATATCCGGGGCTCAGAGGCTGAGAATAAATCAATGTTATACTCTTCAGTCAAAGCTTTCCTAAGATTAATCTGCTCTTTACTAAGCTGCATAATCTGTTTAGTAGACCTAACATCATTAATACAGTAATTGATAATATCCGGAATCTGTTCTGCTTCTACTTCAGTAGTATGATGAATAGGCATATCTATGATATTCTTCCAATCCATTGTATACTGAATCCATTTTAAACTAGATCTCTTAGCTGGATTATCCCAGTGGTTAAGTTTAAATACATCTACCTGTCTAATACTTAAATCTCTAGGACTGAATTCTAAGAACTCTCCATCACTCTGTCTTCTGATTACATCTTGTGCTTTAGAATATACAAACCTGGCAATCTCATCACCGGTCATATCAAGTAAATCATGACCCTTAGCTAAACAATGCTCAGTGATTTGACTGTCAAATCCTAAACCATTAAAGCTAACATGCCATTCATTATTATTTACATTATGCATTAAGAAAGTTAAGAAAGGAACAATGTCATTTCTAGACTCATGCATTACAAATATCTCTCTGTCTTCAGATTTTATATCTTCAAACACAGCAATGAAACAATTTTGTAAAGTTTCATAATCATGTACATAGTGTGTTTTCATACCCACTTGTTCAGTTAAGCTGTTCCCCCGTTTAATTTGTACATAAAAAAAGAGGGTAGTCTCTCCTCCACCCTCCCTTTTAATTTAGAAGAACGCTACTTTGTAGCTTTTTTACTTGGGGTTTCTGATTCACCCAAGAATTTTTTGTAATCAAACTTCTTTGCATTTACTGCAAATAAAGATATAACATCTTCCATAGCTGCTTTGTCTTCTACATAGAACTCTTGGAATACTTCAATCTTATGTCTTTCTTCTCTAAAGTTTCTACCATTAGGTCTTGCATGCTTAACTGCAATTGGATCACCATTGTCATCCATTTTAGGTAACATATGCAAAGCTTGCTTAGTTAACTTAGAAATTATTACAAAGACTTTAGTATCCGGATCAAAGATACATTCTACATAAGGACATGAATCCGCTATAGGGATCATTCTAAAAGTTTGCTTGTCATTCCAAGTAGCTTGGATAAGCATCATTGTGTTTTCACTCATCTGTTGGTTTTTAAAAATGTTTTGCAAATTAATCTAGAATTTTTATATTTTCCAAATCTCCCACTCCAATTAACAACTTTTCTTTTTCTAGATCAGGCTTACTACAAAGTTCACCTACAGATCTGAGTAGATCAGTTGATACCGCTAGTATATCTGCATATTGTTTGAAATAAAATTCTGGATACAGATAGCTTTTAATATAATTATGATTAGCTCCATTATTATTAAAATATCTTAATATCCTTTGCTTTAAATGATCTTGTATTTGGCTATAACTACCATTTACAACATGATTCCAATCATTCTTTAAATCAGAAAAATTAAATATCAGTACACTTGCTGAGTCATCAATCTTAATATAATCATCCAGTCTTGTATGTCTAATGAGTGTTTGTGCCTCAAATAGCATATAGTCTGGATCATCTTTAGTTTGATAAACGCATACAAGTTTTGCATCCTCAGTGGTGTATTTATCTCCCCAACTCAAATAAGTTTCAGTTGGTAGAGCTTTAGCACCTCTTGGTATATCTAAGAGCGGATACAAAAAGATCTTAGATTTCTGGAAATACTTCCGGTAAATTTCATTTAAAGCCATAGATATTAAAGTTTTACATTACCCAATGCTAGCTCATATGGCAAATCATATCTTCTGTTTTCATAGTGCCACTTAATCTTTTGCACTATATCATCAAATGATTCTGACCATTTAGCTAGTGTTTCTGAAGAAACCTGGTAAGGATAAACTTGATTGTACTTATCAATTACTATAAAAGTAACTTGTACATTCCAATCATCAGTAATACTAAACTTTTCCTTAGCTAACAGTACATAGATAATAGCTTGTATCCAATATCTATAATACTCCACAGAGTCAGGAAAGTCTTGTATTGACTTACCAAGAGTCTTTAAGTCATTAATAAAGATAGTTTTTGAGTTATGATCAACAACTACATTGTCAAGGACACCGTGGAAACCAAAAGGTAAATTGTCTGTTTCAGCTTTTACAAACAACTCATTGTAAGCTTCAATAGATTTGTCTTCTACATCTCTGTCTAGTTGTAGCAATGCCCGCACATTACTGTTATTCTTTAGTACTTCAACTGAAACTTTACAGCCATCTAAAGTTGGTTGATCTACTGTTGTTTTATCTAGACTAAGTTTAAGAAATTCAAAATACTCTGTGTTCTCTAATGTCAGAATCTTGTCAAGTCTTTGTTGATCTGTTTTGAGTGTCTGGTAGAGATTAGCTGTGAGTAGCTGTGTGAGTATATCTTGTGAGTAGTCTGACAAATTTAATGTATTATTTCCAATTGTCAAGTGATATTTAAAAATATTATCAATAATTTTTCTCTGACTATCAGTAGGAAACTTACCCGGCATAGTTACAAAATGCTCATCATACTTGTCTGGCTCAAACAAAAGACAGTGCAGAACGCGCCCTCCTACAAGATGCGCGTCTGTACCATCCTCCCTTTGATTCAAAACATAATGGTTGTAAAACATGACCGGTGAAAACAATAACTTGTTAATACCACTATAGCTGAAGTAAAACTTCTGCCTATAGAACCTTTCTAGTTCCTCAGAACCAATCAAAGTTTGTATCATCTTGTTCTTTTTGATTGTTATTTGATTCAGATTCCTCAGCAAGTTTACTTATCATTTCTCCTAAAGCATAATCTTCTGCTTCAGTAAAAACAGGTCCATCTTCTGATGTTATTAACTCTGACTTAAGTTCATTACTCTCAATTTTAGTAAATGCTTCTTCTATGTCTTCATTAGGTGATTCAATGTCAGTAGCCACCCCCGCCACCCCTGGAGAGTTATCTTCAGATGGTTCAGGAATAAAGTCATTAACATGTTGATAGATATAATTAGTATTTAACTCTTTGAGTAAGTCTTCACTAATAGTAACAGTTTTAACTTTGAAGTAATTAGTGTCTCCATTTCTTCCAATTTCATTAGAATACCTTCTCATCAAAACATCTAGTTTATCTGTAGTTAAGACATCTTTGTCAATAAGAGATTTGACAATATCATCTATATCAGTACCTAAATAGTTTTTGTTCTTCTTAAGAAATCCAATAAGAGATTTGAAATTCACATGGTTCTTAGTATGGCAGTTACTTATATCATAACTATGTTCTTTAAACAGCATTTCTAAAAACAGCAAAGACTCAACATAATTAGAATTAGCCATAATCTCCATTGCCAAGATATGATTATCATTATCATTACTCTGAAACATTTGGCTTATCTGTTCATACATAGCTTCATCTATAATAGTAGCATCATCACCATTTATATGTTTTAGAATAGCCATCTCATCATATACAGTAGCACCTGTCATCTTGTGGCATAAGTCTGCATGATCATCATCAATAGCATTATACCACTTAGAAGAATTCATATTATCACTGTGTGATTTTAGAGCTGCATTATCCCCATGTCTAATGTCATTATATACAGAATAATCAAACAATACTCTATCTTCTTGATAGTTTTCTAATGCTTCTCGGATGTTTTCTCTGTACCTATCATCCATATACATATTTGGATCATTCATCAACTCATTGAAGTCTGTAAGATCCATGCTGTATCTCCATACACCACTAGTAATTTTATCCTTTGTATTCTTTGCAGCAAATATGTGTGTTGCTTCATCTATATTTCTTACAGTTCTTATCCCATGTTGTAAAGCTAGATCTTTAAGCTTTATTCTTGGAACATTAACTCCCGGTAGAAAATAAAGCTTGTCACCTTTTGTAGGAACATATTCATCAAGATATGTGGGAAACATATCTTCAGTCCTATCTTCCATACAGAATAAAGGTTCTACTTTAATCATTACCTCATTTTGACTTGATTCTACTTCTGATATTACAATATATCTTTTCATAGTTTAAAGATTAATAAGGGGAGTATTACCTCCCCCTATGTTTGTTTGTAGTTAAATTATTTTTCTTTTAAAGGGTAACTGCTTGATGCTTCAATTACTTGACAGCCATCTTCACCACGTCCTTATTCATCATAAGTTGTGCAAACTTAACCTTGTTTCCATTGACAATCTCTTTGATAATATAGTATCTAAGGTCATCAGTAAATGCATCACAGTCTGTAGTAAGTTTGATTAACCTTTGAGTCATAGTTGCCGGAACAGGTTTAGTGTCTGCAAATACCAATGAATAATTTATCAATCTGGTTGCAATCACACTAGATATGTCTGCTCTAAAGTCATCATCTTTACCTACAGCATTTGTTAATGCATTCATTACATATTGCTCATCTTTAGTAAGTGTATCTTCAGGTGAGATAATCTTATCTAACTTGTTGTTAATGAACATAGTAAACATAGAACTAAAGTCTACACCAACAGAACCCTCACCAATCATTTGAATCAGAGGCAGGTCTGCTTCAAACTTAGGAATAGAGCTAATAGCATTAAAGAAAGTAGTAATAGATCTTGGATTAACTCTTTGAGTTACCAGCTCCGGATGCATCAACATAAAGTTAATACATCTACCATCAATGTTTGCAGTCTCAGCCCACTTAGCCCATACGTTTACATCATACTTCAACTCAACAGATACAAATCTTGTCTTCTGAGCTACATCCAAGCTAGTTACATTATAGTCACCATTATCCGGATTAGTAGTCAAGATAACATGCCAGTTCTTAGGAAGCTTCCATGATACATATTCCTGTCTATCTAAGATCTCCATAGTAGCTTGCATAAATCTATGGTCAGCCCGGGTATAATCATCAAGAATCAAGAAACCACCTTCACCTTTACCTTGAATCCATTCAGGAGCAGCATGTGACATACGCTTACCAATAACTTTGTAACCTTTCTTAATAGCTGCATCTATCTGAGCTTCATTAATCCAAGTAGTTTTACCTTCTGCATTCTGTATTTCAAATTCTTTTACAGGAAAACCAACTAAGTCACCTAATTCTTCCAGCTGAGATAAATTCAGCTTAACAACTTGCATATTCATTTCTTTACCCAACTGCATGATAGCTGAAGTCTTACCAAGACCCGCATCACCCTCAATATTAATAGCTACGGGAACCTTACCCTCTGCTTGAATATACTGATTGTTGTTAACCATGTGCTTAATAAAGCTCTTTAACTCTTCTACATTCAATTGTACTTGACTCATAACTCTTTTTTTATAATTCTAATTTAATTACTTTACCTGGTAAATCATTATTCATATAGGACTGCTCTGACAAAACCCATAGGATATTCCCTTTTGGTTTTACAGAATAACCACATTCACCATCAGTAAAATACACCAGGCTAGTATATTTCTTTAGGTTTTCATTATAATATTCCAGGACGGGATCAAATTCAGTCCCACCTCTTCCGTGTATATTCATTTCATGCTTTCCTGTATAAGGTTTGATAGAATGTATTTTAGTATCACACTGTACAATAGTAATATCAACACCGGCTTTATAGATATGATGAATCTCATTCATAAACTCTTTCAACTCAGAATCACTTACAGAACCTGAAGTATCTATAGCTAAAAGCATATGTTGTTTCATCTTAATCTTAAGACCCGGATTGTCAGAGAATCTTCTATTCTCTTTTCTTCTGATCTTCTTGGTAAATACTTTTGTACTAACACCAGTAAATCTACGGATATACCCTCTCCAATCAAACTTAGGGGCTTCTATTTGTTCTACAATGATAAGACCATCTATCTCACCTGGCACAGTACCCCGTTTCTTAACAGTTTGCTCCTTAGCATCACTAAGCACTTTCTGTAATTGCTTTTCAATTAACTTTTGCTCAGCTTCAGTAAGATTATCAAACTCTTCCCAGGTACCATGATCAGGAACATTACCCATATCAATATTGTCAAGAAGATTATCCATTGCTTGATTACCACAAGTACCATTCTTCTCTTTCTCATCTTTAAACTCTTTAAGCTTGTCATAGTAATATCTACAACCTGCTCTAAGTTCAAGATTCATATCAGCATAGTCTTCTATAAAAATACCTCTACTAGGTGCATTCTTAAGTATCTCAGCTATTTCTTCAGGACTAGCTCCTGTTTCCATAGCTGCAGACATTTCAAGTTTTAGTTTTTCATTCAATGCTTCATATTCTTCTTTAGAATATTCTCCGCCCGGCAACCAAGACTTTTCAATATACTGATTGATTTCCATATCCATTGCAACATTTGCAAGTCTCTTATCACTAAACTTAAAGTAAGTAGTAAGGTGACCAAATGCAATATGAAGCAATTCATGTTTTAATATACCAAGCTTTTGTTCTTCATTAAGACCTTCCCAAAAATCAGGATTAATAGCAAGCTGATAATTAATACCATTCTTACTAACCCCGGCAGTAGGAACTCTTTTAGCATCCCATAGCTTATTCAACATAATGAGAAAGAACCCATAATAGGGCTCCTTCAACATCAGGTCTTTACTAGCTTTACTTAAACTCTGAACTTTGTCCATTAGTCTTTTAGTTTAATATCTATTTCAAATTTTTCTGTTGGATATCCTAGTTGTCCTAAGAACCCAACCATATCTACTACAAAATTCTCCAAGAACAATTCTATTGAATCTTTACTAGATCCATTAGAAGTCATAAGAGATAAACACTTACCACTAGTAAGATTATTATCCCCTAGTGCAGCAGCTTTATTTAACACCTTATAAGATTTTGGTGCTTCTTTTTCCCAAGCATCTTTTGGTAACTTAGAAAACTTATACAGCACTAGTAACTCACCAATATATTTTTTGTGGTCAGTATTTTCTAATGCTTGAAATGCAATAACATGATTATCCTGATCTTCAGATTTAAGCATGTTTAATAAATTCTTTGTTTCTTCTTTGTCAAATTTTACTTTACCCATCAGTCTTCAATTTTTAGTGTTTTAATCATCCATATTGTAGGTGTTTCAAGATTATCCACCCATTCTTTTGCACTTGGAATGTATCCATTGCAATCTTCCTTTACATGCTGTTCACCTATATAACGGACATATACATCTTTACCATCAGAGTTAGTGATTACTTCACCAAATCTTTTCTCACATTCAAATATACCTTCACTATGATGTCTAAACAGTCTGTGCTTACTATGACCATACCAAGCCTTAGTTTCATCAAACCATTTGTGTATCTCCAAATAATCCAAAGGAGATCCTCCAAACTTTTTAGCTGAGGATTTTGCATGTTGCCAAGGATGCGCCATTATTCTTCTGTTTTACTTAATAAATCTCCATCATGAAAATAATCTTCAGTTTCAGTAATTCTGATATGATTATTGATAACATATTTTCCTGAAGGAACACATATACCTACATCACCAAAACCACCTTCATTATTCCACCAGTCTTCTATATCATCAAGAAGTTTCTCAATAACAAACTCTTCAACTAAGTTATAAAGTTCCCTATCTAGATTACTTAATAAAAATTCATTATTCCAATCATCTACATAATCAATTACATCTTCTGGAGTGTTACATGGATCTTTTGTAAAACCAATCCATTCTACGGAACCAGAGTCTCCAGCACCATCATACTTTACTTTAACACCAGTAACATTCAAATCAGCCAACTGAAACAGGAGGCTTGTCAATTCTAATTCTGTCATAACTATTTGATTTTATAAAACCTACCTAATATGTTTCCATTTAGGAATTCTTCTTTTTCAAGAACCTCTCTTGTAAACTGATACTTAGTCTCATAATATGTAAGTTCCATTTTGGAAAAACATATCTTAACCATAAACCTTTTAATCTTTATACCAGCTTTGTGAGCTTCTTTAAGAACTGCATTACTACTATAATAGTTTTGATAACTGGGCTTAGTAACAGTCTCATACTTTTTAGTCCTTTTATCTGTTACTTGAGCCATAGCTTTTTTACCAAACTTTTTCTTTGTAATAGAGTAAAAGTTCTTCTTACCTACATATCTTACAGACTTTCCATTAATAACAGCTTCCATCTCATACACAAAACCTACTGCTCCATCTGGAATCATGCTATCATTAAAAGGTCTTCCTTCATATAACCAGCTCATAATGCTTGTTTTAATAGTGAAAATAACACATCTCTAACTTTATCTATACCATGCAGCTTAATAGAATCTGAAAGATCTTTTTCCATAGGTAGAATAATATAATTAAATCCATACATATGTTTGTATCTTTCAGCTGCTTTTATCCCCGGCTCATCATTATCAAATAGAACAATAATCTTCTGATAATGTCTTACAAACTCACTCATAGCTCTTTCACCTATCATAGTATTCTCACTGTCCGGAGCAATTGCTTCAATATTATTAATACCTAGTCTATTAAAACACATTAGATCTTTAAGAGAAGAAGTAATTAGTAGATATTTACTTTCATACTTAAGCTGATCCATACCTTGGATATAATTTTCAACCTTTATAAATTTCTTATCTGGTACCTTGGGCATGTAAATTTTGTATAAACTTCCATCATTTCTAAAATAACCATATGTAAAAGGCTTTTTAAATACAAATGAAGTCATAGTACCATCTGTTTCTGTTTTTTCCATTGTAAAGAAATCTAAAGGAACAACATTATATCTATCAAGGATACTAGATCCAATCTTAAAACCTATCCAGTAATCTTTATCTAAACTATTCCAGTGCCTCATCTCATAATCCACAACCTTAAACTTGTCATGTATTACTATTTCTCTCTTCTCAAGTACTGTATTGTTTTTAAGATATGCTTGATAGTCATTCATTATCTTCTTAGCTGCTTCACCTGGAGACAGGTTATACAACTGCTGAATCAAATTCCATGAGCTACCTTGATTACCTGAAGAAAAATCTTTGTGCTTATATCTATTAGATACAACATCAAAATAAATAAACATAGAAGGAACTTTATCCTTTGAGTTAAATGCAGAAAGCATTTTTATATCTTGACCTGTAAGTTTTTCTTTTAGGTTTAAATAATATTCATAAATCCATTCATCCGGTACATCTTTTATATCAGATATCAGTCCTTTGGTTGAAATCATAACACATAATTAAATAAAAAAGGGGCCAGAAGTATTAACTGACCCCTCTTGACTAGTTTAATTAGTCTAAGCTGAAATCAGTAGAAGTTTTATTTGGGATGGTTAAATCATCATCATCTCCAAAATTCTTAACTTCTTGCACTTCTTGTTTCTTTAAGTGAATACTTTCATCAAAAGTTAATACTTTACCATCTTTAGTACTACCATAAGCATACTTACCTTTATCTGCTTTTGGAAGATACAAGTTATAGTTAGTATAACCATTCTTGTCAACATATTCTCTACCTGCAACACAGAAGTTTAAATAGATATCTTTAAACGGTGCAGATTTATTGAAAGCAATTACAAAGTCATCAATAGTAGCATGTAAATCATCTTGACTTTCAAACCATTGAGAAATGCCAAGATTATTACAAAGACTTTTAAGAAATAACATAAGTGATTTATCTCTCTCAATCTTAATTCCACCTTTAGTAACACCATCAGCATAAGCATACATACTTGCTTTTACTTTACCTACTTGACCTGCATGTCTTCCTAAACTTTCATTGTCTTTATCAATATAAAAACCTTCAAAACCATCAATTGGTTCAGTTTCTACATGTAAAAGCAAATGCTTTGCACCTTCAATAAAGCTAAAATCTTCAAGCTCTAGCTTGTTAATCTTAAGTGTGACATTTCCAGGTGAAATTGTTTTAGGAAGCCCTCCGCCTCCACTAGTTACTAGGTCTTTTGTACTTAATCCCATTGTTATTTATTTTAATTATTAATGAATACTTTGTCCCATGAAGTTGTTAAAACTCCACTCTCTGAATCTGTAATTACTATCTCTTGATTTCTCAAATGATCCGGTCTTGCACCGCAAGTTACTTCTTCACTAGTTTTGAAACTTAAAATAGTTTTGTTTCCTTTTCTATACATATAACCAATTGCATCAGCATTTGCACAGATTAAAGATTTGATTTTACCTGTCAAATCAATGTTTGCAGACATAACCATCTCACCTTTATCATCAACTACCTTGTCTTTAATGTGACCAGATAAAATAATGTGGGGTGCTAAGGTATCAATAAAATCTAAAACCTGGAAAAATGCTTCACGGATATATAAATATCCAGCACCATTTGGCAATGTAGAAACAGTATCACCACTGAAGCTCTTTCCCATCGGTGTAGCCCGATAAAGCTTAATTGCAAGCGGTTGTATCATACTCTCTAACGCAGTGACAGTATCTATAGTAACATACTTATAGGGTTTACCTGCTTCTTTAATTGCTTTACCGGCATCTAATAACTCTTGTAGACTATTAACTTTAATCTTAAGAGCATCTACATAATCAGAACCATTTTCTAAATCTATAATCAGATTGTTTTCTAATCCTGCAAATGCAGTTGTCTTACCAGTCTTTGGCTTTGAATAAATCAGTAATCTCTTTGGATTAACCTGAGTTGCCTTTACTTTACTTGTTGGAAGTACTATACTCATATTTCACTTTTTGTATGTTTTTTAATCAAATCATTCAGCCAAGGTTTAGCACTTACCGGTTCCATCAGCATAATTGCTGCTAAATCTCTAATAGTTGCTTCACTTAAAGGTACATCAGCAATTTCTACATTGTTTGTATCCGCCTCTACTTTTAAATCAGAACCAACTTCTGCCTCAAAATCAGGAAATAAAGACTGTTGTAGTCTTGGCAGTTTGATATTTTCAACTGCAGATTCAGCAGGAGCGGTACCCGCATCTTTTCTTTTCTGATATACATTATAAGGTATCTCAGTTCCATCTTTAAGAACAGCACGCAATTCAGTTACAGGAATAGTATAAAGTTTATAAGGCTCACCTTTATAGTTTACACCTTCTTTCATCTCATACTCTTCTCCATAATAAGGATTGTTTCTGTACTTAAATAATTGTCTGTCAGAATTAAAAGGCACAATATCCTTAATATTGTCATTTTCATCTTTAACATTGTCATAGAACTCTATGTATATATCAAGCTCCTTAGTTATTTCAGACGCAAAAAGCTGAAATTGCCTTTCTGCTTTACCTTTTACAAAGTAAGCTGTCTTAATAACAAATGTAGGATCTGCTATTCCATGAGCTCTAAATGTCTCCAAGTGTTCTGCAAAAAACTCTTTTTCTTTTTCTTTTCTCATACTCTATTTACATTTTAAATTGATACTTTTTTTGTAGCTTGTGCTGGTGTGTCTATCTCTACAATCCTCATGATTGTTCTATCTAGCTTAAAGAAGCTCATCCTTGTGGTACCATTTCTAGATTTTAGAAAATGAAAGACTAATAAGTCTTCATCATTTATAATATATCTATCAGGACCATACTGTCTTATTTTTCTTAGAGAGGGTTTATTTATACCTAAGACTACATCCGCATGCTGCAATAAAGCATCTGACCCATATATATCTGAATCCAATACATAATTTCCATACTCACCGTCCCTCTGTCTTTCTACATTATCTATGTTTCTGTTAAGCTGACTTAACACTACAAAAGCTACCGGATAGTTTTTTTTCATCATAGTGAGTGCCTTGCCTAATGCTGAGAGCATCTCAAAGTCATCCTTTTGGTTCTTTGCTTTTGCAAATAATGTTGAGTGATCTATACCTACAAGCATATTCATATATGTTCCATCTGGCTTCTTAAACTTTTCCATTTCATAATGAATAGTTGCACACATTTCATCAACATTACAAGTGTCATATAGAACTCTAGTAATATCATTTTCTACAGATTTCTCATAATACTCAACACATTTGTCATAGATTGCTTTATCTACCTTCACTCCATCTTTACTCATTAATGTATTGTAATCAGCACCGGTTTCTAAACTAAGTTTTCTTACTCCGCTAGTTTCATCTACCATCTCAAACTGAAACTTAAGTATTCTAAATTCTTGATCAGGATTTTGGTCTATTATGTCACTAAATAACTGTTCTAAGAATAAGGTTTTACCTGTTCCAGGTCTAGCACCAACTACGGTGATAGTTCTCCATTCTAATCCATCACAAAAAGCATCATTAAATTTGGGCCATGCACTTTTAAGAGATTTAATATCTCCATTTCTTCTGCCTTTCATCTTAAGGATTGCTTTTCTTAGTGAGTCTCTTTCACTTACAGGCAGCAAAGGCCTGGCTCCATTAAATAATTCTGCCATATTGTTATTGATTTTCTATTCTACTATTTTTCACTTGGTTATACACCTCATGTAATAATGTAATCAGCAATTCAATTAAGAAATACTTCCAAAAAGGCATAGATATAATAAATAAATCCACTATACTATAACCAATTGCTGTTCCTAATATTGCTATAATTATTAAAATTCCTTTTGTCATACTACTCTTTCTTTAAAATAAGAACCACCTTCTCCATCAAGGGTTGTGTTTAATAACTGACAATATGTTGCTAGATCAGATTCAAAAGTCTTATCTAAATTTTGTCTTCTTATGAAATACTGAGAGTTTCTCATATACTCATAATTTCTGACACTAAATTCATCAACATATTTTTCAGTAGCTTTTAGGATTGTTTCCCAGTCATAATCATAATTCTCAAAGAACCATTTAAAAGCACCTTCAAGATTCTTGGGATTAACTCTAGCATATTTACCGGAGTTAAGTTTCCTATTAGGAAATATTTCTACATATTCCTGTATCTTCTCTAAGAAGCCATCTCCCATTAAATCTCTAAGTGTTTTCTTTTTAGTTCTCTTGAAGAACCCGTTAATTTCCTCCATAAAGATAAGACTTTTACTTGTAAGTTGCAAGTTTTCATCTATCCAATGATCTTGTTGCAGTCTTTTGCACTCAAGTTCTTTATTGATAAAATTATGAGGTATTATTTTTTCTCTTATGCAATGCAAAACATAGTATGTGTTTGGTGTTAGGTTCTCTTTTATCAACCTTTGAAATATCTCTGTCATTACCAAGTAATTTTTGCATTAAACTGTCTTTCTACAACTTCATTAATCTTAACAAACAGGTTATCTGAGTTCCATCTCTCCTGCTGATTATATGCAGCACTGGCTGGATGGCTTACAAAAAACTTATAGTTGTTATCATTAACGGCTTCAGACCATTCTTGAGCTTGTTTACCCATATATACATATATAAGTCCGGCTTCATTCCATGTTAAATAATCAAACAGATAAGCCATAAAAGGTTTCCATATATTGTAATGCTGCCCTATCTTACCTACTGTAGTTGTAAGAGCTGTATTAACTAATAGTACACCTTGTTCTGCCCATCTTGTTAAATCTGTATCAAGACTACCAGGATGTCCATTGTAAACAGTTCTGTTTACTTCATCTAATAAATACCTAAGACTAGGTTGTAACTCTTTAGTATTGCTACAGCTAAAAGCTATACCATCAGCAACACCAATTTGAGGATACGGATCCTGCCCTACTATAACTACCTTAAGTTCATTTACAGGACATTCTTCAAATGCTCTAAACATTTGTTTTAATGGCGGAGTAAATCTTCTACCATCCATAGATAACCTAGCTAACTCTGTAATGATTTTATCAAACTCTGCACTATATATAAAACTTCTTAGTTTTGTTGACCATCCGGAGTTTTCTAATCTAGCATACAGTTTATCCTTAATTTCCTCTAAATCTAGTTTCTGATTCATATTTTATTTATTTTTGTTTAAAACTAACACAATGGCAATAAAAGTTAAAGAACTAAAAGATGATGCTATCATTGAAGTAAAAGTCAATAAAAACTATTACTTAATGGTAAAATCAGTTCTTCTTCATCTAGTAAGTTTAATTACAGCTGAAGATAAAGATGCTTACATTAAAGAAGCAATCAGTAAAGAATATAAAGACTTAGATGAAATTCAAAGATCTTTCTATACTCTTTCTTTATTACTAGCTGAAATAGAACAAGTTGCTAAAACCAAAGAACTCTTTGTAGAAAAAGAAGTTCTTGAGCCTGGTGATGAAGGTTATGTAGCTCCTAAGCTAGATTAATATTATAAATCTTTCCTACTTCCACACAAGCTTCAATAGCTAAAGCTAATTCATCTTTACTACAATCTGCAAATGATTTACATATTGTAGCCTCTCCTGCTTCATAACATAATCCTGATCTTTCTTTAATCAACACTTTCATTTCTTCAAAGGTATAGCCAGATTCTTTGGCTAATTCTCTTATACATGCGTGCACTTTTGCCAATTGTGCTACACTGTGGTCAGCATCTGCTAAACCAATATACATTTCTACTTTCTGTCCTTCTGGAATCTTATCCAAAAAGATTTGATAAGCTAACTTAGATTGATCATCCGGATATGTCAGCTTACCATCTTTCTTAACTAATTTAACTGATAACATATTAACAAGTTATATTATCAATCATTTCTACAAATTGCATAAAATGATCTTTTGAGGTTATTCTAATTGCTGGTATATCCCAACATTTAACTATCCAATTATTATCTTCTACATCAATACTATCTGTGCTATATAAAACTATATTGTCACAAAGTTCTTTATTGTAATAATAATAATCATATCCATTCTGACTTTCATCATCTTGAATTAATATTTTTTCAAATCCTAATTCTATTAAATCTTCTTCTGTCATTTGTTTGCTAATTTAATTAAGAAATCTGCTGGATTCAGAACTTCTTGTGAATAATTTTGCCGGGCATAGTCATAGCCTTTATAATCCATTAAAGCTCCAAACTTAGCATGTCTTTCTTTCATATAGTGTTTGACTATCTGTACTACAATATAAAAGTTATCCTTATCTTCTGATATCATCATATTATATACATTTTCTACTTCATCAGCAGTAATTAAACCTAAGAGTTTATTAAGCTTTAATTCAGCATAAAACATAAACTTTCTATACTGCCCATGATATGGACCGGAAGAATATAAGTTAAAAGTATAACTCATATTAGTATCCACATTCTTTAACAACTCATAATGATCAGAACAAATAGCTACACAAAGTTTGCTTAGCTCTTTATCTTCTCTTTTACCCATTATTGATCCCAATTATTTTCATCATCATCTCTTAAAGAAAATATTATAAGACCTGCTGATACTAATACTATCACTGTAACTATTGCTATTGTACTCATAATTATCTGTTTATAAATTTAATTGCTCCATTAAAATGATCTACTGTATCAAAAAATCTTTGAGGATTAGTCTCAGCATAATCTAAAATACTGTTTATTGCAAGCTCATAATCATCATCAAGCTCCATTACAACTGCCATAAAGTGCATGTTAGTCATAGGTTCACTAAAGCTTATAGTTATAGGACATTCATTATGTAATTTTATATAAAATCCTTCTAAGATTCTGTGTTGTTTAAATCCATACTTTTTTAAAACCCTCTTAACTTTTTTAACTTCTTCTGCTGTCATACCCTTGCAAATTGAAATAATGCTACTAATTTACCATACTCTTTCATTACCCACTCTGGAGTAAATATAGCTTCATGACCAGTAAGTAAAACAATAACATTATCAGTTACAGACATTTTTATATTTGCATACCAGTTATTGGCATAAAGTAATACAAATTCAACACTAATATCTTTATACATATATTTATGATGATTATTACTGTTTCTATAAAACCCATACTTCACAAGCTTCTTACCTATTAGTTCTGTATCTCTAAGTGTCATACATATTATTCTGATTTAAATGTTACTATCTTTCCACTCCTTCCATGTATCAAAGTCTTGTAACTTATCTAACATCCATTTAGCACCTGCTATAAAATCATTATAGTACCTATTGTTGTTGTCTTCTTCTACATACTTTTCAGCAGCTTCTTCAAGTTCTTCCATTCTATTCCATTGTTAGGTTATTATCAGATACAATCTCCCGGATTTTATCTCTTAATTCTTCATAAGTATTATATACTTTAGGAGGTAGTTTTTCATTATACTTAAGTTCATTTCTTAAGTGCTGATCTAATTCCCACATAGCGTGTTTCCATTTCCAACCATCTAAGGCTACTCTAGCATCTTCTGCTGCATCTTCATCAGAAAATTTAATAATTACTTCCATATTACTTGTTTTTTCTTTGGTCCCAGTAATCAATAAAAAATCCTGCGGCAACTATTAAGTTCATACCGCAGGAAGCTATAATCTCAATAGCATCTTCATAGATAGTACTCAACAAATGTATGTGACCTACTGTCCAAAAAGGTATGGCTAAGTTTTGGCTTATCCAAACTATAAGATATTTAATAAAATGTTTCAATTACTGTAATGCTTCAAGTATTTTATCTAAGTTCTTATTAGTAAGATAGAAACTAGTTCCAGAGCTAGACATAAAAGCCATACTAGAACCTGTCTTTAAGAACCAAGTCTTTCCATCTAATTCAAGAGTTAACTCTTTCTTTTCTATAATAGCCTGCTTTAAGATATTAAAGAACTCTATTGTATTTTCTTTTGAACCTAATGATATATAATCTACATCAGTGATGTATTGATACTCAAGATTCTTATAATACAATGTATACCAATTACTTTCAGCATCATAGAAGTGAGTTAGTTTTGGTAATACTGTAAGTTTGTTATACCATACTGTACTATCCTTTGTTGTTTCTTTAACAACAATTTGTGAATGTGCTGCACCTGTTGACAACAACAATAATAATAATAACTTTTTCATAATTTATAAAGTGCTTTATTGTAAAGATGAAAGACTATCCATTTCTTTTGCTAATTTATCAGATTGTATTTTTATTTCAGCAATAACTTTATTTAAACTATCAGATTTTAATGATAATTTATTTACATCTTCTACCGCATCTATATATGTTTGACTATTATGGTCTGCACCAACACCATCTAATCTAATTACAAATTGTTGTCTATCAGATTTTAATTGTTCTACATACATTGCACGGTCTAATAAAGCTGCTGTTTTATCAGTTAGTTCTGAATATTTTTTCTTTTTTAAATCAATTTGTTCTTGAATTGAATTGCTATTGCAAGATCCTAATACTATAATACTGCTTGCAAAATAAAATAACTTTTTCATAATTGTTTTCTTTTTTTAATATTAATAATTTTATTTACTGTGTTAAACATGTTCTTAAAAAGCACATAGTTTAACAATGCTAAACCTATTAGCAAAAACCAATTCCAAATTCCAGGATGAAAATGCTGTATATACACAGCAATACCCGTACTACCTATAACAGCAAGTAAGTGTAAACCTACCATATACCATAGTAGCCAAGTTCTAGTCTCCTTCTTCATTGTTAATAGATTTCTGGTTCTTGTCCCTCTTCCGCGGCTGAGATATCTCCTCCGGCTTTTTTAGCTTTAACCACCTCTGTAATCTTTCTTGAATTTTCTGATTCAAGATGCTGTATTCTAGCTTTCTCTTGTTGTCTTTCATACTCTTCCCAGTTATACATGTCTAATTCTTTCATTCTAGCTACATCAGCTATAGTAATGCCATCTGGTATACCTCCATTTGCATTAATTAAATCTATACAAAATTCTTTCATCCTTCCCATAATTTCAAGGCTTTTAGTGTTAATTCTTTTACTGCCATATCAATTCTTGATATCTCCTTAAATTCCATATACTTTTTAATTTTCTTTCTAGCATCTTTATCAAAGTGAGTTATGACAGCTGTATATCTTTTATCAGCTTGTCCTGCTTTATGATTAGGAAACTCATATGGAAATGCAATCATAAGATCATTTACATTTGCAATAAAACTAATGTCACTATATTCAAGTAATTGATATGGATGAAACTTTGCAGAAGTTACCGTTTCTCTCTTCATATCAAATACTTTTCCTATAACAAATTCTGTTTTATTAAACTTGTAATACATAAGTGCAATTAGATAGTTTCTTCTATCCATACTTCTTCTGTTCTTACCTTCCTTAAGAAGATCTTTAACTAACTCACATTGCACCAACACATCTTCATAAGTATAATCCATAGGCTACATAAAAAATGGGAACAATAATCCTTTTATCTCAGAGATAATAGGTCCAATAATAAGTGTACTTAAAAATCCATGTGTTTGAGACCACTGATACCAAAAATACAGCATAAATATATGTGCTGTAATCATATATAACCAAATAATAGCTGTAAAGACAGCTAGTCCATCATCATTTCTCATACTAATAAATTTTAAATTAATTCTAAATCTGCTTCTTGAAAATGTTCTGCTTCTATTGCTTCTAAAGTAACATAAGGTGCAAATCTATCCGCACTGTAATACTCATAAGGAAATGATTGTTCTGATAGTTGTACTTCTTTCAATCTATAACCATATCTATTTTGTTGTAGACTCATTCTGGCTACTTCAACTACAGTATATACCTTACCTTCTTCTAACCATTCATATGATGATATTCTTTTAGGTTTATTACGGCTATCAATGCAAATCACCTGCATATTCTTCAATTTCTGATTTAATGTCTAGATCATCAAATTTATTCTTTAATTCAAACATTTCCAAGAAATCTCCTGATTTAACTGGACATTTTCCTTTATTGTGTGCTATGACCGCACATTGCTCAGCTTGAATAGGCTCATGTTTACAGAACCTAATCAAGCTAGCCATGATATACTGATAAGAATTTACATCATCATTGTAAATAACTACTCTGTGTGTTTTGTGCTCTTCCATACCATTAAGATAATAAATTAAACTGTCACATTGAAATTTTTCCACATAATTTTAGTCTGGTCAAATCCTTCCAATGCATCTTTTACCCATTTCTCATCTACTGTATCCATATAACATAGTATATGGACAATAGCTTTATCATCTGGGTTTAGCCGGAGTAATCTACCAATTCTCTGTGCAGCCTTTCTCTCATTACCATATGCATGCATAATAATACCTTGTTTTAAATTAGGTATGTTTACACCCTCATTCAACTGTAGAACAGTAGAAAGTTTGGTAATCTCTCCATCTTTGAACTTAAGCAAGTTCTCTTCTGATTTTGGATTGTTGCTATGATAGCTATGATCACATAACTTATCAGCTTGAGCCTGAGTATTAGCAAATAGAATACACTTACTTTCTATGCTGTCAAATAATAACTTAGCATACTTTTCTTTAGTAGGATATTCCATAAGAGCTTTCATTCTCATAACTCTAAGCATATGTACACTGCCGGAGCCTACATCTAGTCTTCTAGACCAATAAACATAATTAGATTCTTCATCTGTCATATATGTTTTATTCTTCATAGTGACTTGATAGTTCTTTACTTTGCTTAATCTTAGCTCATGCACAACAATCTTATAATCATTCAGTATTCCATTTTCTATGGCATCATCTGCCTTAAATGTAAATACTACAGGACAAAACTCTTGCACTAACTTACCTTTTTCTGAATAGTCTCTCTTTGGCGGAGTACCGGTCAGCCCAAGTATCTTGCCTTTAAATAACTGCAAGAATCCCCGGTGACTGTCTAGTAAACTATGCATCTCATCTAAGTATACAACATCATAATCATTAGGATCATGTTTGTTTAAGCTTAGATAAGTAGTGAAGACTACTCTACCTAGAAGATGATGCTTATCAAACTTAACAGCATCATCTTTCCAGGATTGAAATATAGCTTTTTTAGGTGCAACTACAAGACATTTCATCAGTGGTGTAGTATTTCTATCCATATGAGTCAGGCCAACAAGGGTCTTACCGACCCCTGTGCCTAAGACTACAGAAGCCCGCTGCTTACCATCAGTAGCAGCTAGAGCTTCTATTTGTATGTCTTGTCTGTCTTTTGTCATAAATTTTATTTTAACCAATTCATAATTCTAGCTTCTTCTGGATGATTATGCACCCAGTCATGACAGTTTCTACAAACTGCCTTCCATGTACTTTGTATTAAATAAAATGCATCTCTGTTACTTCCAGCAAATGTGTGGTGTATGTCAGTGGCACCATTAGTGCAACCGGCAACTTTAATCACACATAGCTGATTATCAGTAAGATATCTTTCTCTTAGTTTGCTATACTCCGCATCTTTCTTTGCTCTTTTAGCAGAAACACGGGGGATGGCAGAATTTGTTGGTTTCTGTACAGTATCTCCGCTTTTGTGGCAACTCCAGCAGTTTTTACATAGCTTTAATCCCCCGGTTCCACTACTCTTCCATATGGGTCTTTCTAACCCACATCCATCACATACCTTAGTCTTCATCAAAGTATTTTATTATTTCTCTATTTCTAATATACTCCATAGCTTCATAAATAGTGTCAAATTGTGTCATACTTGAAATATTAAAAAACTTACCTTCTATAGACATAACAGCATCAGTACAAAAAGTTGATTCCCATACATCATATGCATCATTGTGAGTTGTTGGTACCAAACTCCATTTAAATCCAGGATAATCTCTAATACTCATCATCAAAAAATTCAGTTATTGCTTGGTATCTAACATGATATACAGCTTCTTCTAAAGTATTATAATACTCTCCTTTAAACGGATGGGTTATATCATACTTAACTCTATATCCTTTACCACTAGCTTCTATTTCAAGATCTGAAAACTTAGATCTCCACCATCCAATATATCCTCTATGTGTAAGCAAATGATCAGATATGAATCCTGGTATGTCTGGTAAATCCATAGTGCTCATAATCAAAAAATTCAGTGAATAATTCTGCCACTATATATTGCATAGCTTTTTTTTGAGACCGGAACTTAATCTCACTATATGGTGTATTAAATTCATTAACTTCATAATAAGCAGTATCACCCCTGTTATTTGTAACAGGAGTAATACTATACTTACCATATATGTCTGCAATTACATAATGGAGTTTTGGATTTCCATATACATAATGATACTCAAACATTGCATTACTTGCTGGCATTTCTCAGTCTTGGTAGTTGGTTTGGATCCTTGTCTAAACTTAAAAAGTTTTTAGGAAGGATACCTTCAGCCATAAAGATAGTGATAATTTGTTCTTTGTTTATACCTAAATCTTTAAAAGTTAAAGTATTCTTGAACTTGTCATCAGTCTCAGTATCAGCTATTAACAGCTCTGTAAGTGGACTTTTGGGAAACAAAGTCTTGAATATAAAATTGCTGTATTGTATAGTAACTTGTTGTTTAAACTTATTAAGTACAATTTGTGCTCTCTTATAAACATTAACTATTCTTTGTTTTTTCTTACTACACATAGTAGCCAATTCTTGTTGTGTCAGAGCATCTAGACCATATAGTGCTCTTTTGTATAAATAATTCTGGTATTGTGAATACCCATCAGTTTCATACTGCATATACATTTTACCTGCAGATAACTGATAATTTTTTACATCTTGTTTTAGCTTTTCCATTTTGTTATACATTTAAATTCATAAAAAAAGAAAGGGGACAGTTACCTATCCCCTTATTCATATACACTCTATTAATTAGATACCGAATTCTTCATTTGGTTTAATAGCACTAGACTTAGTAGTCTCATAAGCTGCCTTAATCTCATCTACATTTGTGTGAGCAATAGGACTATCTGTAAGATTTTGTTTTTCAGTATACAAAGTACGTCTGTAAACTGGTGCACCATCTACACGGCAAACAATACCAGTAGAACCTGCTACTTTAAGGTCACGCTCAGGATTTTTGTCATTGAATGGTTCCAAAGACTCCTGTACAATAATCTTACCATCAAGCAATTGACCTGCATAATATCCTGCTGCTTGTAAATCTTCCATCTCTGCAGAGATAATTGCAGACAATTTCTTTCTTCTTAAGAAACCATTGTCATCATACTGATTAACTGTTTGTTCAACTCGGATATATCCAAATTCCGGGTTATTTGATACATTGATTACTGATCCAGTAGTAGCATCTGCTAATACAACAACTTTTGAACTCATAACTTTAAGTTTTAAATAGATAAATAAATAATAATTGAATTGATCTTTTGAGTTGATTACTATAATACTAGTCACTCATACTAGTAATAAGTTGATAACACCTTTATTGCAAGTCAGGTATTATATATCCAATGGGCCCGTAAGGTCTATTATATCATCAAATGGTGTATCATCTGATATAATGTCATCACAACTTTCATCATCTGGTAGATAATCAAAGTCATAGTATTTTTCTTTTGTGTTCTGAAGAACAGCTGATTCTAGAAAGGGATTTAATGCATGCTCTCCTGCATCTAAGGACATAAGGTATTGCTCATCTTCATCAGTAAGATCTAAGTATTGTTCTATGGTTAGAAATATTACCTTGCCATTAGGCAGTTGATAGAGCATTTTAAATTCATAAAGTTTAGTAAATGTAAACCATTCTTAAGAATAGTGATTATACCAACCTACAAATTATTGCACTATATAGCTAAACAATGAAAAGGGGGCATTGCTACCCCCATATCATTTGGTCAGGAAAAGCATATCCACAGATATACTATCTTAAAATTCTTCCATGATCTCTAATGTATCAGCCATTAGATAACTACTAAATGTCTTTTGTATACCTTTATCATCAATACCAAGAGATTCAACTTCATAATGTCTCCAATCATGAAAGCCTCTAAATTCCTTGATAGTACAAGCAATCATACCATTATTGTCAGATAACTCAGACTCTATTGTTTTAGGTTTATCAATCTCATAGCTTAGATTGTTAACATGAGTAAGACATATAGTACCTACAGGAATTATATCCGGTAACTTTCTGCCTAGTATCAATTTAAACAACCATTTACTACAATCAGAACTACTACCAATAAACGGAGTCAATAACTTAGTTATCTCTTCTGCATTTGGATGATTAATCATTGATTTAAGAGTATTATACAAATCAGTTTCATCAAACTCTAAGTGTATTTTCATGCTCATAGCTAGTCATTTAATCTTCTGAAGTCTCTTATTTTAGCTAAGAGAGCTTCATTGTAGTGTGTAAAGAAACCTTTGTCTATAATCCGGTAGTTGATTTTATCAATCTTTTGTACCGGATAAATTGTTTTCTTTACACCAGTTAAGATTAAGTTGTCATCAATATCTCTAATGTCTGCCTTGAGATCCATCCCAAGAACAGAAGTAATTAAATCACTCATCACTAAATAGATTATCCATTAAATTTCTCAAACTTCTTTTCTTAGCCTGTGCATGAGAAACTTTCTCAAAGATTTGAATTGCCATGACAACTTCATTAATATGAACACACTGCTCTACTACCATAGCATATGATTCTGTTTTAATATCACTGGCATCATATGCTTTTATACACAACTGAGTTATTTCCCGGCATCTTTCTTCAGTAATACCTAACACTTCATGTATTAAATCTGATTTCTCATCAATAATACATAGTTTAAATTTATTATCCTGTGGATAAGACTTCTTCTTTTTCTTAAATAATTTCCTGAACCATTTCATAATTATCTTTTTAGTTTAAACTCTTGTTTTCTTTGCTCATCATACCATATTTGCACACTTATACAAACTGTGATTGACACTAACAAACCTTGAAAAACATAACCAACTGGTGTGTAATTTTCAAAATTGAAGGCTGCCCCATATGTTATCAAACCTTCTAGGATACATAATACTACTAATCCTATACTTACATTCAAAATAAAATTTACTAATTTCATAATCATACATTTTTTAGTTAATAAATAAGACAGACTATTACACCTTTTGTCTGTCTACTGCGGTTGGAGGTGTACGCAATTATACTAAATACTTAACTGTCATAGCATAGCCAAATAGACCGGTAGCTGCACCACAAAATGCTATTAATGTTACTGTCATAGCATTAATTGTTTTGTTCTGCATTAACTTGTCTAATTGTTCTTCTATAACTACTATCTGATATTCTGCTTCTGATAGCATTTGATACTTTAAATCTGCTGGAACATCACCCATTTGAACTTCATCTCTAAGGTTGTTCCAAAAATCTAGCTTTTCCTGTAGCTCTTTAATCATAACTTTTAGTTTTTAGTGTTTAAATAATACTGTGAATAAAATAGTGCTATAAGTAGCACAGTAATCATAATCTCTTTCATAATCATTCAATATTAGTTTCTATATGCATATGGTCTTGACTGTGCTTTGCGGACAGATCTGTCCACATGCTCTTTTCTACCATTACCGTGACAAGTCTTATTTGCAGCACAACTAGTTAACCATAGTGCAAACATAATAAACAGTCCAACTAACATTCCTTTGATTACAATAATTACATTTTTCATATTAAGGGTTTAAGGGATTACTAAATAAAAGTACACAGTGAGAGTTTTAACCACACCCGCTCACAAGTTGACCGCGTTACTGTGTACTTAAGCTAATTATCTATCTTCATAACATTGCTGACACATATGTACTTCATCACAAGTACATGTCAGTTCAGGGTTAATTGCATAGAGTCTTGCCATATCAGCAAACTCACTAGCAATCTCACCGTGCACCTGAAACTTAGGCTTAGGTGTAGTTACAGCTCTCTTAGCTCTAATAAGCATCTTGAGAGTATTCCGGAGATGATTAATGTCCATATCATCAACATTAATCTTCTGACCATTCTTCATAGTCCAGTAAACAGGTTCTTGAATCATATCAATAAAAGTTTAGTAGATAATATTTCTAGTTCTTCTTTATCAAATGATGTCTTAACCAATACAACATTGCTATTAGACCAGTACTGTTTAAATTCTTGTTCTGTTTGGACCAATAATGTTCCACGGTGTTCAAATAAGTAATACATAAGTTTAAGTTTTAAGTGAATAATAAATAAAATAGGGGAATCACTCCCCTATTTGTTCTAACACTGGCAGCTCATCATAATGATAGCTACTACTAGTAGTGTCTCGCATAACATTTAAATAGTTACAATAGTCTAATTCAGGATCAGAACTTACATAACCATTATCAATACACTGTGATGTATAGTCTTCATAACTAAGAATTTCTTCTTCTGTAGTAGACTCTACTATATCAGCAATTTTTTGTTTAGCAAGTTCTTCAGTGCTATAAACACCAACTATACTAGTTTCAGGTTGACAATAATTATCATCTGTGTCACGTATGAATGTCCAAAAAACAATGTATACTTTCTTCATAAGTTTATGTTTAAGTTTAGGTTTAAGTTTATAAAATAAGCAGTTTATAGTCCTGCTTAGGACTCACAAAGGTTACTGATAGGCAGAAGACATAAATTTCCTTAAATAAGGAAATGTATATTCTTCATTAGTATGCCCTAATACAGTATGATTACCGGAAACACCATTTTTTACTTCATAAGTAGAAAAGATTTTATATTTCCAATAACCATAATCATTAACATACCAACCTTCATGGGTATCTTCTCCTACATTGTATTTAACTACATTGTTATCAAAGACAATCCATCTGCAATAATTTAATACTGTTTTTTCCATTCTAAGTATAAGTTTAAGTGAATAAATAAAGTTTCTATAAGTTAATTAATACACCACAGTTATAAGATTACGTTCACTACCTCAACAGGTTTCCTCTTACAACTGCAATGTATTAATACCACAAGTCAACCCCTGCTTTACAGGATGAGGGGTTATGCCTGAAACCTTGTGGTTAAATCAGATTCATTAGGTACTATAACAGTAATAATAACAATAACAATATTATTATGACATTCCATAGCCTTTCATTGACCGGTCCGATCTGGTATTGCTACCCAGACAAATCTCCGGACTATGGCAGTTACAAAGTAACATTTATCTACCCTTGTAGTGATAATAAACTATCACTCTGTGAGCTGAATCTGAATGCTCAACAGAAACCCGGTTCTTACATACTGAATCTCTATGAACCGGGAAGTTAAAGAGTATTGTTATTAGGTATAACCCACCATTAGTTATTCTAGGTGCTACAACACCACAGTAAACTAATAAACTGTAACAAAGGTAATGCCTATCTGCTGTGTTAACTATGCTAAACAATAGGACTTGTGACCGGAAATTACTGCTTTCCCGGAAGCCTTTACTGTGCTCATCTAACTAATACTATATATAATAGTAGTAATAGTAGTGTATTACTGATTCTGTGTAATGCTAAGTCTATGATTAGCCATATACTTAGTATTGTATAAGCTTTCACAAGCATTCTGTGACTGTTTCTGTTGGTATAATAATGCTGAGAGTTTGTCACTCAACCCCAAACTAACCTACATTCATTCACAGTTTGTTATTAATTACTGCACATATATTACACTATGGGTATCTTCATTCCCGGGGGTAGTATGCAATAACTGTGCACTTTAGTCTTGACCATTCAATCAGCGGTTGTTGACCGGTAGTTGACCGCTGAAACAGTCTAACTATTTTTTTTAAAATTAAAGTTGCTTAAAGCTATTGTCTGAAAGACAATTAAACACATAGTATATACTATGGCTTCACTAAAAATAATAAGGGTGTATTTCTACACCCCTATTATCCTTGAGATTATATCCCAATTTCCTCAGATACCTCAACCTCCTCAAAGTCATCATCAGAATTCTCAGAAGCAACAACAAGGCTTGATAATGTGTACCAAGGTTTACGCGCAGTTCCATCAGCATTCTTGCTTCTAGAAACTTTACCTAAGTAGGTTTCCCCTACCTCCATACCTTGCTCATAGCTAGTACTATACACTACTATATCAGCTTTGGTGTGGCTGTTACCATTATCATCAGTAAACCTGATAGTTGCTAACTTGTAGGTTAGGGTATCCCCGTTACCATTAGTGTAAGTGAACTCTTTATCACTTAATCTAACCAAGGTAGCCTTAATGTTGGCAACCTTTTGCACATTACCACTAGGTGTTGTTTCTTCCTTAAACACCAACGCAATCTTTTTCTTTTCAATCATAACTTTTTGATTTTTGGGTTAATAATAATTTTCTTACAATAAAAGTTGCAAAAGGCTAAGCCGAAGGCTTCCAACACTGTCTGTTATTAACTCTCTCTCAGCTTAAATAAAAAGGGGATTACTCCCCTAATTTATTTTCTGCTTGTGTTACAAGTGGCTCTATAATACCTTCTTGTATGTCATCTCTAAATGCTTTTAGAGTATCTATTGCTATGCTAAGTTCATATTTATCATAAGAAATCAAATCACTATCTGTTTTTATGACTCTTTCATAAAGACTAATCTTTGCATTAAGCATTGCAATAATGTGTAATACCGTTTCTGTGTCCATATTATATAGTTTAAGATTAAATAAAAGTTGTCTGTGTAAATAGAAAGGGGAACAATGTCCCCTATATCTATGGCTTAACAGGTGCTTCCAACAACTGAAACAAATCATCTTTGTCTAACAGTTTGTGTATGTCTGCCTGATATCTGTATAATTCAGTACGATATCTGTCCCAAGCACCATAATCAGCACACACAAGTTTAAGTTTCAGAACATTAGCTTTGGATTCTTCATAATCTTTGGAATCCATACCAAGTTCTTTACTAGCATTAATCTGGCTATTCAACACGCCTATTGCAAAGACATATTGTTTATCAGAACTACCCTTGTCAATAGAAATGTTGTTGTTAACATAAATCTCAGGAATAGAATTTATTGATTCCATTAATTGAGAACACATTTCTTGTGCAAATTCAAAATCTGCTTTTGCTTGTTTGTAAGCTTCTAACTTTTTCATAGTGTATATTTTAATATTTTATTTCAATAAAAGTTGTAAAAAAATAAAGAGAGTATTACACCCTCTCTATCTTTCTCTCCATATATAACTTTACATAGAGCTTTTCTAGTTTGTCTGAATCAACCATACTGTTCATTGCCTTAATAGCACTAAGCATAGTTTCATATTCTTCCCAACTAATTACAATAGTTACTTGTTCCATAGTATATAATTTAGATTATATTAAAGTTGTTAAAAAGGGGATATTACTCCCCTTCTTTCCAAGGTCTATACAGTCCTGATTCACAGATATTGTGTGCAAAAGAATTTAATTTCTTTTCAAAATCTTCAATATCAACTTCAGCATACCAACTTGTGCAATCTTTGTTAAATGATTCAAGAGCCTGTTTATATTTGTATGCTAAAAAATGATAGTCTATTCTTTTTTCTTCAGGATAACTGTGATAGTTTACTGAACGGTCTACCATACCTGATAGACTTTTAAATGCTTTTTCAAAGTTCATATTATATAGTTTTAATTTTCTTAAAATAAAAGTTGTTAAATGAAAAAGGGGATATAGTCCCCTTACTGATTATCTCATTATGCGGTATTTAACATAACACAATAAGAATACAAATCCCCAAAGAATTGCTGTTACCATAGTTGTTAGTTTTAAATTTTAATAAAATAAAAGTTGCTATGTATAAATAAAAAGGGGGAATTTCTTCCCCCATAAACTATACAACTAACAATGTATGTTCAGGGTGTATTATATGGTATTCTTCTACCAAACTATCCCTGTAAGCCTTTATCTCTTCTTCCGGCAATTGCTCAAATGCTTTTAACATAGCTTTGTCAGCTTTTTTTCCTAATAAGATTAATATCCCATCAATCTCATCAATCATAAATTTTGTTATCATATTGTATATATTTTTATTACAATAAAAGTTGAAATAAAAACTTAGGGATTATCTCCCTAAGTCTTCATCATACTCAAATGTTCCGGTCTCTATGTATTCATAGATCTCATGCTTAGTAGCATAGTCTACAACTTTGCCGTCTTCAAAGAACAGTGCATACTGTTTCCGGCCATCCATAGTCTGTTGATACTTAACTTGTCCTGTAAGTAACAACCAAATGAAAATAACTTTTACCATAATATATATTTCTAATGCAATAAAAGCTGTTTAAAAGAAGAAGGTTTATAAGCCTTCTTCTTCTTTATACTGTAGATATGATTCATATGCTGTTAAGCAATATGCATCATACTCTGCTTGTAATTCAGCACAAGAATTACAATGGTTTTCATCACCTAGTAAACAGGCACAAGTTGTATTTTCCATAATATAAGTTTAGCACACAATAGAAGTTGTATTAAATAAAAAAGGAGCTATTGCTCCTTAATTATAATGTCTTTCAACCATTGGTTAATGAACTCTTCAGTTACATAACCTATTGGATCTTCCATACATCTAGTGTCCCACATTTCAAATGTAGTTACACCATCTCCTTTTAATCCAAATCCACCTCCTACAACACTAATCATTTCATCTTCATTAGGATATTGAAATGTCCAATGAGTTGCACCCGGTATTACACGGTGTGCCTTCCTGATAAAATCTTCAGGGAATCTTAATGCCTTTGTCATAATGTATAATTTATCATTAAATAAAAGCTGTTTAAATAAAAAAGAGCAAGGATTATTCTCCCTGCTCTTTTACTCTACAAACATTAAACACAATGTATTCTCCCGCAGTATGTATCTCATATTTCTTGAGAATACCTTTGGTCATCCATTGATTCAATCTAGTTTGCATTTTAGTTAGTTCTCCTGCATCTGATGCAAGAAAACTATAAAGGTCAACACGTAGTTTCATATGTATAGTTTCTGTGGCAATAAAAGCTGAAAAATAAAAAGAGAGACATTGTCTCTCTCTTAATGCTATGCACCTTGTAGCTTTTCTTCTATGTGCATTATTAGGTTAAGCATTCCCATAATGGAGCAACCTGCTAATATAATACCCATAGTAATTAAACCTACCATTGGTGCAGTTGGTTCTACAGATAATACTCCGAAGAAGTATAAACAGAATGTGCCAAGGCCTGAAGCATATAGCACAATAAACTTAAGTAATTGTTTCATAGTATATAATTTCTCATACAATAAAAGCTGTCTAACACAGAAAAAAAAGGGGATATCATCCCCTGTAGTGTTTAACTTTTCATAGCTTTTAGTTTTCATACAATAAAAGCTGAATTAAAAAGCAATACAGGTTATTCCCCTGTATTACTTTCCATTGCTGATACAGCAGCTTCAATACCTTCTTGAACATAAGCTCTATATGCTTTTAAATCAGATAGCTCATATAGTTCTTTAAATGTCTTACCTTCTGTTTCTAAGGTAGCAATTGCTTTATCTAGCGTTTCAGCTAAATCAAATAGTTGGTTTGCAGTCATAGTTATTAGTTTCTCATACAATAGAAGTTGTGCTATATACTGTCTTCTCTGTGTGTGTGGTTGGTGTGCTGCCTCGGTTGTCTCAGCACCCTCCCCCCTCTGTGTCATAGTCTTCTGCTTAGCTTTTGCATCTGTTGTCTCTGCTTTGTTCTGTCTCTGCTAGCATCCACACACTTTTCCTGTGTCAGAGTTTTTTAGATTTTTTCCTAGATTCAGGCTTGCTCCCTCAGCTTCATAGGGGGTATGCCACTTTTTTTCAGAGCCCCGGGGGTTTTTGCTATATGCCCCATCTCACACTCTTATATACTACAACTTAATTATCTTAAAAAAATTTGGTATGTTTAGAATTATGTATATATTTGTTGAGCTAATAACTTTCATTTTAGGATTAATACTAAAAGCCCCGGAGCTACAGTCTGGGGTTTTTTAATAAGTGTGCCCCCCTGTGTTGAGATAGACATAGGCCAAGTTCCAGACAGCATACCGTAAGATCTGCTCACTACACTGGACTTTTTGGTTACTGGGAAAGCATGGTACCAACATGTATAACTAGTAACAACCCCAGATAAGTTTCTCTGATCAAGAAATACTGTCTGGGTTTTTTTGTATATTAGATATTGTATATATTTGTAGATATGAAAAAGTATGACATGGGTAAGTATGTGCTCCTGGCCGGGGAAGATGCTACCAAGATATTTGACTACTATGATGTAGATGAGATGCACGGGTTGAACAGAAAAGATGCTCAGGCAGAAGAAGTAGATAAGACTGTAGGCAACGGGGTTTATATTTATGGGTGGACTAACTATGACCCAGCAGATAAGAAGCTTACTGCTAAGAAGCCTTATCTCCCGTTTCTGTTTATTAACCTAGGTACATTTAAGAGGTACTCTATTACAGAGAAAGCTACCGCAGTTATGCATGAGACTATGCATATGGCTTTGTTACTTAATAACTGGAATGTCAAGGATAAAGAAGAAGAGGTTATTACTTATGCTGAAGATGAAGCTAACAAGATTATTGATAAGCTAGGGTTTGATAAGAAGGAGCAACCTAAAAAAGGGTTCTTCAAAAAATGAAAGTATACTTTGATCATGTCCAAGGCTTTGGCAAAGTAAGTGACCTGGAGTTAATTATCAACTGTGCATATGGAATATTAGAACCTAATGAATCTCCCACAGATGCATTACTACAAGGATGGATACCGTGGGAGGGTAAGTGGTATAATGAGCGCAGTACTAGAATTAATTTAGCTAAATATAGACCATCTAAGACTACTAAGAAGTTATCCAAAAAGATTATAGTAGAAGCTGGAAATATTGATGTATCATTAGAACAGTACACAGAACTATACAACAAATACTGTCAGCATCATGGCTTCAAAAGAGATATCAAGCTAGAGTCATTCAAGGATTGTTCTGTTATAGAGTATCAAACAGATGAGCTTGTTGGTATTAGTTTATACAAACAGTTTGATACACAGTTTGTGGCATATCAGTTTATATGGGATTATGCAGATCCTAAACTTTCTCTAGGTACAGTAGCTCAGATGATGGAGTGTGAAACTGCAAAGCTTCTGAACTGTGAGTATGTTTATCTACTTGGTGGGTATGAGCAGTGCTGTAAGTATAAAGCTAACTACCCGGGGTTTGAATTCTGGACAGGTGCAGAGTGGTCTACTGATATAGAACTTTATAACACTCTAGTAGATAGAGATGAAAGAATAAAGATTGAGAACTATGATGTATGAACCAACTAATAGGATAGAGGTAAACACACCTAAAGGTTCTGGGATCATATGGATCATTACTGACTATGGGCATGAGACGGATACTATCTATACTGTGATTATTACAGCCACCGGAGAGTTCTGGCAGTTTACTCACAAAGACATCCGTGCAAAAAATAATTTAACTTATGGTAGAGATATAAAATAAGTTGTATATTTGTACTAGTTCATAACTGAAAATTTAATTAATTGTGCTGAGAACCCTGGAAATTTTTTCTGGGGTTTTTAGTTTAAATTAAAATAGTTTATATATTTGTGTCACCAACAAACCATGAGAGCAATAACTCCTAATTATTTATTTACTAATGACTGCCCAGCAAAAGCTGTTGTGGGAAAAGCTAACTGAAGAAGTTAGAGATACCGGCATGGATAACCTCCGTGCCCGGGAGCTCTATGATGAACTAAGTAAATTATTAAATATGTCAGATAAAACATTGATATCTATTACAGAAAAAGAAAAAGGCCTAGAGGTTAGACTACATGAAGAAGCCTATGGTAATCTAGCTCTTATAGGTTTATTAGAAAAGATCAAGTTGAATATCTTAGATTCTCTTCCTGAAGATAAAGAACCAGAAACTAAACCTAGTGCTAAACAAAAATATGACGCGTAACAAATTAAAACCAAATACAATGAGTGAAGAAAAACCAACTTATGCAATGCCGGAGAATAACCCGGAGATTATTGAACACAAGATTGTTCCTTTTGGACATCAGTTGATGGGATTAGATCCAGATAATCTAGATGATACTACAGTAACTAAAGTAAAGTTACTAGCAGCAGAAATGGCTGAGATCTTAAAGACAGATTATGAGAATGAAAGAGGGCCCTTGAAAAGCTTACTCTTTGATCATGCATTAGGAGAGATATTAAATGCATCTATGTCAGTAGTAAAAGTTTTAACACTAAAGAATAAGTAATGTCAACATTTAAAAAACTAAGAGGCCGGGCTATATTGCTTAATGTGCCGCAGAGAAAGAAGTCAGTTATTGAACTGTCTGCAAAAGATGAAGAAGCTATGATGCAGGAAGCAGCCAAGCTTTGGAGTAAACTTACTGTATATGCTATAGGAGATAAAGTAGAAGAAGTAGCTGTAGGTGATGAAGTATATGTTAGAACAGGAGCTCTAAACATGGAGACTGTAGAGAGAATAGAGATTGATGGTGAGATTAAACTTCTCCTTAATGAAGGTGATGTTGTTATAATCTGGTAGTCATGGATAAAAATAAAACTCCGGTATCTCCTTATCCAACTATGACAGAAGGTATCTATGGGAATAACACTAGTATTGTTACATCTACATTTGGAAATCCTAAAGATCTTTCTGACAGGGTAGTAAAACTATCTCCTGGACCTAGACCTGTATACTATGGCGGAGAGTCTAATCCTTATGAAGTATTTAAAGTATTAGAAGCATGGGGTCTGGATAGAGACTTCTATTTAGGTAACGTCATTAAATATGTAGTAAGAGCTGGTAAAAAGAATCCAGGAAAGTATAAAGAAGATCTAGAAAAAGCCATAGTATATCTCCAAAAGAGAATTGAAAGTTTGGATAAATAAATTTTATCTTTATATTTGTCAACATGAAATACATATTTGCATTTGTATTATTAGGTTTTATTTTGGTATTCTGGTTTGTTGCAAATGCAATGAATAAACCTATACTAAATAAGATGCATAACTATTATGAAGATGATAAAAATGGTAGACAATTTGCAAATATGCTTATCGGACTTATTATTATATTGGCATTTTTAATGGGATATCTTGTTGCTTAATACTCTGTCATCTCCTTTTCCGCAATAACTTGTTAACCTGTTAAGCAACTTAATCCTCAGTTTTTTAACTGGGGATTTTTTTATATCAAATATTTTTTGTATATTATAGTGTATATTTATAAAAACAATAATCATGGATATTTTAAATTTTATTTCTTGGATAAGAGGACGCAGACAAGTAACATCTGTTGATCCGGCTAAATCTCTATTACCAGTTGGTCTTAAGGACGGTAGAAGAGATGATGAATACTTAGCAGGTGCTATATCAGTACAAGACTTTACAGCTCAAGTAGCTTCAGTAATTCCATCAGGTGCACAAGGACCGCAGGGTCCACAGGGTGTGCCCGGACCCGTTGGTCCAGCAGGACTAAATTGGCAGGGTGCATGGTCTGCTTCTGGTGTGTATGTTGTTGATGATGCTGTAGGATATGGTGGAGCATCTTGGTTTTGTATTGCTAACGTAGGACCTTCAGTAACTACACCTGACTTAGATCCAACTAACTGGGCACTATTGGCTTCTCAAGGAGCTACAGGACCACAAGGACCTCAAGGTATTCAAGGAATACAAGGACCATCTGGATCAGGATTACCAGGTACTATAACAAGTCAAACTCAATATTGGACGGGTACACAGTGGGCACCAACTATGGGACTATCAACTACTCCTTCAGCTACTCCAGGAGCTTCAAGAATTGGTATTGGAGGAAGTACTCCAAATACTAGCAGTTATGCATTAAACGTAATTACAAATGCTAATGGTTTAAGAACTGTTCAATCAAATAGTGGACTTGGAATTAGTAATCAAATGTCAAATACAGCTACATCATTTAACTTTGGTGTAAACAATATTAGTGCTAACCCTTTAATTGATAGAGCTGCTTTCTTTAGTCATAATAGTACATTCCCAATTAAGTTTTCTCATAGTAGTACAGATAGATTAATCATACAAGGTAATGGTCAAGTAGTTATTGGTAACGGTTTTGCATTTTCTCTTGATGCTAATCTAGTTGTTAAAACCGGAGATATAGAAACTGAAGAAGCAGGTAAAGGATTAATTCTTACATCATCACCAAGTGGTTTTAGATATAGAATAACTGTATCAGATCTTGGTGTATTAAGTACAACTGCTGTACCATAAAAAATAAATAATCATGGATATACTTAATTTTATAAACTGGTTAAGGGGCGGAAGACTAGTTAAAACAATTGACCCTGCACAAACATTAGTACCTGTTGCTACTAGAGATAGTAAACGTGATGATGCTTGGTTGACAAATGCAATGACTGTAGAAGATCTTGGTAGTCAAATACCTGTTGATAGACTAGTTGCCGGTACATCAGAAGTTGTACTAACTGATAATGCAGGTGATGCTGAGCTAACATTTAGTCCAGGTGATGTAACAATTCAAACCACAGGTTTAGGAGCAGATCTATTTATTAGAACACTTGGTGGAGATGACATATTTATTGAATCAGGTGATGATATCACACTAAGAGGTGATCAAGGTACTTTTGATGCTGAAGCTGAAGGTGGAGATATAAATATATATGCTGGAGATGGTTCTGACGGTAATGCTGCTAATGCAGGTTCTGGTGGAGATATTAGAATTGAAGCAGGTGATGCTGGTAATAGTGTATCAGGTAGCCAAGGAGAAGGTGGTTTTGTAACTATTCGAGCTGGTTACACTACAGCAACTGGTTTACCAGGAGGAGATATTAGTCTTATTTCAGGTAATAGTGTAGATGGTATATTTGGTGATGTTATTATCAGTGGCAACTTTACATGGGAATTCTCTACAAGAAATGCAACAATTCTATTTCCTGCTGTAACTTTAGCTACATTACCAAATCCTGTTTCAGTACCTGGAGCAAGAGCTATGATTGCTGATTCTACTGCATTCGCATCAGGAAACTTTGGTGTTCAGGCTGTAGGTGGCGGTGCTAATATAGTACCTGTATTTTCAGATGGTACAAATTGGTTACTAGGATAATATTAAAAAATAAAAACCATGTCAATAGGAAATTTAAAAGATACAGGAAACCAAGGTAATAATTTACCATTCCAGTGGAAAGTTCTACAAGGACTTCAATCAATTATTACTAATGCCTTAAATGTTAATATAGTAAATCCATTAGGTCAGCAAAAGGCAAGTGATTCAGTATCTACTGTATTAGCTGCTGAACAAGCAAATGGTATAGTACAAGCAGGATTCAGAAGATTTACTAATTCAGATAGCGATCTTACTGGTTTCCCAATAATATTATCTGTTTCTTTTGCTAGTGTGGGAACTGCTAATGCTAAGATTTCTACAGATGCTGGGTCAAATTACACTGATCTTGCCCCAGGGGAAACATTAAACTTAGAAGCAGGTGCTGTTATGAATTATTATGAAGGAACTAACATATATTGGGATACCACAACTAATGCAGGTGCTGCGTTATTAGTTGCATATAATTATATATAATGGGTGTAATTATAAATACTTCTGGTATATCTAATCAATCATTATTGGCTAATGATCAAATGTTGGCTGATGCATTTGGTAGAATAAGAGTAAGTGAACCATTTACATTATTTGACTCTAGTCATAGATTTGCAGATAATAATTTGTGGTCAACAGCTACTGCTGTAAGTGGGTCTGCTACATTTGATGCTAATGAAGGTTTAATAAACTTAGGTGTAACAGCAGCATCAGGTTCTGAAGTTATTAGAGAAACCACAAAGGTGTTTTCTTATCAACCTGGTAAGAGTCTTCTTGTTCTTAATACATTTGTAATGAATGCTGCTAAGACAGGGCTTAGACAAAGGGTTGGATATTATGGGGCATCTAATGGATATTATCTAGAACAGAATGACAGCGCAGTAAGTTTTGTTGAAAGAAGTTCTGTTTCAGGATTATTAGTAAATAATTCAGTTGCTCAAGCAAATTGGAATGTTGATAAGATGGATGGTTCAGGCCCTAGTGGTATTACACTTGACTTAACAAAAGCTCAGATCTTATTTATGGACTTGGAGTGGTTAGGTGTGGGAACAGTTAGGATAGGATTCATTATAGATGGCAATTATTATGTTTGCCATAAATTCAACCACGCTAATTTAATTACATCTACATATATTACTACAGCTTCTTTGCCGTTGAGGTATGAGATAACTAACACAGCTGCTACAGCTAGTTCAAGTAGGTTGAAGCAAATATGTTCTACTGTATTGTCAGAAGGAGGATATGAGCTTCGTGGTTTACAACAGGCTGTAGGTACACCAATAACAACACCTAAGACCTTAACTACGGCAGGCACATTGTATCCTATAGTTTCATTAAGATTAAAATCAACTAGATTAGATGGAATAGCTATAGCTACAGCTGTTTCTATAATAGGAAATACATCTGGTAATTACAATTGGCAATTAATATCATCAGGAGCAACTACAGGTGGAACTTGGATTAGTGCAGGAGTAAATACTTCTGTAGAATATAATTTAACAGGAACTGCTTTTGCAGGGGGGAGAATTATAGCATCAGGATATTTTACAGCTACAGCAAGTACAAGTGTATCTATTGATATATTAAAGGCTGCATTGTTTAGTAATCAATTAGAAAGAGATGGATTAACAGGAACTCCTTATGAGTTTACAATAGCTTTAACGGCAGGTACAAATAATGAAAGTGTATTTGCATCAATGGATTGGGAAGAAGTAAGTAGATAAATATGAGTACAAGAATAGACATAAAACCAGTATCTGACCCTCCTGTTGGAGCAACATTGATGAAAACAGGTCAGACAACATCTTATCGAACTGGTGATGATGGTGACCTTGAGGCTGGAAGAGCTACATCATTTACAGTCTTAGCAAGTAATAATCCTTTTGGTAATACCAATAGATTTACTGATGAGCTTGGTGGTCAGACATACACAAACAACATTGTCATTGATTGGAGTACTTATAACGGCACAAGGGTTTTAGGAATTTCACGAGTAGCAATAGCAACGGGTCAAACTTGGAATACTGCTATTGATGATTCACTTTCTTATTCAGTTGGAACTTTTACAAGTGGATGGAGATTACCAAATATTAGGGAGATTTTTAATCTTTTGAACTTTGTTAATGACCAAAATAATTTATTGAATTATTCACCTTTCAATTTATCTTCAACAGGAAGAGTATACTGGAGTTCAACTACAATTATTGGAGCAACTACACTTGCGTATGCACTTAGTAATATAGGATTAATTTCACAACAAACTAAAACAACATCATATACTTATTTCAGAGTAAGAACATTTAACGTATCAGGAACAACACTATCATAATATGGCAACTTATAAATTCCCTCAGTTCAATGTTGAGATTATCAATCCAACAGTGACAGTCACAACAGTTGTTGATGACATAATCAATAAAGTATGCACAGCAAATGTATTGCTCTCAACACCTTCTGCAATCTTTGGTGTTGACTTTCCAGGATACACATACACATCTGATTGGTCAGATCAAGATATCATTGATTGGGTTAACAATGTAGAGCTACCAAAGTATCAAATTAACTAAGTAATTATAATTATATATTAAAATTTTTTTGTATATTATACTGTATATATTTATTATTTGACAAATGGAAAATTGGGTTTTAACACTAATACTATTCATAGCAGGTACTATATTAACCATATTTGGATTCTTTTTAAGAACTGCTTATTTAGATGCAAGAAAAGATATTGAGCTTTTAATACAAACAGATCAAAAAAGAGCTGAAGAATTAGGAAAACTAAAAGGTAAGATAGAACTAGTTCAACAGAGTTCTGAATTAAAATACCAAGCTATTCAAGAGCTTACTCAATTAGAAATAAAAAATCTGGCAAAGAATGTAAGTGAGTTGTCAGATGCAGTAAAACAACTAATAATCAAAAGATGAAACAATTAAAAAAAAGATGGAACTCTAAGACTCCAAAGTTTTGGAAAAGAGTACAACAAATTGCAATAGTAGCCGGAACAGTAGCAGGTGTAATTATTGCAGCTCCAGTAGCATTACCAGCAGCGGTAGTAACAGTAGCAACATATGTAGTAACAGCAGGAACAGTAGCTGCTACATTATCACAACTAACAGTTGAGGATACTAAAAAAATAAAAGATGTTGACAACGCAGCAAACAATTAAGAAGTACGGTACTCCCAATATAACAGGAGAAGGTTACTTAGTAACTGTAAACCTGCCTTATCCAATGAGATTAGCTTGGGATACTGACACTACTGTAACTAAATTAAGATGTCATAAGTTAGTTGCTGGTAGTTTTGAAGATGTGTTTAAAGATATTCTAGCTACCTATGGATTACCTAAGATTAAAGAGTTAGGTATAGACTTGTTTGGTGGATGTTTTAACTTCCGTAAGATGAGAGGAGGCTCTGCTTGGTCAAGACACTCTTGGGGAATAGCAATAGATTTAGATCCTGCTAGAAACACTTTAAAAGAAACATCTAAGACTGCTAGGTTTGCTAGACCGGAATATAAAGCAATGATTGATATATTCTACAAACATGGGTTTATATCACTAGGAAGAGAAAAGAATTTTGATTGGATGCACTTTGAAATAGGCTCCTAAATTTAATAACTAAAACAAATAACAATGGGAAGAAAGAAAAAAGAAGTTAATGTAGAGCTAGAAGTAAAAACAAAAACTAAAAGAGCTTACATTAAGAAAGACAAGAAAAACTTAGATGTAATTATTGATACACCTAAAGTTGATGTAGAAGTACATGCTACAGAAACAGAACAACATGTTACTATTGATACTCCTAAACTGGATATTGAAGTAACCAGAAATTCGGAAGGTTCACAAGTTAAAGTACAAGCTTCTAATAAAGTATTAGAGAAAGTAGGTAAAGTGTATGGAGCTTGGGTTTTAAAACGTCTTGCTAAAAGAAACAAAAAGTAATGAAGTTTAGAAACTTGATGTTGTAGTTGATACCGAAAAAGTTGATGTAGAAGTTCATGCAGATGGAGAGAATAAAGAATTTGTATTGGACAGCAAAAAACTTGATATCAATGTTACTAAGACAGAAGAAGGCACTACTGTAGTAGTAGAATCTGAAAATGCTTTATTAAAAAAAGCAGGTACATTCTTATCTAAGTATTGGGTTAAAAAATTTAATAAGTAACAATTTAAAATAAACACTATGGTACTTTCTGCTGAAGCTCCATCATTTGGAGTATTTGAAACATTGACACAATACGGTGCACTTGGTGTAGTTGTACTTGGATTAGGAGCTGTTTTATGGTTTATGTTGAAAAGACAGATTGCCTCAGAAGATAAGTTAAAATCTAAAGTGGATGAGTTACAAAAAGAACTCACTACTTATATTGCTTCAGATGCTCATAAAACAACCGAAGCCTTGAATAATAATACAAAGGCATTGGAAAAATTACAAGACATTATAATTTCTAAGCGATGAAAAACAAGCTTATATTACTAGGACTTATAATAATAATCATGGGTCTTATGATTACTCAAATATTTAAGAGTGGTACAGAGCATGTTGACGTTGTTGATAAAGCAATAACTCTTGAAGTTAGTAATAAAAAATTAACTAAAGAGAATGTCATATTAGAGTCAGATGTAAAACAGCTTGAGCAAACTGTATTAACAGCAGAAGGTGAATTAGCACAAACACCAGTTGCAGAAACCATTGAGGTTATTAAAAAGGTAAGAATTTACATTCATGACACTATTGTTATTCATGATACAGTAGTTATTAAAGAACAGAAGAACTTCTGGGGTAAGACTAAATCAGACACACTATGAAAAAGTTTTTTAGAGAGCTCATCTCAGATGACAATAAAATCAATGAGCAAGCATTTGTAGGTGTAGTAGCATTCTTTGCTATGGCATTTATTTTAATAGTGGATGTAATTACAGGTATACTAGGTAGAGAACTTATTATAAAAGAGTTTATCTTTGATGGCTTTATGATTCTTACACTTGGAGCATTTGGAATTACTACTGCTGGTAGAATTATGTCACTCAAAAAAAAGAACCAAGATGAAAGTAACAAAGACGGGGAAAGCGGGCACCTTATAAATAAAAAGTAATGAAGTTTAGAAACAACTGGAAAGGTTCAAGAAGACAATGGGATAAAGTAATGTTAAGATTTAGAATCTCAGCATTAGATGTATTCACATTAGAACTAGATTATTCCAGAGAATTCTACCTTCTAACTATATTAAATTTTACACTTAAAAATAGATAACTATGAAAAATGGATTAAAAGGAGTTACAGATGCAATGGTCTTCTGTAAATCAATGCAAAAAGGTGGACCAGCTCCAATGATTAAATCAATGAAAAACTATGCTGAAGGTGGTATGACAGATGCTGAATGTCAAGGATGGCCTCCAAGAAAAGGTTGTCACGGATTTAACAGAAAAGCTGTATCTGGAAGTGTTAGAAGAGCACAAAAAAGACCAAGAAGATTTTAAATAATTAATAGAAACTTCTATAATCCAGGTATGTTCTATGCCTGGATTTTTTGTTTTAAATATATCTGGTTTAAACTTTTATTGTATATTTGCTTAAACTTAAAATTAAAAACCAATGGAAAACCAACAAGAACAAATGGAGAATCTATCTCCAGAACAGCTGGCAGCAAGGAAAGAAGAGATGAAACAATTCTTTGAAGATGCCTTACCTTACTTAAAAGCACAAGCTGAATATGAAAAGTTATTAGCTGATATCTCAGAAAATAAACTTAAGAGATTACAGTATGATCATCAGTATGCAGTTACTATGTATCAGATAAACAATCCAGAACCATTAGAAGAAGATCTTGATGAAGAAGGTGTGGAATTAGAAGGAAGAGTTAATCCTGAAACAGCTAAAAGAAAGCTTAAAAAGAATTAATAATGGCACTTGTTAATCAGGTACAGAAGCGTGTCAAGATGCCTAAATGGGATGTTGTAAAATTTCAGATACTCACACACTGTTATATTAACCGTATAACTATGAGTGAATCTGATTTGAACTGTCTTACCTTGTTAAGTTTTAATGAACCTATAGAACTTACAAACTTTTGTTTGGATGCTTCTGCAGAAGAAGATTGGATATTTAAATCACCACAGACTGTTAGAAACTGTATTAATAAAGCAGAGAAAAACAATCTTGTGATAAAAGATACAGATAATAAGAAATTGATTATGCTGAATCCAAACTTAATGATTCAGACTAAAGGTTCAATTTTACTTGACTATAAATTCTTAGGCAATGATACCGAAGAAGGCCAATAAGTTATATAAACAGTTGTCAGAAGATTTAAATGTTGAAGAGGATTTGATAGATAAATTTATTGAACACTACTACAAAGATATAAGGTCAGCATTGGTAAACTTAAAATATCCAAGAATGAATGTTGATGGTTTAGGTCACTTTGTAGCAAAACCCACTTTAGTAAGATCTCATATACCAAAATTTACTAAAAATTTATCTGAGCATGATACTTCAACATTTACAGCTTACCATACTAAAAAAGGCTTAGAGTTAAAGTTAGATCAGCTTATAGAACTAGAACATAAAATAAGTTTAGAGGAAATAAGAAAAGAAGAATTTAAAAAAAACAAAAATGAAAGCAGTACTAAAAACAATCTGGGAGAATAGAAAAGGTATCCTAGAAGGAATTAAGAACTCAATCATTAGAGATGAGTTTGTAGAAGACATAGCACGGATGAGACATGATATCTGTGATGGCTGTGAGCACTTAGATACTAAAGGTAAAGAGTGTGCTGTAAAGAAAACACAACCCTGTTGTGCTGAGTGTGGATGCTCATTAGCATTTAAGACCCGGTCATTATCATCAGAGTGCCCATTAGGTAAATGGGATGCTATAGCTACAGAAGAACAAGAAGAAGAATTAGATAATCTTAAAGATTAGTATTATGTACAGTATAAAATGGTGGAAACTATTAATTGTATTTTTTTCAGCAATAGTTTTAGAAGCTAATAGTATTGCAGGTTTTAGATTCTTAATGAATGAAAATTGGATGGGTATGGTTATGATGGCTTTTATCAATCCTTTTTTATGTTTACCTATGAACCATTATACAATTGAAGTTAAGAAATTTAAGGAAAGAGCAATTATTGCTTTAGCATTTAGCATCGGCTTTACAGTAGGGATATTAACAATAAGACCTTTTTTTATATGAGTATAGTAGTCAATGCTAAAGATTATAGCTACAGAAAAAAGAACAATTAAAGAAATGATAAAATTTAATGCAGATAATCATAGTTACTCCAGTATAGATGGTGAAGCTATTGATTGGATAAGTGTTACAACACTTGTTTCCCATTTTAAAAAACCTTTTGATGCTAAAGCAGTAGCAGAGAAAGTAAGTAAAAGCAAAAGATCTAAATGGGCTGGAGTAGATCCTAAGATTATCCAGGAGATCTGGAATAATGAATCTACTAGATCCACTACTCTTGGTACATGGTATCATAACCAAAGAGAAGATGACTTGTGTGCATTAGCATCATTAAGTGTAGAAGGAACTACTATACCTGTATTTAGACCTGCAGAGGTTAAAGAAGGTGTCAAGATAGCTCCATCACAAAAATTAGAACCAGGCGTGTATCCAGAACATATGGTCTATTTAAGATCAGCAGGTATCTGTGGACAATCAGATTTAGTGGAAGTAGTCAATGGTAAAGTAAACATCATTGACTACAAAACTAATAAAGAGATAAAGAAAGAGTCATATGTAAACTGGGAAGGTATATCTGATAAGATGTCTCATCCTGTAAATAACTTAGATGACTGTAACTTTTATCATTATGCTTTACAGCTCAGCATTTATATGTATATTATATTAAAGCATAATCCTAAACTAAGACCCGGAAATATATTTATACACCATATAACATTTGAAGTAAAAAAAGAAGATCAGTGGGGATATCCTATTGCCAAACTAGATGACAATGGAGAACCTATAGTAAAAGAAGTAATACCAATGGAAGTACCTTATTTAGTAGATGAAGTGCATGCTATTATTCACTATCTTCATGATAACAAAGCCAAAATTAAAAAGAAATAAAAATGCTGATTAAACTATTTGATGTACAGAATAAAACAGTTGTTCCTACTGAACACTGTTACACACTGAAGTCTCTTAAAGATATAATGGATGATTATCCTGATGACTATCTTAAAATATATCAGTATCTGTTTTATATGACATGTCCGGATCCAGATATGAATCCATTTTTCCATACACCACATATAGAGAAAGAATCATTAATCATGCGGGAGATAGAAGCAGAATTCTCTACAGAAGATACTGAGATATACAATGCATTAAGATTCTGTGAGAAACTATATGAAACTCCAACCTCCCGCGCGTACGGGGGTATGCAGAAAGCACTAGATAGAATATCTAATTACCTAGCTACTGCACAGATTACTGATGGTAAAGATGGTAACATAGCTCAGATAAGAGCATTAGCAAAAGACTTTGATGGTATCAGACAATCCTTTAAAGGTGTCTACAAGGATCTACAGGATGAACAACAAAGTAAAGTCCGTGGTGGTCAGGGTCTTGCATATGATAGTTAGTCATGAGTCAAATCTTTGAAGACATACCAACTTGGGATAATGGTAATTGGACTACCACATCTTTTGATAGCAGAGAAGAGTTTGCTACATATCTGCGTTCAATATTTAAGGAACCCGGTCAGTATGAGTTTGATGAAGTTAGTACAGAGTTATTTGTATCAGAATCAAATAAGTTTAGAAAGCTTGGTATATACACTACAGCTCCTTTTAAATCAAAAGACTTTATTAACTACTGGGATGACCAGAAAGCTAAATGCAGGAAGGGTTTACTAATTAAGCACGGAACTAAAGCTTGGTTTTTAGCAAGAGAGTACTACATGTGGCTTAACTTCCTACCTATCTTTAACAAAGAGATACAACAATTTGGATTTGCTGATATCCGGGATGCTCAGTATCATATGGCTTTATATGAACTACTAGCAGAACTAAACTATAAGCATGTAGCTATCTTAAAGAAACGTCAGATAGCATCTTCCTACTACCATATGGGTAAGCTTATAAACCAGCAATGGTTTGAAGCGGGTGTTACACTAAAGATTGGAGCAAGTCTTAAAGATTATATAAATGAGAAAGGTTCCTGGAAATTCCTACAGGAATATGCAGCATTCTTAAATGAGCATACAGCATGGTACCGTCCAATGTCACCAGATAAGGTAATGATGTGGCAACAGAAGATTGAAGTCAGAAAAGGTAACAGAAAAGCTGAGGTAGGTCTTAAAGGTACTATACAAGGTATGTCATTTGAAAAGGATCCTACAAATGGTGTCGGTGGTCCAGTTAAATATTTCTTTCATGAGGAGGCCGGGATTGCTCCTAAGATGGATCAGACATATGAGTATATGCGTCCTGCCATGAGATCTGGTTTAATTACTACAGGAATGTTTATAGCTGCAGGATCTGTGGGTGATTTATCTCAATGTGAGCCATTAAGGAAAATGATTGTAAAACCTTTAGACAATGATGTATATTCTGTAGAATCAAATCTTATAGACTCTAAAGGTACTATTGGTTTATCCGGACTGTTTATCCCTGAACAATGGTCTATGCCGCCATATATAGATAAATATGGTAACTCACTTGTTACTGAAGCCTTAGAAGCTTTAGACAGACAATTTGAAGTTTGGAAAAAAGAACTTGACCCGGAGACATACCAGTTAAGAATATCTCAGCATCCTAGAAATATAGAAGAAGCTTTTGCTCACAGAACAGTATCTGTATTCCCAACTCATCTTATTACAGCTCAGGAAAGAAGAATAGAAGATAAAGAATATGCATATGAGTTTCTAGATATCTCAACAGATGAGAATGGGAAACCTAGTGTTAGATCCTCTAATAAAAGACCTATAATGGAATTCCCTGTAACTAAGAATACAGAGGATAAAACAGGTGTACTTGTTGTATGGGAAAGACCAATAAAAGATCCTGCATTTGGACAGTATTATGCATCTATTGACCCCGTGTCTGAAGGTAAGACAACTACTTCAGAATCATTATGTTCTATATATGTAATGAAAGCACCAGTAGAAGTAACTAAAGTAACAGGTACAGAAACAGAGACTTATATAGAACCAGATAAGATTGTAGCTGCCTGGTGCGGAAGGTTTGATGATATTAATAAAACACACCAGAGACTAGAGCTAATTATAGAGTGGTATAATGCATGGACAGTAATAGAGAATAACATCTCATTATTCATCCAGTATATGATATCTAGAAAGAAACAAAGATACTTAGTACCTAAGAGTCAGATTATGTTCTTAAAAGATCTAGGAGCTAATGCTAATGTATTCCAGGAATATGGCTGGAAAAACACTGGTACTTTATTCAAAGCTCACCTTCTTAGTTATGCTATAGAATATACTAAAGAAGAATTAGATATAGAAACAAAGACAGATGGTACTATTGTTAGAACTAAATATGGTATAGAAAGGATTCCTGACCCTATGTTACTTAAAGAAATGAGAGCATATGCAGATGGAGTCAACGTGGATAGGCTAGTTTCATTCTGTGCACTTGTTGCATTTATGAAAATACAGCAGTCTAATAGAGGTTATACAAGAAGAACAATCATGGATGATGCAGCTAAAAACTTGCAAAAGTCAGAAAATTTGTTTAAATTAAAGAGTAGTCCGTTCCGGCATATGGGTAAATCTTTTTATTCTGGAGGACAGGGATTTAAAAGATCCCCATTTAAGAATCTTAAATAAGTGATATGCAAATAATAAACGCATTACAAGCTAAGAAAGGTGTTAAAACTTCCCATAACAGAATGGGTAGTATTACTCAGCCTTTACAGTTTTTATTAAAAAAAGATAAAGATGATGAGTGGGCAGCATGGAACCTTGACTGGTTAGAGTGGAATGGTTTGAAACAAATCCGCAGAAATGCCCGCAGATTAATGAAGAACTACAAACTTGCAAAAGGTGTAATAGACAGATCAGACTACATAGTTGAAGATGATAATGATTATAGAGATATAGTAGAAGTACTAACAAAAGAAGATGCTTCTGCATTAGAGTTAAAGTTCTATCCTATCATCCCAAATGTTATTAATGTTCTAGTAGCTGAATTTGCAAAGAGATCAACTAAGCTTGTTTATAGAGCAGTAGATGAATACTCTTATAATGAAATGCTAGAGCAAAAAAGAGTAGCTGTTGAAGAAGTTCTTTTAGCTGATGCTCAACTTAAGATTACTGCAGCTTTATTAGAACAAGGATTAGATCCTGATTCTGAAGAAGCACAAGCAGAATTAAATCCTGACAAACTCAAATCTCTTCCTGAAATAGAATCATTCTTTAAGAAAGACTACAGATCTATGGCAGAACAGTGGGCATCCCATCAACATAAAGTAGATGTTGAGAGATTTAAGATGGATGAACTTGAAGAAAGAGGTTTCCGTGACATGCTTATTACAGATAGAGAGTTCTGGCATTTCCGCATGATGGAAGATGATTATGAAGTAGAGTTGTGGAATCCGCCTATTACATTTTATCACAAGTCACCAGATGCTAGATATATATCACAAGGTAACTGGGTAGGTAAGATAGATATGATGACTGTAGCTGATGTAATTGACAGATATGGTTATGCTATGACTAAAGATCAATTAGAGGCTTTAGAAGCAATCTATCCTATCAGATCCGGTGGTTATATAGTTGGTGGTTATCAAAATGATGGTACATACTATGACGGAACCAAAAGTCATGAGTGGAATGTTAACATGCCTTCATTAGCATACAGACAGTATACCACAATGCGTGCAGGATCAGTGCTAGATGGAGGAGATATTATAGCTCAAATAATGTCTGAGGGAGAAGATTACTTTGATCAAGGTACTGCATATCTATTAAGAGTAACTACAGGTTACTGGAAGTCTCAGCGGAAGATTGGGCATCTCACTAAAATAGCTGAGAATGGTGAAGTTATAAATGAGATAATAACTGAAGACTATAAAGTAGAAGACAAACCTGTCTATGATACTAGATTGTTTAAAAACAAAACAAAAGATAATCTAGTGTATGGAGAACATATTGATTGGATCTGGATTAATGAAACTTGGGGTGGTATAAAGATTGGCCCAAACATACCTTCATTCTGGGGTATGAATAATCCAGGAGGATTTTCACCTGTCTATATTGGTATAGATAAGAATCATATTGGACCATTAAAGTTTCAGTTTAAAGGAGACAGTACTTTATATGGTTGTAAGTTACCGGTGGAAGGTGCTGTGTTCTCAGATAGGAATACTAAGTCAACTGCATTACTTGACTTAATGAAGCCATATCAGATTGGTTACAATATAGTTAACAATCAGATTGCAGACATCTTAGTTGATGAGCTTGGTACTATCATTATGTTAGATCAGAACACTCTTCCACGACATTCACTAGGAGAAGATTGGGGTAAAGGAAACTTGGCAAAAGCATATGTTGCCATGAAGAATTTCCAGATGCTTCCTCTAGATACATCTATCACAAATACAGAGAATGCATTAAACTTCCAGCATTTCCAAAAACTTGATCTATCTCAGACAGAAAGATTAATGTCTAGGATTCAGTTGGCTAATCACTTTAAGCAACAGGCTTATGAAGTTATAGGGGTAAACCCTCAAAGGATGGGACAGCAGTTATCTCAAATGACAGCTACCGGAGTAGAACAAGCTGCTGCAGCATCATATGCTCAAACAGAAGTATTTTTCATTCAACACTGTGATTACTTAATGCCTAGGGTGCATCAAATGCGTACTGACCTTGCTCAATATTATCATTCTACAAAACCATCCACTAGATTAAGTTATATCACAGGAGCTGATGATAAAGTTAATTTTCAAGTAAATGGAACTGATTTACTTTTGAGAGACCTAAATATATTCTGCACAACTACGGCAAACCATAGAGCTGTGTTAGAACAATTAAAACAAATGGCAATGCAGAATAACACTACAGGAGCATCTATATATGATCTTGGTAAAGTTATTCAGTCTGACTCTATTTCTGAACTTAATAATGCACTTAAGTCATCTGAAGAAAAACAATCACAACAAAAACAACAAGAGCAACAGTCTGCACAACAAATGCAGCAAGAACAACTTGCTTCAGCTGAAAAACAAAAACAGATGGAAATCCAAGCTGCTGCTGAAAGAGATGATAAGATGATTCAGAAAGATATTACAGTAGCTGAAATCAGAGCTTCTGGATATGGTGCTATGGCAGATGTAAATCAAAATCAAGTATCTGACTTCCAAGATGCTATGAAGGACATAAGACAAACTGAACAGTATGAATCACAAATGAACCTTCAGAGAGAAAAGCAAACTAATGAGAATTACAGAGAAACTCAAAAGCTGGATATTGAAAGACAAAAGCTTAATGTGCAAAGAGAAATAGCAGATAAGCAGTTACAGATAGCTAGAGAGAACAAAAACAAGTATGACAAGTCAGATAAAAATGATAAGAAAAAATAGACTTAGCTATATAGTGCAAAAAAATATCTGAGCTCTTTTAAATTTGTCAAGTTTATTTTGTATATTAAAGTATAATTAAAAACCAACAACATGGAAACAACCAACAATCCAACTGGGGAAACCCAGGTCCTTGATACTACAAAGGTAGATCAAGTAGATGTAAACATTGATGAGATCTTTGGCATGCCGGGTGCAGAAAGTGTAATGCTTCCTGAAGATGGTAAAACTGAAGAGAAACCTAAAAATCTATTTTCTAAAGAAGAAGTAGATACTACGTTCCTTGACAACCCCAAGGCTACTCCTGAAGAAAGACAGGAAGCTAAGGAAAAGAAAATTGAAGTTGAAGAAACAATAGCTGAACTTGATGGCTTAATTTCTCAAGAAGAAGATGCTGGTAACAAAGGTAGACCTAAAGTAGATAAATCAGGTCTTGCAGAGTTAGCAACTAAAATGATTGAGGAAGGTACACTTATTCCTTTTGATGATGATAAACCATTAGAAGAATATACTACTAAAGATTTCAGAGAGTTATTTGAAGCAAACTTCCAAGAAAGAGAAAATAAAGTTAGAGAAGACACACCAAAAGAATTCTTTAACTCTCTTCCAGAAGAACTTCAAATTGCAGCCAAGTATGTTGCTGACGGAGGTACAGATCTTAAAGGTCTGTTTAGAACATTAGCTTATGTAGAAGAAATAGTACAACTAGATCCTACAAGTGAGAATGATCAAGCAGAAATTGCAAGACAGTATTTATATGCAACACAATTTGGTACTCCAGAAGAGATTGAATCTGAGATAGATGATTGGGCTGATATGGGTAAACTTGAGCAAAAAGCTAAACAGTTTAAACCTAAGTTAGACCGTATGCAAGATGAGATTGTAGCAAATCAACTTGCAGAACAAGAAGCTAGAAAAGAACAACAGGCTAAACAAGCTAAACAATATACAGATAATGTATATAATACTTTAGCAACTGGTGAAATAAACGGTGTTAAGCTTGACAAAAAAATTCAGAGTATGTTATACTCAGGATTAGTTCAACCTAACTACCCTTCAATTTCTGGTAAACAAACAAACATGCTTGGACACTTACTTGAAAAATATCAATTTATTGAACCAAGACATGATCTTATTGCTGAGGCACTTTGGTTACTTGCAGATCCAGATGGATATAAAAGTAAACTAAAAGACCAAGGCGGTAAAGCAGCTGTAGAAAAAACAGTAAGACAATTAAAGACAGAGGAGTCTAGGAAAATCTCTTCATCTTCTAGTACTGATGAGTATGAAGAACAAAAGAGAGGAACCGCAAAACCTCAAAGAACCATCTCAAGATCTAATATGTTCAAGAGATTTTAATTAGTAACAATTTAAATAACAAATAAAAATGGCAACTCCAGTTTTAAACAATGGTATATTCCTCCGGGATACCTCTTACAACGCAAGTTCCCATGTGGATTCTTACCACTTGGTTAACATGCTGAAAGATGCTGAGCCTATGGACTTAGGCCCAGTTGACTTATGGGCTATGGCTCAGAAAGTTGAAATGCCACTTTATCAAATGTCTTCATTTGGTGGCAAGAATGTAATTATGGTTGATAATGCTCGTGGTGAGTATAAGTGGCAGACTCCAGTGTCTGTAGACTTACCTTACATCATTGAGGATATTGAACCAGACAATAACTTTAAAGGTGTGGATGGAACTACATTCCGCATCAAATTAAGCCGCAGAGAATTTGGACATGGTGATATCATCACTTATGACAAATACAATGGAGCTGAGATGTACATTGTACCTTCAGAAGATATCCTTCCTATTGGAGATGGATACATCTATACAGTACAATTAGTTGATAATGACAACAACAAATACTTGGATAACAAGTACTTGGCTAATGGTACTAAAGTATTCCGTAAAGGTTCTGCCCGTGGAGAGTATGGTGAAAGATTTTCTGACATCCAAACAAGAACAGGATTCCGTGAATTCTACAACTTTGTTGGTGGTGCTGAAGCTCATGTTCACTATTCAATCTCTAGCCGTGCTGACTTAATGATTAAAGGTGGAATGAATGCAGATGGTACAGTTCCTGTAACTGAGATCTGGAGAACATTTGACAAAAACATTGATCCAGCAATCACATCATTAGATGATATGGTTAAAGTAATGGGTAAAGACAAAGTTAAAAAAGCATTTGACAATGGTGATTTGTCACGTACATTCTTAACTACTCTTGAGTCTGCTCACTTATCTAAAATTGCTACTGACATTGAGACTTACTTAATGTGGGGAGCTGGAGGTAGAGTACGTCAAGATGGTCCAGATGATATCCGTTTATCTGTGGGTCTTTGGAGACAGTTGGATAACTCATTCAAAAGAGTATACAACAAAAATAACTTTACACTTGATTTGTTCCGTGGAGAGATCTACAACTTCTTCAATGGTAAGGTTGAGTTCCAAGGTCCAGATCCAAAACGTTCACTAGTTGTACAAACAGGTATGGGTGGAATGAGAATGGTAAATGAAGCTATCAAGCGTGAAGCAGTATCTTCAGGTCTATTGATTCAGGCTGCTGATATCGGTGCAATCACTGGTAAAGGTATGGACTTGAACTTTGGATTTGCTTATACTTCATATGTAATTCCATTCTTGGCAAATGTTAAGTTTGTATTGAACCCAGCATTTGACAATGTTCATACTAATGATATTGAGAACCCAATCATTGATGGTTTCCCATTATCTTCTTACTCATTCATTATCTTTGATATCACTGACAATACTAATGACAACATCTTCTTGTTGAAATTGTCTTGGGATAATCAATTGAAATGGTGGTATCAAAATGGTACTATGGACTACATGGGACGTACACAAGGATTCCAGTCTTCTGGACAATTCAATGGGTACCGTGTTATGATGTCTCAAACAATGCCAGCTATCTGGGTTAAGGATCCTACTAAAGTCCTTAAGATTGTTATGAGAAACCCAATCACTGGTGGATCATTCTAACCAGGACACTATAAAAAAAACGGGAGGGGGAAACTCCTCCCTTTTTTAATTAAAAAGTATTAAATTTAACCAACAAAATAAAAACCAACAACAATGGAAAATTTCACAATGGTTGAGACCGGTAAGGGCTCAGTAAGAAAAACGGCTATTGCAGTCCGTCCGTTCTTTGACAGTAGATCTTCTAACATGGGATTAGAAGAATATGGTATGACTCTATTTGATGGAGTTACACATACAGAGCAACTTGCTTGCTTAGAAAACAATGGTGTGACCAGGTATATTACCGGTCTTAATGAATATGCACCAGAGATAAAACTATTAGATCCTGATACAAGGGACTCTAAAGTAAGAGCAATCAGAGAAGCTGTAGCTGAACTTGAAAAAGAATTAGCTGCAAATGTTATTGAACCAGATGATAAAGATTTTTGGAATAAAGTAAAATTGCTTTCTCCAAGTAATACAGACTTCTGGAATAAGATTACATTAGCATGTGGTAATGATCCGCTATACTTGGATCCAAAAGATCCATTTGATAGAATCAAACTTTATGCTATTGAAGCCGGTGGCTTTTCAATTGTAGCAAAAAGTTTTGATGATGCTAGATCAAAACCAGTACCGCCAAAGTTTTATCTTGATAAAGAAGAAGAAACTGTAATGGTAAGAACTGAATACAAGAAGTTGCGTAACAAAGCACTTTCTGAACTTCAGAAACTATTTGACAAAAACAGTACTAAGTTATTCTACATTGCTAAAGTTGTAGATATCAATAGTACACAATATAGAAAGTCTACACCAAATGATGTTATATATGAGAATATGGACTTATACATCAATGGTGAAGGTGGAGAAACCAACAAAGAAAGAGCTGCCAAATCATTTATGGAAGCAGCAAATATGGACATGGAAACACTAAAAATTAAATCAATTGTACGTGATTCCAGTTTTTTTAAGTATATTATAAGTAAGCCAGATGGTTATTTATATCATAATAAGTCTAGTAGCTTATTAGGTAGAAATGTATCAGATGTTATTGAGTACTTGAAGAACCCTCTAAATGAGGATATTTTAAAGGATCTCAATGCTGCTTGTGAGAAGTATTGGAACTCTTAAATTTAAAATAAAATGGCAAATAAAAAAACTACTACTGACAAGTCTAAGGCAAAGTCTGGTAGTAAATCTAGTTCTACTATCAAACCGGTTAGTGGTAAGATAGTTCCTGTTAGTGGTAAGATACAACCAGTTAGTTATAGACCGGTAGGTTCATCTGTAAAGAAATCTACTAGTAGTAAACCTTCTAGTAGTAAGACTTCTACATCTAAAAGTACTCCATCTAAAAGTAAATCAACTGTTGTAAAACCTGATTCAAAAGGAGTAGTAAGAGTAAATGATATAAATAAAGGAGATTATACTATTAACCTTAACAGTTATAGTAAAAAAACAACTAAGTCTAAAGCTCCGGTTAAAAAATCTGGTGTTGCGAATGCTGCAAAAACTCCAGTTAAATCAACTGCTTCAAAACCTAAAACAACTCCTAAAAAATCTAGTTCTCCTAAATATGTAGAGCCAGGTACTAAAGCATTCTGGGCAATGACTCCAGACCAAAGAAATGCTAACACTATGCTTAATATAAAAGAAAGCATTGCAGGAGGTCCTAAAAAATCTACATCTAAAACTGCAGGCTCGGCTGTTAAAACAGCTGCTAAATCAGCTGCTGACACAGTAAAAGGTGTAACAGGTGGTTTGCAAAAAATAAAAGATACTAAAAAACAAGAAACACCTACACCTAGAATAGCTAAAGCTCCAGAAAAGAAGTCTTCAGTTAGTGGTAAAAATGTTACTTCAAAACAAGGAGCAGCAAAAATCAAAGGTATTGTAGAAGGTTTGGAAAGACCAACTGCAAAAAAGACACCTACTAAAGCAAAACCAGTAGCACCTAAAATGGCTACAACTATTGGTTCTGCAAAAGTTTCTGTACCTTCTAAAGGTAAAGTTAAAATAGAACCAAACTTAGGTAAGCCAAAATCATTTACACCACCTAAGACTGAGACTAAACCTAAAGTACAAACTGCACCAAAACCAGAACCAAAACCTGAACTAATCAGAATGGAAATGATTCCATTGGCAACAGTAGCTAAACAACTTCAAGATTCTCAGCGTGCAAAACTTCCTTCAACTATTGAAATTCCTAAGTCTGTAGCAACAACTGCTAAAACTCCTGCACCAGCAGAAGAGAAAAAAGGTTTGTTTGCAAGAATGAAAGAGAGAAGAGAAGAAAGAAGAGCTGAGAGAAAAGCTGAGAAAGAAGCTGAAAAAAATTCAACAGCAAAAATGAAAAGAGGTGGGATGGTAAAGTATGATGCAGGTGGTTCAACATCTGCTGTTAAACCTAAAGGTAAACCTTATACATCTTTGTCTAAAGGTAATCCTAATTTAAAGCCTATGCCTAAACCTATGCCTAAACCAGGAGAAAAACCAATACCTGCAAAAACAGGTGCTAAAGGAACTGGTACATATTATGGACCAGGACCAAAACCTTTAGCAGGTGGTAATAAAAAGATTGTGATTAAAGTTGGCAGTTCAAATAAAACCCGTTCAACCCCTGTTACTAAAAAAACAACTAGTGCTGTTAAAAAACCAGCAAAATCTAAATTGCAATCTGATGAAAAAATAATGGATAAAGCTAGATATATTTCACAAGGAATTAAAGATGTATATAATTCACAAGTTGAAGGTATAAAAAAGTCTCCAGGATATAAAGCATATAAATATGTTAAAAATGCAATGGGTTATAAAAAAGGTGGTTCTATTAAAAAATCTAAAAAATAAATAATTATGGCAGCTTACACAACGGGTAAAATGAATAACCCAAATACAAAAGTACAAGCAGGTAAAAAAGCAGGTTCTAAAGGTGTTAAATCTGGAGTAAATCTTAAAGCTACTGCAGCTAAGAAAGCTACAGGTAAATCTTCAGGGAAAGTTAACACCCCTCCTAAGAAAGCTAATCCTGGTAGAAATTAAGTCATGCCAAAAGATTCTTGCTATCATAGTGTAAAAGCACGGTATGCCGTGTTTCCTTCAGCTAGGGCTTCTCAAGCTATTGCCAAATGCCGTAAAGGTAAAGGTCAAGTAAGAAAGACTACTAAAGGCACTGAACTAAAAAGATGGCAAGCAGAGAAATGGCAAGATACAAAATCTGGAAAACCTTGTGGAGCCGGTGGTAAAAATGAATACTGCCGGCCTACAAGAAAAGTATCTAAGGATACACCAAAGACTAAGTATGAACTAACTCCTTCTAAACTAGCTGCTAAGAAAGCTGAGAAATCTAGAGTAGGTATGGGAAGAAGAGTTAAAAAAGCATAACCATGGCAAAAAGTAGAGCACAACAAGCAGCAATAGCTATCTCTATGAAGAAAGCTGGTAAAACTCCTAAGATGAAATCTGGTGGATCTACTCCCGCATGGACTAGATCAGAAGGAAAAAATAAGACAGGTGGTCTTAATGCTAAAGGAGTAGCAAGTTATAGAGCAGCTAATCCTGGTAGTAAACTTCAGACAGCTGTTACTACTAAACCTTCTAAGTTAAAACCTGGAAGTAAAGATGCTAAGAGACGTAAGAGTTTCTGTGCTAGAATGTCTGGGATGCCTGGACCTATGAAAGATGAAAAAGGAAGACCTACAAGAAAAGCTCTTTCTTTAAGAAAGTGGAACTGTTAAATTATATATAAAATGAAAACTTGTAAAACTGGATGCGGCAAAATGAAAGCCGGAGGATCTGTAAAGAAAGTAAAAAAAATGGCTACTGGTGGTCAAGCTCTAAATAAAGCTAAAGGATTTGCTCCTGCACAAAAAGGAGGCAGCAATGTATCTAAACAAATATATGGTATTCCAAATGCCGGAACTACGGGACCAAATAGAACTGCCGGATATGACTACAAAAAAGGTGGTGCTACAACATCACGTGCAGTAAGGGAATCATGTAAAAATAGCATGGTTAGAGATTTTGATGGTAAATGTGTTACTGAACGTAAAATGCAAACAGGTGGTTCATTAAAACCAGTAAACAAAATACAAAATCCTGGACTTGCTAAACTACCTACTGCTGTTAGAAACAAAATGGGCTACATGAAAAAAGGTGGTGTTAAAAAGAAATAATCATGGCAACTAAGAAACCTAAAAATCCAAAAGAAGCCAAGTTAAAGTATTATTCTCCAGATGGTAATTATAAAACTAAAATTACCAAAAAGTATGGTGAAGATGAAAAAGTTAAAGAAACAAGAACTTTAAAAGGAGTTCTTCGGGGAGTTAACAAACCATCTGTTATAAAAGAAGAACCTAAAGCAGAACCTAAATTATATCAGGCAAAAAAAGGAGGGGCTACTGATAAGAAATGGATACAGAAAGCTACAGCTTCTATAAAGAGAAGAGGTACTGAAGGTAAATGTACTCCTATAACTAAACCAGGTTGTACAGGTAGAGCTAAAGCTCTTGCTAAGACATTTAAGAAAATGGCTAAAAATAGATAATCATGAAAAAGACTAATAAAGAAAACCCAGTTACATTCTTTAGAAAAGCTAATGAAGCTAGACAAGCTTCAGTAAAAAAGTCTATTAAGAAAGCTCAAGATGGTATTGAGACAAATGATGATCTTATTAATAAAGCTGGGTCTACGGGTGGTTATAAAAAGTCAATGGAAAAATATTATCCATGGGAAGCACCTGTTAAACTTAAGAGTCCTGTTAATGAAAAAACACCTTGGATGAAACCTACCAGAGAATATGCTGATCCTAGAATGGACCCTAATTATAACCTAAATCCTCCAGCTTCTTCAAACTTTAGAGGGCCTCAGGCTCTTAATGCAAGAAGTGCTTCACTTCAAGGTCAAGGAATGAGAGGAACTGCTGATACTATCTCAAAAGTTCAAAATACATATTCTCCACAAATTATTAATAAACAAAAAAGAGGAGGCTCTGTAAAAACCAAAAAGAAATAAGACATGCTTAATAGTACTATTACCATAAAAGTTAAAGAAAGGATCAACAAGCTTGACAGTAATGACTATGATAACATAGAATGCTGGCAGATTGTTGAGGCTTTCAATAAGGCTCAGGTTGAATGGGCTAGAAGACAGCTGCATGGTATTAACCAGGTAAGAGAAGGTGATGAGCAATCCACCCGTAGAAAAGATGACTTACAAATCTTACTAACTACAGAGACTTTACCTACAGTAGATAAGCAGTATTACTTTAAGGGTGCTATTCCAGAGGATTACTTACAATGGAAAAGAGTAGATGTATTTGCTCAGAAAGACTGTTGTAATAAAAGAAGAATGACTGTATACTTAGCAGAGGAAGGAAACCTTAATCAACTTCTCAGAGATAAAGCTAAACAACCTAACTTTGAATGGGCAGAAACATTTGCTACTCTTAAGGGTGGTGATGTAAATGTATATACAGATGGAGTGTTTAATATACAAACCATGGATCTTATATATTACAGACAACCTATTAAGATACAAGTGCAGGGATGTGTTGATCCTTATACAGGTGTTGCATCAGCAGCAAATGTAGAATGTGAGTTTAAAGATGATATAATAGAATTAATAATTGATGAGGCTGTAAGTATTATAGCTGGAGATATTGAGTCTGGAAACCAATTCTCTAGAGGTACTGATACAGCTGAACGTAACAACTAAAAATAATGGCAACAAGAATGTTAAAAAGACCAGATGCTGGAAGTAAACCACAAGTGACAGTAACTCAACCTAAGAGTGAATCACCTAAAGCAGAACCAACTCCGGATACAGGAGTAGGTGGTAGCTCATTAGATACAATGGTAGCAGCTTGTGCTTCTGAACTTATGAGTGCAAGAAATGTCTTTCATAAGCTACATCTAAAAGTTACAGGACCTGGATCTTATGCAGCACATGTAGCTATTGGAGATTTCTATGATGGTTTACCTGGACATGCTGATACATTAGTAGAAGGATATCAAGGAGCTGCAGAAAAAATATTAACTCTAAAAGATGTTGCTCCAAGAACATTAGATGATGTAGCTGATGGTGTTGCTTACCTTAGAGAAATTTCCGGAATGATTACAAAACTTCAAGGAATGTTACCATATTCTGAAATAGTAAACAACTTAGATTTAGTTAAAGATTCTATTAACTCTACTAAGTATAAGTTACTTTTCTTGAAATAATTTGGTTATTTAAAAAAAGTTTAGTATATTATAGTATATTTATTTATTAATTAAAACAAAAAACAATGAGTTATTTTAATCATGCTTTCCGAAAAACCTTTGTTGGTACAGTTGGGGGCTTTAACCCAAATGGATTAACAGGTAAACTTGGTACTCCAGGTAACACTTTACCAGGTGGAACATTTGCATTTGTAAATGCTAGAACTTGGGATATTCTTCCAACAACTTACACTGAAGGGTTAGGTTGTTGTAACCTTGTACTTGCTGCAGGTTCACTTTATCAATTTGATAAAATTGGACCTTTCCACGGAGGATACCGTGAGTCTAACAAGTCTAAGGAGATCAACCCTAAATATGTAAACCGTTTCTACCGTGTAGATCCATGTTTACCACAAAACAATGTAATCCATATTGGTAATACTGCATATACTAGTGATATTGCATTAGCATTAGCTATTACTAATGATGGTGTAGATTTAGTAAATGGTGTATATACAGATGTTCCGTTAGTGGATACTACTGCTCCAACAGGATCAGGATTAGTTGCTAATATTACTGTAGCAGGTAACAATGTAACATTTGTAGAAATTGTTAATGGCGGAACAGGATGGGTTACTGGTGATGTTGTTACAACTACTGTTGGTGAACCAATTCCATATACTGATGGTACAGGTACTCAACCTACATTTACTGTAACTGCAGGTGTTGGTGCTAACTGTTGTAAAAAATTCTATTGTGGTGAAACTTATACATTGCGTGTTGATGTTAAAGGTTCTCCTGCATTAAGATTACTTAACCACAACTCTTACATCATTGCTTCTGCATATGGTGGATGTTGTCCAGCAGGTGCAATTGCTCCAGTAGAAATTGATTCAACTTTAATCTTTATCCAATGGGCTGAGGCTATCACTAGATATCCTGTTATTTCTCCATTCATGCAGATAGCTGTTATTGACCAAGCTGGTACTCCTTGGTATGCACCAGGAACAGATCCTGCTTTCTTAGCTGCTGAAGATGTTGATACTTGGGATCATTATGTAACTCCAGGATATATTCTTAATGATTGTGCTGGTATGGTTCTTAACGGAGCTTATGTAGATACTAAATTCCAAAACTGTACATTCCAAATCACTGACTTCTATGAAGTAGAGCCAGTAAGACTATATGCTTCTGAAGTAGACTTAAATGGTGATCCATGTTTGTTTAATGGAGTATGTGTTGTTACTGAGTGTGAAGGAAGACAAGCTATGGGATTAGGTGAATCAGTTGCACGTGATGTAATCTTATCTGAGCAATACAGACAAAACTTCTTCCACAGTGACTTCCGTATCCGTGAAATCACTCAAGGATATAGTGTGTTTGATTTCATCAACCGTAACACTTTATATACAAGATACTTCTTGCAACATAATGTACCACGTTTCAATAACCCAACTAGCACATTTGACAATGATCAATACTTGTTAGAAGTTATTACTTGTGGAAGAATTGTTGCATTTGAAAACTTTGTAAATAACTGGTTAGGTAACTGTTCTCAGTGTACAGGTCTTGAAGTTGAAGGTTGTGTTGAACCAGTTTGTGAGTCATTATATGACTTCCCAGCTATTACTACACCTAATTTTAGCCCAAGCACACCACAAATTTGTGGACTACCGTAATATTTAGAATTAAACTAAAAATAATAAGGGGAGCTGAGTTTCAAACTCCTCCCCTTTTTTAATATATAATTATGGCAAATCATATACTAAGTTTAGAGGTACCAACTGTAATGAATCCTTGTATCTTAAAGATATTTGATACAAGTGTTTATACTAATTTACTTCCGGTAACTTGTCCTACATTAAACATAACAGTACCAGGATTTGGATATTCTGTACAGTTGAATACTACACAAGATTTTGCAGAGACTATTACAGCTTGTGATCTAGGACTGCAAACAACAGATTGTGGAACAGTTACTGTAGATATACCAGATGGAGTATATATTATTAAGTACAGTGTGTCTCCAAATGAAACTGTATATGTAGAGTATAACCATATGAGAATTACTCAAGCATTAAACAAATACTACAATGTATTATGTGATGTAGATGCTAATGCATGTGATCCTCCATTTAAAATAAAACAAAGACTTGAAGAGTTAAGATTAATTTTTATGTATCTTCAAGCTGCAAAAGGTAAAGTAGAGTTTTGTCATGAGCCACAGAAAGGAATGAGCTTATACAACTATGCTTTAAAGCTTTTAAATAAAATGACTTGTACTAATTGTTAAACATATAAAACCAACAAAAATGAGTAGTTGTCCTAATTGCGGAGCCAAGTTAAGTTGTGGATGTCAGAAAAGAACACTTGCAAATGGAAAAACAGGATGTAGTAATTGTGCTAGCAGAGTTGAAAAAAAACCAGCACAAATTGCAACTGAGAAACCAACTGTAAACACAAATACTTGGGGGCCACATAGATATTTAAACTTAAAGAAATTTACTAAGAAATAATGGCATTTGCACCACGTTATAGTATTGTACCTTGTTGTCCTGATTTAGGAACTCCTACAGCATCATTTCAAATACCAGGTGGACCAGTTCCAAATGGTGTATATGTATATAATGGTACTTCTGATTCTATTAGTGGTGTTGATTTTGAACCTGGCTATTGTTATACTATAATAGATTTAGGACCTTATCCAACTGGTGCACCTATTGCTCCAGACTTTAGTGACTTTGAACTTGCTGAAGATTGTTTTGATAATAAGTGTATAGCATGTGCTATTGCATTACCATATACGTTTGAGATCTATAATTGTTGTGATTCTGAAACTACTGTAATATTAAATATTCCAGGTGCCACCCTAGGCATGGATGGTACAGTAAATCAATATACAGGTGAGATACCATTTGAGGTAAATGGGTTTACATTTCTTCCAGGAGAGTGTTATAACTTTACTCTTGTAACTAGTAGAGAGCAATCAGATGGGCCAGCAATTGATAGTTTTGTACAAACAGGTGATTCTTGTGAAACAGCTGTTGGATGTCCAGCATGTCTTGTTACACAACAATATTTAAGATTTGTCTCATGTTGTGATGATACAACAATATATTTAAGACCAGATGATAATAGTACATATTTACCTGGTGTGTATGAATATCTTGGAACTCCTACAGTTGGTCTTGAAAACATTTGTTATAGTGTTACATTGTATAATGTAGGTGTAGCACCTATTAATAATATTGGAGATTATGGTGCATTACCAGAGGCTCCAGCATTTATAGAAAATGTTACATTCAATACTTTATCAAATACTAATACTGATTGTAATAATTATAAATTAGAGTGTCCATCATGCACATCAAAATGTTATACTTTATATAACTGTGACGGAATATTTTTCAATACTACAGTTGACATGTCAGCTTATGTTGGAACATTTGTTTCTGTCTCAAATGTTGATGGACCTATAGAGGGCACATGGTATGTTATTATAAATACCGGTAATTGTAATAATGCTATAGAAGACATAACTGTAGATGTAACTCCACCGGAGCCTTGTGATTGTAGATGTTTTGAAGTTATAGGTATAACTAAATCTATAACATATGTTGATTGTGACGGAAATTTAATAAAAACATTAGGTCCGGCTAAATTTTGTTCATTGGTGTATCCATTGGTAACTGGTGTTCCAGGACAATATCAAGTATCAGAAGGAGATAACTGTGTTAGGGGTGCATGCCCAATCAAGTGTTATGAGCTTACTGAATGTAACACAGGTGAGGTAATAACATCACAATCTCAAAGTTTATCTCAATATTATATTACAGGTCAGATAATTGAACTAGTTGGACAACCTGGTTGTTGGGAAGTAACAAGTGATGCAGCTGAAGATTGCACTTGTCCGATAGATGTAACTGTAACAATAGCTCATGTAGATTGCCCAACCTGTTTAGGCATTACAGCATATAAACTTACAAATTGTGAAAATGCTAATGATATAAAATATACATATGATGATTTATCTCAGTATGTAGGGCAGACTCTAAGAACAGATTGTGGATGCTATATTGTAGAATTAATTGACTTTCAACCTACAAGTACATCTCCTATAGTTATTATATCTTCATTTAATAATTGTACTGAGTGTTTAAGAATATACTATAAGCTTACAGATTGTAATGGAGTAGAAAATCCTATTTACACATTTACAGATTTATCAGATTATATTAATAAAGTAATAAATATTAAAGGATGTGATACCTGCTTTACTATAGAAGAAACAGATGTCCCTATTAATCCTACTATAGTTACAGTAACAAATTCATTTCAACGTTGTGGAGATTGTACGCCCCCATTACCTTGCTTGTGTAACAGGATAACTAACTATAGTACTAGTACTAAAGAGTATGAGTACATAGATTGTAATGATGATACTGTGCTATTAACTTTAGCAGCAGGGGAAAGTAGTGGAAAGATATGTCTTAAGAGATGGGTTATAGATTACCCTGATACAGATAACTTAGAAATATTTGGTGATTGTCAAAGTACAGAAACAACAGGTGTTTATGTATGTCCAATTGTAACACCTAAGAAAAAAGTAAAACCTGGATACTCTGTACCAAGTTGTGATATAGAAAAGTATGAAAAGATAACCTGCAAATCATCAGAGATTTATTATAAACAAGTGATGAGACTTAGATATGGAATCTCTAATTGCTGCCCTGAAGATGAAGAGAAGTGGTTAGTTAAGAAAGAACTCATTGATCTAGTAGCTTTAATAGATCCAGATTATACTTGTGTACCGGTTACTACATGTTGTAGTCAACCTATTAGTTCATGTGGGTGCGGATGCAATCAACCCCTCAAAACTTGTAATTCTTAATAATAATTAGTATATTATAATATGAAGCCTTTAAACTTAGATAATAGACCATGTAGCCCAATATCAAGTAACTGTGTAATATGGCAGGGACCAGATATTCCATGTATCAAGTTATGTACAGGAGATACGGTATCTGATGTTGTATTTAAACTTGCTACAGAGTTGTGTACAATAATGGATCAGTTGAATGTAAATAATTATGATTTAACTTGTCTTGGTATTACAGCATGTCCTCCGGAAGACTTTCAAGCTTTAATACAATTACTTATTACTAAGATTTGTGAGCTTAGTGGAATTACAGTTACTGAAAGATCAACTTCAACATGTCCAGATTGTGTAGTATCAGTAGCTCCATGTTTTATTGAAAATGGTCAAACTACTATGCAGTTAGTTGACTATGTTCAAATGATTGGAAATAGAATATGTTCTATACTTGCTGAAATACAAAGTATTAATGATCAGATTACTGTTATTAATTCTACACTAGTAGACTTACAATTTCAAATAGATAATCTTCCTACATATACACTACCTTCATTTGAAGTAGATTGTATATTAGCAGGAAGTAATTCATTAGATGTAATTGTTCAAACATTGATGAATGACAATGCATTAGGTTACTGTGCTTTATTAGGAGCAACAGGAACACCTGCTGATATTAATGCAGCAGTATTATCTCAATGTATTACAGACATAGATCAACCATTAGCTGCATTACCTGCTGTAAATACTTTTAGTGCATACTATTCAGGTTCATGGGTTAATGCTGTATCATTAGGAGCAGCACCATCTGTTTCAAATGCAATTAATAATATTTGGATTGCAATTTGTGATATATATAATTATCTACAAAATTTTAACATTAATGTAGAAGATACAAATTCAATTGATTTAACCTATACAGGAGGTGTATTATCAGCTAATATAGTAGATACAGGTTGGGTAGATTTATTAGGATTTAACTGGTATACTGGAACATCAATAACAAGATACAAACCTCAATGTAGAAGAATAGGTAATGTTGTACACTTTAAAGGTATGTTAATGATACCATTGTCATCTAACGGAACAGGTGGAGGTGCAGCAGTTCCTTGGGAATATGGTTCAATTGATTCATATATATCAAACACATCTGTTGCACCATTTCAAGGCTCAGGCGGAGTAACTGTTGATGCAGGTGGTGCTATATATTTTAATAATAATACTAGTGTTATTCCTAATTCTGTAGTATCTAATACACCAACTAATTATAATTTTGATTTTATAGTTCAAAGTAATTATGTAGTAGCTTCTAGAAATATATTATTAGACAGTGGTGATTCTGCTCTACTAACAAGTGTAATGAAAATATGGATTACAGCTGATAAAAGGTTAGTTTTACAAATATTAAGAGATAATGAATATTCAGCAGGGGGTCAAGTAGGTAATATTATTGGAACAAGTGTTTTAAATACACTTGTCTCTAGAGTAAATGAAGGTGATAGACTTCCTCAGTTTGCAAGAGTTGGTAGTACAATAGCAGGTAATACCGCAGCTGGTCAACAACCATTGACAGCTACATATTATGCCGGTGCTCCAGCTCCTGAAAATTATCCATTTGCTTGTGACGCAGGAGATCCTCTTCAACTTGGTGGATTTGGTTGGATATCAATAGATGGTATGATGCAATATTTAGAACCATGTAATGCAGATATTAAAGAATATGTTTGTGAATAAAATATTATATAATGGCAACAACAAATACATGTAAAAAGTGTGGATGTGAGGATAGCTTTATGCCAAGTCCTGCACCGTGCCCAACTCCAATAGGATGTCCTAATCCAGAACCATGTTCTGAAGTATTAGATTCTCAATGTGTGATATATTCAGGAAGTAATATTTTATGTAACAATAATGTATTAGTTACAACCAATGACTCTGTAGCTGAAGCTTTAGAAAGTATAATAGATTACTTTTGTGCTAATGCTCCATCTCCTGTAACATTGACATCAGCCGGTGGAACTGTATCATTAGTAAATGACGGTACTGGTCCAGCATTAGCAGTAAAAGGATTAACAGCTGGATATGGTATAAATGTTTCAACAACAACAACAGCAGTTACAATATCTGCAAAATGTCCAATTCAAGTAGAAATTACAGCAGGAAGTGCAGGACGCATTGAGGCTAATGTTACAGGTGGTGTTGCACCTTTTACTTATGACTGGAGTATGGCTGATTTAATAAATGGAGTTGAAAATTCAATGTTTACATTGACTCCTTTAGGAAATCCTGCAACAGTACTGCCAGCATTGAATCCAGCTGTAGTAAATAAATTTGATGCTTGTGGATCAGCTAATTTAGGATCTGTTGGTCTTGCAAAAGTTATTGTAACAGATTCAGAAGGATGTACAGCTAAAGATACTTATCTATTAATTAATATTGCATGCGCTTAAGAAGTTGCAGGTTTGTTGGTTTCTGTAACAACAAAGGCAAAGCCCTCACACTTGTGGGGGTTTTGTTTTTTACTTACATTTGTTAAAGTCATTTATTTTTAGTATATTAATATATAGTATGAAGGAAATTAAAAAGCCTGATATTAAAGGACCACGGTATAGACCTGAAGTCCACAACATAATGAACAAAGAGTTCTTTGATAGTTTTAGACAAAAGTATCCTAAGTATAAAAATCTTACTGATGCTGACTTAAAGAAAATAGGTAAGGCTTTTAACAGACTTGTATTTCAGACAGTGATAGATACAAGAGATGGAGTTCAGTTACCTGAGTCAATAGGTTGGTTATTTATAGGAACCTGTGAACAAAGTAAAAAGTATAATATTGATTTTGCTAAGTCACACCAGTACGGTGTAACAGTTTCAAATAAGAACTGGGCAACAGATGGAAAGCTTGCAAAAATATTTTATACTAACTATGCTCCAAAAATTAAAATAAAAAATAAAGAATACTGGAAGTTTGTAGCATGCAGAGAATTTAAAAGAAGTGTTGCTAAAACATATCCAGAAAACTGGAACATGTATGTAGCAGTTGACCCAACTGAAAAAATAAGGAAGACATACCAAAAGTTTAAAACTAGACAAATTGCTCTAAAGCTTCAAAGCAAAGCATTAGAAACATATAATGAATTTGATTTATGACAACAATAGGTGAAGCAATATCAAGAGTAAGAAATACACTAAAGGCTGTTAAGGAAGATCCTTTCTTAACTGACAGAACTATTTATTTCTCACTTCAAAAATATGCACAGACTCTAATCAAAAGAGAAGATAACCAATTCCGGTTAATGAAGATGAGTCAGATATTTAAAGTGCTTCCTTATGTAGAACTTATTGATGTAGATAAAGTGGAGGCAGGATGTATAGGTGTTTACTCAGAATGTTATTTTAAGAGATCAAAAGATAAACTCCCAAATATACTTAATGGTATGTTTGGTCCTATTATCCGTACAGTATCTTCTATAGATGGATCTATAGAAATGTTTAGAACAGATCCCGGTACTTGGATATCAATAACTAAGTCAACTACATTTAAATATAACAAGAGACCATATTTCTGGTATCTTAATGGATATCTTTATGCACCTAATATAGATTGGGACGCTGTAAGAATAGAAGCAATTTTTGATGGAGTGTTAGAAACATGTGATACTGATCCATGTGTAATTAGACAAGATGATCCTTTTGTTTTACCAGAGTATTTATTTTCTGAAGTAGAACAGTTTGTAGTAAAAGAATTAACCATGGCTATGTCAGTTCCAACTGATGGACCGGATGATAGTCAAAATGCTCTTAGATAATGGATTTTAATTACACCCTCCGCTATAGAACATTTGATCAGTTGTTAGAAGATGTAACAATTGATTTAAATATATTAGCTCTAGAAAATATGATAGAGCCTCAACAGTTAATTAAACTTGCTAAAAAAATTAACTATGACTTAGGTCTAAGAATAAATCAAACTAGAGAAGTTATACTAGATGTTTGTCATGGTAAAGTAAAGCTACCTGATAATTTTTACACACTTAACTATGCAATGATTTGCGGTGACTATGTTAAAGCAGTAGGTTATCCCACCGGTGGTACTAATATTCAAGAAGTACCTTATACAGAAGTACCAAGTACAGTAAATACATGTGCTCCAATTACTGTAAACTGTAGAACATGTAATTCAAATCCTTGCAACCAAACTGCAGCATGTGATCTTAATCATCCTATAGTAGATCCTATACCTACAGCATATGATCCAAACAATCCTTATGGTGATACATGTATTCCTCCAAGAGTATTTATGAATTGCAAAGGAGAAAAATGGGAACTAGTTCAGTATATAGGTACTACAAACTATAACATTTATAAATCAGTAAGACCATTAAGATTATCTCAAAGTAGAGAAATAGATTGTGAGTGTCCTAATCTTTATTATAATAGTCCGGATTCTGGATATATTAAAAACAATTACTTGTTTACTTCATTTGAAGATGGTAAAGTATATCTTAATTATCAAGGTACAATGGAAGATGAGCAAGGTCAGTTATTGGTTCCTGATCATGATTTTCTTAATGAGTATTATGAATATGCTTTTAAACAAAGAATACTTGAAAACTTATTTCTTAATGGGGAAGATGTTGCTCAAAGAATGCAATTAATTGAACAAAGATTAAAGGCAGCAAGAAACAATGCACTTACTGTAGTTAATACTCCAAACTTTAAAGAGATGGAAAAACTTTGGTGGACTAATAGAAGAGCTCAGTACTTTAAGTATTATGATATGTTTAAATCATATCAAGGTTATAATGGTTATTACGGTAATTTTGGACGCAATAGAGTAGTTTAATAATGGCAAAAGAAATGCAAAATAGTGCTCAGATAATAAACCGTAGTTTTACAAAAGGTCTTAACAAAGATGCAGATCCATCCTTTGTTCAAGAAGGTATGTGGACTCATGCCCGCAATGTTGTAAATAATACAGAAGAAGGTAACTTAGGTACATTATCAAATGAAGATGCAAATACATTATGTATTACAGCAGGAGCAACTATGCCGGCTAATGCATTAAAGAAATATATTATAGGAGCTATACAATTGTTTTCAGACAAATGGATAATCTATACAGCTGGTCATAATTCTAAAGGAATTTCTGTTAGTTCTGAGATAGGTTTATTTGAAGCTGATACTTGTACATATAGACCTATAGTTCAAGATGCTTGTTTAAATTTTGATAAGAGATATCTTATATCTGGATCAGCTAGAGAAAAAGAAGATTGTACTTGGCAAGTATATTGGGCTGATGGAAATAATCCAGATAGATTTTTAAATGTAGGTGATCCACAAACATGGCCAAAACCACCACTTGTATGGGCAGGTCAAGCTAATATAAATTATTATGTAGATGGCACAAGTCAAGTTCTTTGGCCTGGAGTTGCATGGAAAGAAAAAGAAAGAGTTGTTAATGAGTGTGTGTTTGTAAGTTATTTACCTAATCTAAATTGTGATAAAATTAGATTAGCAAGGTTAATGGAAACACCTTGTCTTAAAGTTACTCTTGGTAATCAAGGAGGTACATTAAGAAATGGAACATACTTTGCAACTATAGCATATAGTATAAAAGGACAAAGGGTAACAGATTACTTTTCACAAAGTAATAATCAACCTATTTGGTTCCCAAATGATTTGCAAGGATCACTTATTATAGATGTAGAAGCAGACAGTGTAAACTTTGATGAATTTATATTAGTAGTAGTACAGAATATAAACCAAGGAACTGTTGCTAAACAGATTGGTACTTATTCTACTAGAACTACTAGAATTGCATTAGATCAAATTAAAGAAGATCTTATATCAGTTCCCTTACAGTTTTTACCTTTACAGACTCCTGTATTTGAAAAATCAGATCAGATTGCAGATGTAAATAATTATTTGCTTAGAGTAGGTCCTACATCTAAGTTTGATTTTAACTATCAACCATTAGCTAATCTTATTCAAGCTAAGTGGGCTTCAGTAGAATATCCAGCTGAGTATTATGTTAAAGGTGGAAATAAAGGTAGTTACTTAAGAGATGAAGTATACTGTTTCTTTATCCGTTGGGTATATGATACAGGAGATAAATCTGCATCATATCATATTCCGGGTAGAGCTCCAAGAAATTATCCAAACCCTAACAGCCCTACATATGAATACTCAGATGATAATGGTATAAACTCATTAACAGCTGATGATAAAATATTTGAAGTATATAATACATCTACCGTTGATCCTATAATTGGTAATCCTGTTGTAGGTACAATAACAGATGATGGCGGACAAGTTATTGCTGTAGGGGATATGGCTTATTGGCAATCAACTGAAACATATCCAGATGATAGACCTGATATATATAATGCAAGTTATCATTGTTGGACAGGTGTATTTAATAATCCAAATCTATCTTGGGATTTATGCGGTACTGCAATAAGACATCATAAGTTTCCGGATAACATGACGGATACTTCACCTAATGCTGTAACTAATCACTTCAAACCAAATCCTCCATATACCCCTAATCCTTTAAAAATAAGATTAATGGGTCTATACTTTGAAAACATAACTTATCCAAAAGATAATGAAGGTAATGATATACCGGGAATAGTAGGTTATGAAATCTTAAGAGGGTCAAGAGAAGGCAACAGATCTATTATTGCAAAAGGTATGTTAAATAACTTTAGAACATATCAAATAAGAGGACAAGTTGTAAATAATGCAGCACCTACAGTTGGACTGTATGCAAACTATCCTTTTAACACAATCAATGGGTTTTATAATACAGGAACTGGTAATGATCACAATAGACCTTTTATGGATCCATTTATTAGAATCAATGATCCTAATATTACTAATCCAAAGTATAATGATAATGTAGAAGATCAAAGAGTACCTAGAGATATTGTATCTTTTCATTCACCAGATACAATGTTTAATACTCCTTTCTTATCTACAACTGAATTAAAGCTTTATGGATACTTAAGAGGTACAAGTAATCAGAAATTTATTGAACCAAATAAACATCCACAGTTTAAACTTATAAGTGACTTGTGTTTATACCCAATGTTTCTTACAGGTTTAATAGAAGCTATAATATCATTTAGAGGTAAGATAGATATTACTTCTGCTGAATATACTACTCCAGGTTTAGGAGGAGATGCTTCTTTTGCTGCTCAAGCTGTTGCCGCAAGTGTTGCAAATGCAGCATATACGACAAGCCCCTACTTTTTACCTCCTAACCCTATACCATCTCTAGGTTATAATAATGCTTTAACAAACTATTTTACATCTGGTGGTGCTTTATTTGATGCTTTGAGTATGGCATTTGCAGGAACTACTCCTAATTTAACTATACTTGATACAACACTTGAAGGTTATATGGCACCTGCTATTGCTGCAGGTGGAGTGGCTGCTTCAGGAAGTAGATACAATTATACACTTCCAGATTGGGCATATCTAGATCCTATCAGTAGAGCATTAGGGGCTACTAATCAATTATTGTTTTATTTTAGTGAAGGAGCAAGAGCAACACAGGCTCTCTTATTGGCTATCATTCCTTATGAACAATTTGCTTTACAAATGCTTGCTCATGGTCTTTATGATGACATGAGACCTAATAACTCAGCAAACGGTTTATATAGATTTAAAATTGATGACAGAACTTATCTAAGAGGTAACATACAACAACTACCGTCTTATTATCAATATGGAGCTGGTGGTGCAGGAACAGGTGCTCCACAAAGTTATAGTATAAATAATTTAAACAGATCTGACACAGTTGTAATAAGAACAATAGCTGGACCTAATTTTACACCACCTCCACTTACAAGAGCAGTTGGTCCAAATTATATCACAGAACCAACCGGAGTTCAGTATGTGGATCAATCTTTAACAACACTTGGACATATAGTACAAAACGGATTAGTTAATTCTAGCACCTTAAATAATTATACACCTACTGGTAATGAAGCTCCTAATTTTGATAATATTGATAATGAGTTTGGTGCCCCAATTGCTAGTCATTATGCAGGTATAAAAGTTAGAATAAGAAATCAATATGGGCAATTACAGTCTGTAAAACAAATTGTAATCACTCCTTGTGAACAAAAATTCAAATATGATGATTTAAGTGATGCAGTAGGAAGAACAACAAATTGCAACAAATGTAATGTTGATACTAAACTTAAAGTAATCAATACAACTCCTGTATTTTTTGGAGGAGATACTTTTGTAAACAGATACACTGAAAAGAATACAATGTTCTATTTCTATGATTGGTTGTATGGTCAACCTGATGGATTTGAATATAATTATCTGTTACATCAAATGATTCCTCAACCGAGATTTTGGGCTAACTCTAAACAATATGATGTATCAGAATTAGCACCTACAAACTGGTTTAGTTTACCTGCTCCGGGAACAGGTCCATTACCAAGTAGATTTTATAGATTAGATTATGACAAGTATGATTATGTTAATGAACCTAATCAAGTAAACTATCCGGGATTATTTAGACCAAAAGATTCTAGATTTTATCTAGCATGTTCTTCTGTAAGAGATTTCTTTGTAGAGTCAGATGTACTAGTAGATTTTAGAATAGCTGGTGACTATGAGTGGGAAAAAAATTATAACCCATACAACTATACAGATCTGTTCAGAATGTTTGATATGGATCCTCAAAATATAACTAGAGGTAACTGGTATAGATATGATTACTCATTAAGCATAAGCAAACTATATAATCAATACTTTTCATCAGGTGCACTACAAAACACATACTATGATCCTAAAGTAGCTAAGCTATGTTTTACATATCTTCCGGATAGAATCTATTACTCATTACAACAACAGGATGAATCATATAAGGACAGCTGGTTTATATTCCTACCTAATAACTATAGAGAGTTTAAGTCTCAGATATCAGGAGTGAAGTCTATAAACAAGTCAGGTATCTTTATTACATTTAAGAATGATAGTCCTCAGATGTTCCAAGGTGTTGATACACTTAACACAGATCTAGGTACTAAGATTACTATAGGTGACGGAGGTTTATTTAGTCAACCTGGTCAAGCTGTAACTAATGCAGATAAACCATATGAGTATGGTTCATCTCAAAATAGATTAGCTGTAATATCAACTCCTGCAGGATTATTTTTTGTATCTCAAAACCAAGGTAAGATATTTAATTATGGTGAAGGTTTAAAAGAGATATCACAGATTGGATTGAAATGGTGGTTTGCAATGTTTTTAAAATACAAACTAACACAGCATTTTCCTGAATATGCATGGCAAGATAATCCAGTAGCAGGTATTGGTATTCAAGCAGTATATGATAATGAAAACTCACTACTTTACTTCTGTAAAAAAGATTATGACTTAAGACCAGAATTAGACGGTAGAGTTGATTATGTACCGTTAGTAAAAGAATGTTACATTAATTCAGACGGAATAGCTGTTGAAAAAGGAACAGGTGATTACTTTACTTTAGACGGTAAAGGTATATACATGATTGGTGACCCAAGGTTATTTATACCTGCATCATGGACTGTAAGTTATGATCCTAAGAATGAGTTCTGGATATCATATCATGACTGGCATCCGGACTTAGTTATTCCTGCAAAAACTGTATTCTTTACTACTAAAGAAAATACAGTATGGAGACATAACTTTAACTGTCAAGAGTATTGTAATTACTATGGAGTCAACTATCCATTTGAAATAGAGTTTCCAATTATTACAGGACAGACAACAACAATTATAAAATCATTTGAATATATTCTTGAGAGTTATACTAAAGCAGATAATTGTGTAGATCAGTTCCATGTACTAGATCATAACTTTGATAATGCTGTGGTTTATAACTCAGAACAAGTTTCAGGATATCTTAACTTAAATATATTCCCTAAGAACAATGTAACATTAAGTTTAGACTATCCTAAGTTTAATCAGAACATTCCAATGATATTTACAAATCCTGTAAACAATCAAGCTCAATTACTTAATACTCCTGGATTTGATATATTGTTTTCAAAAGAAGAAAACAAATACAGATTTAATCAGTTCTGGGATATAACTAAAGATAGAGGAGAGTTTCCTATTGGTGCCGGTTATCCTCCATCAGGACCGCTTGTACCAGGAACAACACAATTGCTTGGTAACTATACCCAACAATTTATATGGGATACAAATCCAGATGGTTATACAAGAAATCTAAACTTTAATAATTTAGACTTTACAAAACCTCTATTGCAAAGAAAGAAGTTTAGGCACTATACAAATTTCCTAGCATTAAGAAAAGAAGTATCAGGAAATATAAACATGATTCTTAAACTTGTAGATAGTAAAAATCAATATTCACCAAGGTAATGGGCAATAGCAGAGTACTACAAAAAGCAACTAAGGAGCTTACTAAAGCCAAAGCTCCTGCAAAATCACGGGATATAATTTATGATCCTGCAGGACAGTGGAAGTTTCCTGGTTTAGAAACCAAAGTTCCGACTCCAGATGGATCAATAACTATGAATGGAGTACCTTTCCCTGTATATGGTGTAGACAATACAGGGTTTGCTCAAATAATGTATCCAGATAATGACTATCAGTTTCGTGGAGATGTGGTTCATGAATATCCACAGATGAAAAAAGGTGGTAGACCTAAAGGATTAATTCCTATGCCTAAACCTAGTAAGAAAGGTTTAGCATCTAAAGCATACTCTAGAAGTTTAGATGCTACTAACAAACTATTTACTGAGAATGCTTTATTTAAAAAACCAAAAGATAAAAGAAGAAAAGTCTTTGATCCTAATGCTAAGTATTATGCGGAAGGTGGATCTGCAGGATGCCCTAAAGGATTTTACTACAATGGAAAAAAATGTGTTAAACTTCCTAAAAATGTTTTTATTACGTCTGATCCAGATGAATATAAACAAAGAATACAAGCTTATAGAGATAGTTCTATAACACACCAAAATGTTAATAAATATAATAGAGCTCTTCAAAATGTAATAAAAGGAGCATTAGCTACAGGAAGTAGTAATGTTCATGATCCATATTATATAACAGGTTTAACAACTAGTTATGGATTTTCATCTGAAGATGCTGCTAAAAAACATACTCGTAAAACAGAAGCACAAGCTAACAAATTAAAAACTAGATTATTTGAAAATATCATTGATAACAGTGGTTACTATACTCCTCAAACTGGAAGAGAAATAGCACTTCATGACCATCATCCTCCAGTAAAAGGTAAAAGTGGATTTATTAATAGTATAGATAATGATTATCAATATTATAAATTTCCAGCTCCTAAACAACCAGTAGTATTTGCAAAAGAATATCCTAAAGAGGAAGTTAAAAAACAATTACCTAAAAAAACATTACCTAAAAAAACATTACCAAATAAAGAAGAACCTGTATATGAAGATATGCCGGAAGTTGGTAGATTACCAATTAAACAAGCTCTTATAGATCAACCTAAAGGAACAATAATAACTCAAACAAATACTACACCTGAAGAAGTTGTTGAAAAAACTGATGTTGAATATACACCAGAATATAGTGAAGAAGGTGGTCCAGATTCAGTAGGGTATCATTATAAGGATAAACAAAAAAGATATATAGATTGGAATGGTAGAGCTGTAGGATATAGACCTTTAAAGTTTAGGAAGCCTGGACATAGTGGAGAGTTAATTAAACTCGGAGGTAAAAAGTATTTTTATTTGCCTACCATAGAAAGTAGGACAGAAGACTGGTTTGTACCTGATAATGATAATGAAGAAGAATATCAAGATGGTGGAGAATATGGTATGCCTTTAGGTACGGGAGTATCTCAGAACTTTATCGGTAACAGAGATGAGTTTAAAGTAGGTGGTATACCTGAATTACCATTAAGAGATAACCAAGTTAACTATGATGCATATGTAAATAGGTTTGAACCTAAGACAAGGTTATATGAGGATGGTGGTTATATTGTAGAAGACATTTCTATACCTTCATTAAATCAATATGATAAAGGTGGTAGATTCAAAAGAAGAAAAAAGAAACAAGAAGAACAAGTACAACCTGAATATGTTGAGCCAGTAAAAGTTGATGATGAAATGTATGAGTCAGTAACTCCATACACTCAAGCACCTGAAGATTTCAAAAAAGGTGTAGGTAATATTAAAGAGGTTGAGAAAAAAGCACAAGCTCCGGACTGGTTAAACTTTTCTAGAGAGTATGAAAAGAAAAACTCTAAACAAGCATTTATTGATGAAAAGAAAAGAGAATACCTCAAAAGTACTAATCAAGGATTGATAAAACAAGCTGGATATAATATGGAGAACTTTCCTCCGGATGTAGAAAGAAGATTCAGAGAAGCATATGATTATAAAAAAAATAGCTTTATAGTTAAAAAGCTTGGTAAGAAAGAAAAGTTTTCTCCAAACAGAAGAGGAGAATGGGTTGATGAGTTAAGTGACAAAGAAAAAGAAATTGTAGCTAACTCTAAATATGAAAGTAAACTACAACCTGGCTTATGGGATAGAACTCTTGCTGGATTAACAACATTAGCAACAAATCAACATTTAACTCCTCTCTTAGCACCAATTGCAAATAAAGTTATGAATGAAGGTATGTTACCTGGATTAACTAAGAAAGAGCAAAGAGAAATCAAAGATTCTAAAATTACTAAGGTTCCTTTTACAGATATAGACTTACCATTTGGTATTCCAGTTGGCGGTTTAGACGCTTTAGCAGGATTTGATTTACCTGGTGTTATTGCAGCTAATGCATTAGAAGCATCAGGTAGCGGAGGTTATGGAGCAGGATATAGAGAAAGCCCTGGTGCATTATCAGCAGAACCTATGGCTAATGTGCAACCTAAACACATAGCTGCATTAAATTTAATTAATTATACAGCACCATATGATATAGCTGCTATAGCTCCATCTATAATAAGAGGACTTGGTAGTACAGCTAGAACAATCGGTAGTGTAGCAAAAACAACAGGTAAAGTTCTTACAGAAGCAACACCTTTAAGAAATGCATACAAATATAATCCAAGGGC